AGCATTGGTATTCATGCTCAACCACATATTAGGATTGTGTTCTCTAAAATATGTAAAGATTTCTAAAGTATCTCGAGCAACAATAGGATCTCCTAGATTGCCGCACATATACATAGTATTTAACTGTGCAATAAACTCGGGTGTAAATATACGTTTGACATCACCAATTGTAAGTTCATCTAAATTAATGTGAGGATTTAATGCGCCACCGTTTTGATTACGATCGCACATAGGACAACTTGCTTGACAATTCTGTGTGACTTCTAAGTGTATTGTTCTTATATCTTTATATTCATACATCGTGTATTAACGTTACGTCCTTCCCAGGTCCTGTTTTACTAGGTAAATCGCCATATTGTTCGACATACCAAGTTATAACTGCTCGATACCAACGTTGACTATCGTGATGTGCTACTTTATTAAATTGAGTTATATTGTTATTTGTTGCTTGCATTGTACTTAGTGCTCTTGCACACTCTGTTTGCAGTTCTCGTAAACTTAACTTATCTAAATCCAATTTTCATAAACCTTTTATATTTAGGCAATTCTAATTCGCCTTCGTAGAGTGTTTTTGTCATAGGAGATTTATTACTAAATTCTTGGAGATTACTTGAACAATTAACGTGTTCTAAGATTTCAAAATAATTATTTCCTTGTAACACAACTAGTTTTCCTAGAGGTATTTTATTATACCATTCTGCATAATTTTCTATATGTTCACAACTAGTATTAATGATAGTATTTGGCGTATCAGTTATAGGATAACTCATTCTATTATTAGTGTTACTCCAATATTGCCATGTATGCTCTTTGTAATCAATATCGTGAATATTATTTATTAAGGCTTTATAACACCATTGATCTGTGAACCACGGCTTGTTAAATGTTTCTGCTATATCAACAGTTGTAGTATCTATGTCAAAACTACGAATTTTTTCAACTTTTATACCGCTTTCAAATAGCATCACTGCTAGTGTTCCATACCAACCTGCACATAAAAATACTGTGCCTAAATCTACGTCACACTTTTTTAGTTGTTCAACTAACCATAATTTACTTTGAAGTTGTCCTCTACTAAAACAATCGGGGTCAATTTTTATATTGTTAACAAAAAAGTTTTTAAATGCAGCAACAAACTGTGTATCAACATATCTTTCAAGAATAGGCCATAGTTTCCATACATTGTCTTCGATAACTAATTTACGTAAATCTTCGTCATCAACAAGTCTAAAGATACTGTGTAGATTTTTTTCTAACACTGCTTTTCGTAAATCGTCGATATCACCAGATACTGTATTAGGCAATAATCTAAAAATACTGGTTAAATCACGATCGATATAAGATCTACGTAAGTCAGATAGTTTTGTATTATATGGATACAGTAATTCAAATCTATCTAGTAATTCATATATTTCTAGCATCAAACTGTTCCTTTAACCAATCAAAATCGTTGATATTTTTTAACATTTCGAGATTGCCTTTATTTCTTGCACCAAATACTGCACCCAACTTAGCACCATCAATTGCATATTTGCCAAATGGACGATCTGCACCTTTTGTACACCACGTCTGTAATCTAGTCTGTGTTTCGTCGTCCTTTTGACGATCAATAACTCTACTACTTAGTTTAACACATTCTCTAAATGCACTTTTCCAAGTATTAAATGAATCTGTATTAAAACCGGTAACATTTGATATTTCCTGTACTGCTTTAAACTTACTGCTAATACTGGTTGTCATGTCGGGCTTGCTTGTATCCATATTTAAAGTCAATTCTGTTGGAAACAGTTTTACACCACCGTATCCGTATACTAGGTCATTGATAGGGTTAACCGACCTCCATACATGCACTGTGTCGCGGTCCCATCTTGCAACTTGATAGTCGAATTTAAAATTCGAGTCAATCAAAGCATCTCCGTCCACAATCCAAAACATATCAGTATCGCATAGTTTTGCTGCCTCGATATGTGCTTGATGAATTCCTTTTACACCGTGAACTCGTTTTGCATGTGGAAATCTATTCGCTAGATACCGGTAGTATTCATCAGCACTAGGTTCTTGATAACTGATAAACACAATATCATAAGGCTTAGGTGTTGATATAATAATGTTGATTTCTTTTTTATTTGCAATAAACTTATAATCAAACTCTCGTTTGCTAAATTTTGCATATTTACTGCACAGTAAAATACCGTCATGATATTTTCCGTTTAAAAATGTATGATTTATCTTGCGTTCGAATTCTTGATCGTGTGTAAAATACGTATCGTACTTGAATCTTTCTGTTGGATTTACATAGTCTGGTACGATCCAAAACATTTCAGTATGCGAAGTATTTAATGCTGTTAGATAATCATCATAATTTTTAACATTAAAAATATCGTACTTTATAGGACCACTTCCTACAATATCCCATTCTTTTCTATTAACTACATGTCTATAGTCAACTTCTTTTTGCGTAAGTGGGGCATATTTGCTGCACAAAAATAACCCATTATAGTATTTTACATCATCAACTAAATGTACAAACGCATGATTTTGTTTGCGATCGATTTGTTCGTGATGCGATATATAAAAATTGTGGATTAAGTTGTTGTCTACTAGTATGTTAGGAGAACTGACCCAAAACAGTTCTGTAGTGGATTTTTCTAATGCAGTTAAGTAATCACTGTATGTTTCAACTTCATAATAGTCAAAGTTTTTAGGACTAGACGCTTGTAAATCTATTTCTTTTTTCTTGATAAAAAATCTATGTTTAATTTCGTTGTTGGTAATACTAACATTCTTTGAGACTAGAATTATTCCATCACGATGTTCGGCATTTTTAAATACATGGACATAATTTTCGCTCCACTGATCTGGAATGTAGTCAAAATTAAATTGTTCCGAAATAACTAAGTCATCCCACACTATCCAAAAAAATTTTGTTAATGCTAATTCTTTAGCATCTGCAAAACTTGTTACACGCTTGGCTATAGGAAATCTAGATTTTAGTTTTTTCCAATTCGAAAGATTATCAGAAGACTGTACATAGAATATATCAAACATATTGTATATAGTAACATAAAAAACTATTGATGTCAAATATCAAATAAATAAAGTGTCTAGGAGAGAAACATGGAACTTTACGATGGTGCGTCATATAGAATTAATATTGAAGGTATGGACAGTACTCTTATAGTAGATAGCTTTAGAGGTATTATCAAAGCCAACATAGTCGATGTTGACGATTACATCATAGTTGACTACGAAAACAAAACTTTCCACGGAAATTTTGTTGGAAATGTAATCGACGACTTAGGAAATGTAGTTCTTAATATTTCAGAAAAAACATTCTACGGTAATGTTACCGGTAATGTTCTTGACGACTCAGGAAATATAGTCATCGACAACTCACAACAAATATTCTACGGTAATGTTCTTGGAAATATTGTTGATGATATTGGAAATTTGGTTGTCGACAAGAATGAAAAATTATTCCATGGTAATGTTGTTGGAAACGTAGTTGACGAATTTGGAAATATAATTGTTGATAAAAATCAAAGAATATTTTTTGGAAATGTTGCTGACGAAAACGGAACCATGGTACTTGATTCGGAAAACAAAATATTCATTGGTAATTTTTTAGGCAATATTGTTGATCACGCAGGCGATACTGTTTATGATTCAAATAGCAACAGTTTACGGTTAGATGATCTCGAAGTAAATAACCTCATCTACGGAAATGTCAAAGGCAATGTTTATAATGCAAATGGGAATCTTATGTACGATTCTTTTACTAACTCTGCAGAGTTAAACGAACTAGTTGTTAAAAAAATCAATGCTGAAGATATTGTAGTAACTGATTCTATCGTCGGCGAGTTTGTAGGAACGTTTGCAGGAAATGTTTATAACAATCTCGGTGAAGTTATTTTAGATACTGATATACAGATTATTAAAGCAAACTTGTTATCCGAAACCAACGGAATTAGTTACGATTATCAAACTAATACGTTTTATGGAAATTTTTTCGGAAACGTTGTATCGGATATTCAAAGATTTAATAACTTTCAAGTAGGTGATAAAGATGTTGGAAGTAGCGGTACTGCATTATTTGTTTCAGACAAAGACATCAACGACGATTACGGCCCGTTGACTATTTGTGTGTCAAAAGACAGTAATCTCCCAGGAACTCTTGCTCTTATTAAAACTAGAGGATCTATTTCTAACCCAGAGCCTGTACAACCCGGAGACGGAATACAAAGTATTATATTTGGTGCTCAAAGTGGCACTAATTATAGTATTTCGTGTGTACCAGTTGCTTTAATCGAAACGTCTGTTTCTAGCAATGCAATTGTTTCGTCAGGAAAGGTACCGGGTCATTTTTCAATAAAAGTTTCTAACAATGCAGGCGAATTAACCGAAGCATTGTCTATAAATTCAGATGGGCATTTAAAAAGTGTAATTAAAGATGTTACTGTTGTAGGAGAAACTTCTAAATCTCCTGCTAATACATCAAACCCAGACAGTTGGTTGGAAGTAAATGTCAACGGAATAACAAAATTTATTCCGCTGTATTCATAACTTTGTTATTTTTGCTACACTAAAACCACTTCTGTTTTTATAGAACAATTTTTCTTTAAAGTCTATATCTGTGTCCCAAGGTATAGATATATCAAATCTATATGTTGTTTTATTTTGTATTAACTTGTCGTTAAAATTACAAAACTCGTTTAAATTATAATTAAACTCACCACTTATAGCATGTTTTCGTGAAATGTCTGTTGTGTATGATTTATTAAAATTGAGTAGGTCGTTTAACAAATTGTTGTCAACTGTAGAAAAGTATTTTTTAGCCCACTGTTCAATTTTAGTTTGAACCGTGTTTCTATTTTTATGCCATTCAATTTGAGTGTAATTAACTGTAACATTGTCATTAACAAAAACGTCTGTAATTTTTTTATTCCAAAAGAATTCTTCTAAATCGGTTTTTTGTTTATTATACAGTGATAGAAAAAAATCTTCTTTTAAAATACAATTATTAAAAAAGTTTTCATAAAAGTCAATATAATCAATACCAAGATGTTTGTTTGCAAATTTAGCCAATACTTGCGTCCAGTTATAATTATGAAAGTTCATTATTAACCAATACCACAACCAAGAATCAATGTAATCCGATTTGTTCATGTATTTTGTTGCAATTACGTAGTTGTGAATTTCTGGAATGTTAGTCAACTGACCATTAAACACTGTGTAATATGTTTCCACTGCCATTTCGTGATCAAGTACTTCAGTGGCCATCTCACTGTTTTTAAGTATTTCTAAGGGAAACACATCTAAGAAATAATGACATCCTGCTTGTATGGCTTCGCAAAGACCTTCTCTCCAACTTTGTTTAGTTTCGTATGGCATACCCAAAATAAACTCTGTATAATATGTCACACCTTGTTTGTCACATTCTTTGTACATCTGTGATAACTGAGATATTTCCATATTTTTACGTTTAATGTTTGTTAACGTATCGTCATTCATACTTTGAACACTTAATGTAAGACCTCTATTAAGTCCTACACTGTGCAGTATTTTAACTAATTCAATAGTTTTTTCAGCACTGTTTTTATACCAAGTAGCAGTAACTCCGTGAGGATAGCCTGTTTCTGTTTTTAACTTGGCTAGATATTCTACAATAAGTTTGTCACGTTCATAAAAAACACCAAAGTTAGCATCAGCAATATAAATGTATTCTATTTTATTTTTTGCAACCCAATCTAACTCAGCAAATACTTTTTCTAAATTAAATTTTTTAATTTTACTTTGAGTTAGACTACCCCAGTCACAGAATGTACAAGCAAAAGGACAGCCTCTATTTGTTTCTATGGTTGTTGAAAATTTTACATTTTTATTTTCTTGGACTAACTTGTTTAAAATGTTGCTGTTTATATAAGGACTTGGCATTTCTTCAACATCAACACGTTGATGCAATTGATATGTTTCTTTAACTATTCCAGTAGTAATGTAGTCAGTTAATAACGAATACAAAGACTTTTCGCCTTCGTTAATTATAATACTATCTATAAACTTTTTTTGTAAAAGTTTGTGTCCTGCTTTTTCGCCAACCTGCGGGCCGCCAAACACAATTAAACAGTTTGGCCATTTATCTTTTATTTTTTTTGCCAATTGAAAATTGTATTGTTCGTTCCAAATATAGTTACTAAAGAGACAAATTTCTGGATCATGTATTTTAGTGATAACCAAATCAACAGGTTCACGTTTAAAAAAACAATCCTTTACATCAAAGTTTTGTTTTACTATATCAAACTGTTCTGCATATGACCAGACCGCAGCAATACTATATGGTAAACTTTGACTAGAAAAGTTTCCGTAACCCATTTGATAATTTACTTGAAACAAATACACACTTTTCATTAAAAATAGTCCTCTAGTGTTCCTTTACGTTTTGTATCTAATGTAACACAATGAAAGCCACCGCTTAATGTTCTTGCTTGTCTCATTGGCAAACCAATACTTTCAATTCCCCATGTTTTGTCTAATTCTTTCATCAGTTCTTGTTGATTTTCATCTACAATAATGAGTTCAGGATTTACACTTAACAAGTTTAGTCCAATATAAGGTGAGCACGGTGAGATACCGTTTGATAAATTTGTAGGTATTTTACCAATTTTTTCGCCAGGCCAAAAAATCTTATCCCAACTTTTAAAAATAGGCGGGTACCAGTCTTCATTTAATCTGTCACCGTTGAACAAAACCAATCCAGGACGAAGAGGAATTACTGTGCTGTCAAAATGCGAAAAACTATAATACTTTTCTGCAATATGAAATCTGTATCCTTTTGGTTCGAGAATAGTTTTTAGCCATTCAAACCCAAGTTGATTTCCACTGTTGCTTACTTGGCAAAGTAAATCTCTTCCTAATCTAACGATATTTGGTGCATCAAATACAATTTCGTGATTTAGTAAGGTTGCTTCTTTTATATCATCTAGTTGATAACTTTCATCTAATAGTATCGGCTTTGGAGCACAGATCCATTGCGAACCTTCCTTCATCCATTTATATAAATGATTGTAATATGCACGAGTTTCAAAGTATCGAGACCGCATAGGACTAGGACACTCGATAATCATGTTGTCCAAAGGTAACAACAAGTCTCTGGGACAATAAGTATGCCACCCTGTAGTTTCCCAATCGGGCGTACTAAATTTTTGTCTATGATCAATTACATCAGGTCTTAATACATTAACACCTAAACTTTTTAAAGTATCTGACAATCCATCTAAGTCTTCATTTGCTTCGTCAATGACTTGTTGATTGTGTAAAATTCCGTTAAGATGTTTAATTTCGTCATATGTGTTTGCTGCATAAGAAAAACTATGAGTACTTTTATCAAGAGTTGGAAGCATTGCATGATCGGCTATACCAACTACAATCTCTTCTAAAGGATCCCAATCATTGTTTGTTTGAATTGGCATATAATATCTCTTTCATTTGTAAATTGTTTAAAATTAGCAAGTCTTGAAGACTTAGTCTATTGGTATTAGTGCCTCTGTTATATTGATTGTATTTTTTAAAGTTGTCTACGCCAAATAAAACTGTATTACTTGGCGTAATATTTAAAACACTACAACACTCGAGTTGTTTACTTTTATATTTATTGTATACAAAATCTGGTGAAAAGTTTTGTAAAAGATTTAATCCTAAGTGAGAACCAAGTCTGTTATTGTAATTCATCTTATCATATACAAACATAAGGTCGTCGTCATCTGTTTTTGTAAATCTTATTCCAATTCTTGCATTTGCAACAGGAAATGTTTTACTTAAACTAAAAACAACATCAGTAATACAATTAAAAGATAAATCAAAATTTATATTATTACAAATTCCAAAATATATACAATCAATTAACACTGGAATCTGTAATCGATCGCATATCTCTAAAACACTGTCCATCTCAACATGCTTGTTTCCGGTGTCACTAAACGGTAAACTAATTACTACTGCATCATTAAATTCTAAAGGTGAATCCTCTATAAATGTCCAGTCGTTCCAATTATTTCTCCAGGCTAGTTTGTGATAAACATATTCGCCCTTAAAACATCTAAAACGTCTATTTTTATTTTTAATATAAAACATATCAAACGCTTGAGACGCACCGTTGCTATAAATTGCATATGTGAAGTTATTTAAACCTATAAAATTATTGTCGGCAGAACTTAAAATCCAATTTTTGTAAGCATTACAAAAATTTTTAGTAACACTATTATCCCATAATGCTTCTGAAAAATCAATGTGTTTTATAAAGTCTACTATTTCAGGATCTTGTATAGCATAAGAATTTTTAAAAATATTGTGCATTTATACATTTCCTTTTACATAAGGTTGTAATTCTTTTGTAGCATTTTGTTTAAGCATACCGTATTTACTACATTGATTTGCACAACGCTCTATTCTATTTTCGCTAATCCAGTTTTGTTGTATAGCGTGAAACACTTTACTGTTTGCAATTTCGTCCAATGAAAAATGATGCAAACTAATAGTGTTTAGACCGCCGTTTAGGTCAATCAACTCAAATAATTTTTTTCTATCTTTGTGCTTTTCGGTTTCAAACCCATAAAATCTATCAGCAAGCCATCCGCAAGGCAAAACGTACCCTTCGGCTGAAATATAAATTAAATTACTGTGTTGTGCAGTACAAAATATTTTAGATTTTTGCAAATAGTTTTCATAAGATCCGAACTCTTTTATAATTTTTTCGTAGTTATTATAGCCATTGTTTAGATATTTCTTTTCATCAGGCATTTCTAAATATCTATTAAGATTATTATTTTTGTCAAACACTGGAGTTTTATCAACTAGATTATGTTGTTTATCGATAAATCTAGTTGTCAACTTACAAGAAAACCCATCAAATCCGAGTTTGTTGCTTAATTGTCTTGCAGCATCTACTTGATGTTCGTTGTGTTTAAAAACAATGTAACTCCATATTGCTGATCCGCCAGCAGATATAAATGCTTTTGCATTATTGATTATTTTTTTAAAGTTTGTGTTAACTCTATACAAATGGTTTGTGTCATCTAAACCATCTATTCCGAAAATAACTCTATCATCTTTTTTTAAAACGTTAGCAAGATCTTTCCACCATTTTGTTGTACGTAAACTACCGTTTGTATTAATAGTAAGTTGTGCAGAAGTTTTTGAATTTAAATATTTGACTAACTCTATCAAATCTTGATAGATACAGGGATCACCATAAGTTCCGCAAATACGAATTTCTATCAAGTCTTTTAAAATTGAATCTGGTATTTTTGTTTTAATTAATTCCAAGTCAATGTCGACCATGGGCAATGTTGGCCATGTTTTTCCACCGTAAAAATTACGTACACACTGAGGACAAGATGCGTTGCATCTTGTTGTAAGTTCAAGTTCGAGTTGAGTAATTTTTTGATAAAACATTAGGGTTTTCTTATTAGGTGCTCAAGACCTTTACGATTAAAGAAAAACTCAATTTCTTCTTTACTAGCATTGTACTTTGTTTCTAAATACTTTAAAAATTCATCTTGCTTTTTAAAATAATAATACAATAACTTTGTATTAAAGTCAACGTCTTGTTTGACTTTTTGATAATCGCTGTTGTTTAAAAAATATTTTACATTTTGTACTATTGCTTCAAGACGCTGTTCTTCATCTTCGATTAAACCGTACTCTTTGATTAAGAAATTCTCGTCAAATGTCTTAAATCCTAGATTTTTCAATTCTTTGTATTGTTCTACATAGCCCGATAAAATTACTGGCTTCTTCATTAATAATTCTCTATAAGTTTTATCAGTAAGATAATACCGGTCGTTACTCCATTCCCAGTATATCGGCCCTTCACTTATTACTGTTAACTTTACATCGTTATAGTGATGCAAATCTATAAATGACGGATTGTGTATGTAGGGTTCTTTTACAATATCGTGCCAGTTGTCGCCTTCGTAAACTCCTAAAAAACTTTTACAAGAGTTGTATTCGTTATCGCTATCTAAAGATCTATTACAGTTTTTTAAAAACTCGTTATATTCTTTATCTGTATATTTTGACAAATAGTTTCGGCACCATTTGTTATCTATTTCGTTCCAAGGAGGAAAAAATGACCAAGTGCTATTTTTTAACATATTTTCGTCGTAAAATTTACTCATTAGTCCAATACGATTTGGACGAGCAGAACGACCTGTTAAAAATAAAAACTTGTCAGCATCGTTATTATAATCTTTGATTTGATTATCATAATCTTTGTATGCATTTTTTACAACACTCATATTCCAGTCATAAAAGTAGTGTGTGTGTTTTAAACCATACTCATATGTTTTTCCAGCACCAGATATAAAAATTATCTCTTGTATACCTAATTTTTTACAAGCATTGTCGAGTTTGTCAATCAGTGGGATCCAATATTTAGGATCCCACGCCACAAATCCGTCCATCAGTGCAAGAAAAATAATTACGTTGCATTTTTCTCGCACTGCTTGATCAATTTCGATCATTATCAAATCGTAATGATCTTGATCAACAAATAACCATTCGATGTTGATTAACTTTGTTTTTATATCAGACATTTTAAAATTATGGAAATTTTAAATCTAACTCTAGGATATTCATCAACTCTAGCATTTCATCTTGATGATAGTTGTAAAAATGCTGTTGATGATATGGATGCCACGATTGTTTTATTAAACTATCAGGATAATATTGCAATCTAAATGCAAGTCTGTTCGGATTTCCAGGATGCTTTCTTCTATGTAATGTTATCGAATTATCAAATAAACAAATCTCATTGTCTTGTAAGTACATGTGATCGTAAATATATTTTTCAGTTAACAATTCTCGGTCAATTTCTGCAAAAACTTTATCGCTATCATATTTACTCATACCTTTAATTCCAACAACAGAATTAAGTGTATAATGCAGTCCTTTGATTCCGCCCGGACTTGTAATTACCAAGGGTACTTCAGCCCCGTCAACTGGTGCAAATTCTTTTCTTATGTTTTCTCCAAAACTTGGATCATCTTTTTCGAGTTCATTAATCCCTCCAGGAATGTATGCGTGAACTAAAATCATTTCGTTAAGTTCGCTTCTAAAACTTTCAGAGATTGACTGATAATAATCAGCAGTTTGTAGAAATCCTGTAGAACTACCTACCATATACTCTCCGCCCATCAATGCAACTCCGGGAGTAAAGTTAATTACAGACGATTCGTTACTGTGCCAATATAACTCGCCAGATGAAAAGTTGCCCATTGGGTTACCGTATTCATCTCTTTTGCCACAAACTCGTGTTAATGTATTACCATGTTCAGTATGTTCAATATAAAACTGTTTCATTTTAATATAACGTTCGTCTTCTGATGATACATTAAATTTTTTGTAATGTTCTTGAATTCTACCATCAAAATCTTGACCGTATTTTTTTTGAAAGTGCTTGCGAGACATTGTTGCACCGATAAAAGGACCCCATTGCCGAATTCTGTTATAGTACTGATCTTTAGTAATTTTAACGTTTCTTAGAATAGTTACTAAATCAGTTAAATGAAATTTTCCAATTTCTGCCCATTCTTCATCTGTGATATTATCAAAGTCTAAGTCGTCAATATAATGTCCATATGAACCTAAACCGGGAATTTTTGATACTTTCATTTTATCTCCTGTGGTATTATTTCTAATATTTACTGCAAACAAAAACATAGTTACTCAATTGTGATACTACTAAATATTACAATGAGTCAACCATACCTGAGATTTTTAGATATTTACTGCGGTGCTTATTGTAACTTAGCCTGCAATCATTGTGATGCAAGAAGCCATGTGTTGCAAACAAAAAACTATGATCCAACATTGGATGACATATTAACAGGCATTAAATTAGTCAAAGAAAAATTTGATATAATCTATTATGGTACTTCAGGTGGTGAACCGTTACTGTATTTAGATCGAATTACAGAAATATTTAAATTTATAAAAAGCATAGATCCAGATGCTGTACTTTTACTACCAACCAATGGAACACTTATTGATAAAAAACTCAATGAACTAGTTGCGTTAATAAAACAGTTTGATGTTAGTGTTTTTGTATGTGACCATTTTTCAGGATTTGAAGATAAAACACTTTCAAATAAAGTTAAACAAAATTTTAAACTTTTAGCAGATGCTGTGAATTTGCCCAGTGGAAATGTGTCCGATTTTTATAAAAATCTATTCGATATAGAAAATAAAAAAAACGATATCTTGTATCAAGAGTGGTTAGACAAAAGACAAAACTTTTATGATTACATTGAAGATACTGAACAGGTATTTTATAATAAAACGTTTGTTCATTACAGAGAGCAAAGCACATTTAAACAAAATTATCAATTAATTGATAATATTCCTAAACCCTTTAAAACAAACAATCCTGCCGAATCTTATCAAAACGGCTGCACCAGTGATATGTGTAGTTTTTTGATTGATAAAAAATTATACAAGTGTTCTTCTTTGGGTACATTAAATAGATTTTTAAATCATCATAATTTATTAAACGACCCAGATTGGCAAAAATATTTAAATTATAAACCTATAAATTTAGAAAATTATAACAACGACGAAATTGATTTTTTTGATGAAACAAAATACTGCGAAATAGGAGAATGCGACATGTGTTCTGACAAAGACACTAGTTTTTTAAAAACACCAGAATATGTTTTAAAAAAATATACAAATTAATCTCTTGATCCACGAATTTCGTTAATCATATTTTTGTAATACTTTTTGGTTTCTTCTTCGTAAATGTCAGTATTATTATTTTTAATATAATTTAACAAAATGTTGTTCTCAGTAAAATCTTCATTTCTTATTTTATTAAGTTTATAATGAGAATATAAAAAATGTTTAAATAAATCTTTGCCACTGTCGTACATATAAGATATCAACGGTTCTTCCTTGATATACTCTTTGTAGATATCTTTTAAGTTAGTTGGCATGTGTCTTATACTTAAATATTCTGGATACTGTATTACATCGTAACCCCAATTAAACTTTGGATAATTTAAACTAAAATAGTTTTTAATATCTTCGACATAGATAGCATTGTAAATTCCAACTGTAGTCAAAACATTTACTGAAATTTTATCTGACAATAATCTATAATAAAAATCTAAATTATTTTTTATTTCATCAAAATTACTGTTTTTTCTAATAAAGTCGTTTAATTTTCCTATTGCATCTATGCTAATAGTAATTGTTACTTTTTTAAACTCTTTTAATATACTAAGAATTTCTTCAGTGGGCTGTATTGTTCCATTAGTAAAAAAATCAATATAAATTTGGCTTGTATCTGCATCTTCTTTTAATTTTTTTAAGAAAGGAATAAAATGAGGACTATAAAGTGGTTCCCCGCCTGTAAGATTAATTTCTTTAATGTTTTTTAAATTTACTTCTTTATAAAATGTATTTTGAAAATATTTGCTAGAAGAAAATGCCTCTCCGTATAACTCTTTTTCTTCTACGTGCCATAAATGACTGTTTGAACTTGCACACATTCTACATTTTAAATTGCATAGATTATCAAACATAATATGCAAATCTTGTAAATCTATTGTTGTTACAATTCCGTATTTGTCTAACGCTCTAGTACGCATACTATCTAAATTGTTGTTTTCTTGATCATAGCATTGTTCGCAACCTTTGATAGTTTTACCAGCAAGCATATCTGCCCGAAGTTGATCCATTTCGTTGTCAAAATACAATTTTTCAAATACGGATGTTTTATTGAACCTTCCGCCGTCCATAAATCCACAACAAGGAAGTATAGTATTTCCATTTTGCCAACTCGAGTGTACCCATGGCAACGGACAATATGTTTTACTCATATTCAGTGACCTGCAACACTACTCTTGGCATATGTCCTATATTGGCGGCGCCATGAATATCTTGACTGTTAATGTATTCATATACGTCGCCAGCAGAATACTTTGTTAATACTAAATTTCCGTATACAAACAAATGCCCGGGTTGATAGTCTTGTAATGGCACCCAATATCGTTTACAAGTTTCATAATGTGTAAATGGGTCTGTGTGCATCGGCATAAATTGACCAGGCATTAACTTTGTGATCCACCATTCAGTTTTTCCAGTACACCAAGGCGGACTTATTTTAATATTTAAATCGTGTTCTTCGTATACCCACCAGTGCGTTGCTGTTAAATCGTATCCTGCATCTCGAGCCTTGCAATATTCAGCACTTTCAACGGCAGTTTCCGGAGGCCAATCTCTGGGTCTTGCTTGTCCTACTGTGTTTAGGACAAGTTCTCTCCACGTAGGATTGATCCAGTTTGCAAAATTACCTCGATAAATCAATAGTGCTCCAAATGATCAATACCCAATTGTTCGCGAAATGAATTGCTAAACTTACAGTCAATTCTCATTCCATACTCAATTTCTTTGCTTTCTTCTCCGCCGTGCCAGTCTTGATCATTCCAAAATGCAGCATTAGCGTTTATATAATATTTGTTTTCTGTATCCGGATCCCAAATATAGAATCCACGCTTTGTTCTATAACGAATGTGAATAAATTCATTGTTGTGTGGAGTATATTGATGATCGCCTAACACACCGTTACGTGCGTCCAAGTCTCTATGCTCAAATGCTCTGCCGTTGTGATCGCAATGAAAAAATATTACTCTTCCGATTCTGTCGATGATTCCTGTGTGCTGTAATTCTTCCACCCATTTAACAACACCCGGAAAGTACTTCGACTCTACAGTTTTTTGGCGTTCAGCATTGCGTTCATTCCAATCACCCTGATCCCATAAAAAATAATAAGTGTAAGGGTCATTTGCACCCATTGTGGTTTTTAAGTAACGTGTAAAAATGTTGCGATTTCTAAAATCTTTTAAATCTGTAAAATACATAGGATCGCCTGTGACACGTATAGGATGTGTTTCTGGTAGTGCTAGATATTCTTCAACTGCACTATAAATTGGTTTCCAGTTGACAATATAACTTGCATCTTTCCAATCAAACCCAGGAGTCATCCATGTGCCTTCTTTTGCATAGTCTCTTGCTAGTGCAAAACCCTTGGCAATTTCTGGATGCAGATTTTTAAATCCTTCTATATCCAAGTAAGGATCCAAGTCGATATACGGTTTTGTGCCAATTCCTCTAATCATAAACATACTTATCGCTAATTATTGTTATGAATACACAGTTTGAGTACTATTATAATAATGTACCAGGAAAAGGATTGTGCAGAAACAATCTTATATACACTAGCCTAATTTCAAAAGATCGCAAAACTTTTTGTCAATGGTATTACAACGACGAGAATTATCACAGCGGACACAATGAAGTTGTTGATCCACGGTTAATGGAAGAAAAGTGGCACAGAGAAATTAAATTTTTAACTATTATGGCCAGACATTATCCCCAGCATGTTCCAACAATCGACACTGTAGATCACATAAACAAAAAAATATACTTTGATATAGATGGGACGGATTTTTGGGAACAAGCACAGTGTTCTCAAAATAATTATGATAAAGTTTTACCCAACTGGCAAGAACAAATGTTGGAAATTATTCAAGCACATGCCAGTCTCGGAATTTACAAATACAGTATGCACCCAAGCAGTTACTTTGTTGTAGACGGAAAACTAAAAAGCATTAATTATTTTTTTGCGTATGACAAAAATGACAAAACAATTAGTTTGACAGATGTAATGAGTCATATTAGTATTAATAGAAGAAATGACCTGTTACCAAAAATGACTAGGTTAGGTATTGATGTAGACAAACCTACTTCTTTTTTTGATATACAAATGTTAGCATTTGAAAGTTTTAAAACAGACTTTCCTGCCGATGCAATGGATGAAGCATGTTCCATATACAAACATACAACAACGATTTAGATTTAACTGATTATTATAGTCTTGCTCGCGAAAGAGGATTTTATAATAACGACAGTAAAGAAAAACTAGTTGACACTTGGTTACATATGGACCGTTGGCAAGTATGGATCCTTTACTACAACGATCAAGTTGTAGGCTCAATTGCTGCACACAGTTTAGAAGAACTAGGAGTACTAGGTGATGCATATCGTATTGCTGCTAGAACTTGTACCTTTGACGATTTAACTGGGCAACGTAAAACTTTAAGAACAGCAAATACTATTATTGCACGGCATCAAAATTTAACAGCACAGTTGCTATTACCATTGTGCGTCGAGTGGGCAGGCAAAGACAAAGACCTATACATAAGTTCAAACGAAAACGATACAGGAACACAAAAGTACGTTCATAGACTGTATTGCCCAGGGCTTAAAAAAGCGGGCGTATTAGAAGAACCCGTTGACTTAGAATACAGAGGTGCTATTCAAAGTTTTTGGCGTATGAATGTTGATGAATTTTATCGTCAGATGGACGAACATTGGTGGCCCGAAGCAAGAACAGCACTAGACGACTATAGATCTAAAACTTCTCTATAAAGTTTGTCAAGTTCTGTATGATCTGGATTTGCTCGTTTTAATTGGTCATAAACAAATGGCGTTAATTTCCAAACAAATTCCATCTGTCTAATTTTAGGATTATGCAACCAAAAATCAACGGCAGAAACTATTTCCGTATACTTAATAAAGTTGTCGCTTGTAAAAGTTAACGGATCGTTTAGATTAACATTTGTTGATTCAACAAAACTTAAATCAAGATGTAAAATATTAGCAACTCCGTCTGGTGCTAAACTTAACATCTTGCAACGCTCTGCTAATGCTTGCTTGTCATGTACATAATCTGTTAAAATAAGTTCAGGATAGAATCTACTTACAGATCCGCAAACAACTATTCTATGAACATGCTTGTACAAGCCGTTTAGCAGTTCTAATTGTTTCCCGTCTCTATATGCATTGTTAATGAAAATATCACAGTCTTTTGCGTTTTCAATTATGCTGTCAACCGACGTTTCTAAGTCGTAGCCGTTGCTGCGACTCATGCCAATTACTTCGGCATTTTTTCTACTAAAATAATTGTATAATTCTTTTCCAATGCCTGCGGTGTGTCCAGTAATTGCTACTTTCATAATGCACTGTAACCTATTGTGGTAATTCTAGGATTTGCTAACCAAATCTTTATACTATCGTAAACAAGTTTGTAATCATTGTAGGATGTACCTGTGAGTCTTAGATATAGCATAGGGTGTTTAGGTTCTGCAGAAATCTTATTAAAATACAATTCTAATGTGTTTTTGTGCTGACTATAAACTAAATCGTCTGGGTCGGGGTATATAGATGCAATACTGCCCATAACTACAATGTTTGCATGAGAATTTTCTAACGATTTTAAATAGTCAATTTGTGTTCCGTTTGCATATGCATTTAAGATAACAATATCATCGACTTCTACTTGAAAACAAATCTTAGCAATATCTTTTTCTAAATCATAACCATTGGATCTACTATAACCTCTAACATCGTGCATATCTGTTGTAAATGCACGATAGAGGTATTCACCTAAGCCTCGACTATGTCCTACAACGTGTACTGTCATCCTACTAAGTCATCTAAGTTATTAAAAAAGTCGTCGCCTAAATAAGTTTCAATAGTTGCTCTGAGATCTTCATTTTCTTTAATATTGTGTAATTTTCTCCACAGCACCACATTTGCTTGTTGTAACTGCATGAACTTTTTTAAATAAAACTCGTCTGTAATAACCGGTTCGCTCATTTTTCTAACTCCGTACGAGAATTATAACCTACTCTAGGCTGATCAGAAAAGAAACATGCCGACACCCACTTTGTTCCTTCTGTGATAATTTTACTTTCGTGTATTGTGCTCCAATTGGTTTCTTCATCGTAACACTGTTTAAAATATAAGAACGAGCCTGCTTTTGGTGTTACCGATACACCCAATTTAGGAAAGTTTGTTTCTCCGCCAACAAAGTTATCGTTGAGATAAAATACTCCGGATCCTACTCTATCGCCGCCGTGCTTGTAATAATTAATCTGTCTTGGATCATACGGATAATCGTGATGAAGATCCAAAAACTGTCCAGTTTCATAATTGTAAATATCACAGGCTTCAATATGGCTAAAAGGTATTTCAGCATATTTTACAATTGTACTTGCAACTATATCATAATGTCGAGGATCCATGCCTAAACTAATTCCACGTTGCTCAACTAATTCAGTTACTTGTGCAAAACTTTCACGACGTGATTCTGCTCCACTGTTTGGATTCATTTTATCTCGTTCATGTTTTGCAATAATCGCATTGCAAATTTCAACTGGCAACGCATTTTCAAAAACCACAATACTAGGAATATCAAGATATGTTACTACATTTACATCGGTACCTAAATCTTCAAGGAACTCTTTTGGGTTTCTGTCTGTTTTTCCAATAACTTTAACATCTTTAGCAATTGCACCATACTCGGCGTCTTGCTCTCTATTGAACTCAACAGTTTGCATTTCAAATAACACCTGCGGTTCGTGCTGTATGCTATCTTGTTCAACAATAACTAAAGCGTTGTCATTGTCTGCTACAATAAACCCATAACGCTTTGCATCGTTATACCATTTAATTACACCTGTTTCCATCGGTTCACCACAAATTTAAAAGATACTTAGGAGTTATTCCGCAGTTGGTTCCGGCATGCCAATATCTCCTGCTATCCCAACGATAGGTTGATCCTTGTTCTTCATTATAAAAACACTTTTTGTCGGCGATAAACACATGCCCCCACTCCGGCTTACCAATATGACAGTGATATCTACAGGTATCGCCTAATGTTGCTTCGTCGTCATGTACATCCCAGTGTATCGGAGCAAACCTTCCAATGTTAATTCTGCTAATCCACGCAGTTTTGTAATTTGGAATTTCAAAAAATTCAACAAACTTATCAATTACACTTTGATCAAATTGCTGCCCAGGTAAAAACATATCCCACCCAACAGTACCACCTTCTGCTACAGTTTTATACTCTGCTGCATCCCACATATCTAATATTACATCAAGGTCAGGCAGATTGTCACCACGTTTATGGCTAGGTCCTACGTATGCAGGAGTTGTATTTGCACAATCTTCAATCACCACATCCCAATTGATATGTTTACAATTTCCTATGTAATTTACAGTCATCTCGGTCTTCCTACAAAATGAAATAGATATTGTGGATGTATTCCGCAGTTAGTTCCGGCATGCCAACTTCTATAATGGTCCCATTTATAAATTTTATGTTGCGGAATATCGTGAAACGCAGTATCTTCCAAAATTAGAACACTTCCCCAACGTGGTTTGTCTATAAAACAGACCCAACGTTCAATAGCACCTTGCTCTAGCCATTCTTGCTCGTGATCTTCTACATCCCAATGATACGGAACATTGCGACCTGGCAGTACCTCACTTACAAAAACACGAAGCGGATCTGCATTTACTAAATCAGCAAAGTTATCTTGAACGCTGATATCAAAATGATGTCCTGGATAATAATCACTCCAAACAATTTCATCTAAATTGTATCCAGCGTTAATCCACACCCCTAATACTTCGTGATAGTTGTCTAGTAAAAATCCTTCTGCTTCGGACTCGCTTCTAGCAATAACAGCACTTGGTGTATTTCTGTCACCGTCGTTGCTGTTTATACAAAGTTCAACAACACTGTCCCAATCGATAATGCCTTCTGTTGTTCCAAAATAACTAGCCATTAAAAATTTCCTTGTATATGTAACTCATGTTGCTTTTACCCCAAAGTACATGAGTTTCTAAACTGCGTTTAAACATTATAGATAAATCTATAAGATTATCTTTTGTTTCCCCGGTTTCCTCTAGTCTAAAACGTGCAGAGTCATGAATAATTGCTTGCATGTATCGTTCTTCTATGTATGGACGATCAATCGGAACAACTCCATACCAGTCTATTGCTCTCATATTATCGTGATTGTCAATATAGTGACAGTGAGGGTACATTGTTAATTTATAATAACCTGTGTTGTATTGATCCGTAACAATATCTTTTATCATATCATACCATTGTAAATCTAAACGCATATCACCGTATATAGAATGATTACAATTATTATTATACCATTTTATAAAAATGCGTTTATGTTTTTCATCAATGTCTACAACCTCTGGTGCGTATGGTTTACTGCTAAAAAGATTTATATATTTTACTTCTTGTTCAAAAAAATAATCACACACTTCTTTTGTATATAATGGTCTTTCTGAATTCATACGTTGATATCGATTACGCCAATCGTAGTTTGCACAAAATGTTTTACCGTCTGGACTTATTAATGGTTCGTATGTTTGTTGAGCCATTCCTAGTTGTCCGTCGTGATATTTTAAAAACGGTCTCCAATTAATAATCGAAGTCATATTCAAACTCTTCAGGAATTATTTTTTCTAACTCGCTGCTAAATTCTTCTTCGACTTTTAAATAGACTTTTGATAGACTATGTTCAAAGTCGGTTATAATACCTCTTTTATTTGCACGGTTAAGCCAAGGACTAATTGTATTGTCAAAAACAAATCTTGCATTTTTTCCTGTTGCTCTAATAAAAACATTTATAGGTATTTTTAATTTATTTTTTGTTAATAACTTTCTTACAACCAACTGCTTACGATCATGTTGTCCAAAGTTTACTGCCGAATGTAAAGATCCAGCGTCCATGTCATACCAAATTCCGTCTGGTTTTAAAAAATATGACTGTTGTGTTTCGATGTTAATTAATGCTGCACAATCGCCTGTTAAGTTTAAATGATACCTGTCATCAATATCACTATGCGAAAAGTAGCAACGTCCACTTTCAAGTGTAATAATACGTGCTTCTCCAATGTCGTCGGGTAACAAGTTTAGTGCCGCTTCAAACGGTGTTCCAATAAATTCAGGTTTAATACGCCAAGGATCGTAAAAAAAATCTCCAGTTGGCTCATTGATGACCACTTTCATTTCATCGCCGTCGAAACTTGCCATCTTTTCTATTAATTCTTGTCTTACAATTAAATTTGTTGGTTGTATCATAAAGATATTTAGTGTATACTATTTTAGCGCAAGGTTAAATAGAGTATGATCGTAGATGGTGTGGAAATACCTTTAAATAAAGATTGGCAAAGGATTGGTATTAGTTTAAGCGGTGGTGCAGATAGCGCACTACTTGCTTATTTCATAATGGAAAATACATCTGCTGATATTTACTTTACTACACAAATACGAATGTGGAAAACTAGACCGTGGCAAGAATATATTGCACGAGACGTAGTACACTGGTTTCAACGCCGCTATACCAATCGTATTGAACATTTAACAAACTTTGTACCACCAGAATTAGAAGAACCTGTTAGTCCATTAATTCCAGACGAATATGGAAAATTAAAATCAGGTAACAGAATAATACTTAGAGCATATAACGAATACATAGCACACAAATACAAACTAGATGCATGGTATGCTGGTGTTAATTTAAATCCTAGCGAAATATTCAACGGTGCTCTTCCAGAGAGAAATATTCCAGTCATACCTCCCGTTTTAATACATATGGGTATTCCTGTACACCATCCATTTATAAATGTTCAAAAAGACTGGATAGTTCGAAGATATGCAGAAAACGGAATAGTAGATTTATTTGATATAACTAGAAGTTGCGAAGGCGAGTTTGAAGATTTAAATTATACTAATTATAAACCCTATCAATCTGTTCCTATTTGCGGTAATTGTTTTTGGTGTTTAGAAAGAGCCTGGGGATTAAAACATGCACTCAAGTAAAACATTTTGTATGCATCCGTTTACAGGATTAGCCACCAGAGAAGACGGTGCTGTTAAAGTTTGCTGTCGCAGTCAACCAGTTGGATGGATTCAAAACGAAAGTTTAGAAGAAATATGGAACAACGATCAAATGCGAGAAGTAAGACGCCAGGTGCTAAACAATGAACGTCCTACTGTTTGCGTACCTTGTTTTGATTTAGAAGATCAGGGTGTAGAAAGTCTAAGACAGCGACACATTAAAAATACGTTTCCAGACAGTAGAGTTAATCTTTATCCAACTGCACTTGATAGTTTGCATGACGATTATTCAATGCCTTTTGAACTTCCTACTATCGAAATTAAAATTAACAATCTTTGTAATTTAAAATGCAGAATGTGCAATCCTCTCGACAGCACACAGTGGAAGGATTGGAGCAGTGTCGTTGAGTTTTATCGAGAAGAAAACAACTACCTAGTCGATGCTGTTGCTAAACTAGGATTAGATAAGCGTCCGCATATTGATTTGTTTGTTGAGCGTGAAGATTTTTGGGCTAACTTAGAAAAACTGTTACCTTATTTTAGACGAGTAGAATTTGCAGGTGGCGAACCACTAATGGACCCAAGCCATTATCGTATACTTGATATGCTTGCTCCGTATGGTGAAAACATTGAATTAAAATATGCAACCAACGGTACTGTACTAGGAATCAAAGGCGGAAGAACTATTCACGATTATTGGCCTCGGTTTAAAAGTGTAAAAGTAAACGTTTCTATTGACGGTATACATGATGTATATGATTATATCAGAAGCAACGGCGATTTTAAAACAGTAGAAGAAAATATTAAGATTATTAAAAGTATGCCCAACGTTCCGTATGTTGTTGGAGCATTTACAGTTCAGGCAGGCAATGTAATGCAACTAGACAGTGCAATACCTTATTTTTTAAATGAAATGGGTATTGTGTTTTATAGTCATCGTGTAAATTATCCCAATGTGTTGTCTGCACAATGCATACCTGTTGAACTAAAAACTGTTGTTATAAATAAATTAGAAATATTAAAAGATGAAATTGCTGCATATCCAATAATGAATATGCATCCTACTATACTTTCAATTACTAAACAACAAATCAACGATAACATAAATTTCTTAAAAGGCAAAGACCTAAGTCATTTGTGGCCAAAAACTGTTGACTTTAATAGACGTTTAGATTCAAATAGGAATCAAGGACCATTTGAAAAGGTAATTCCAGAATATGCACCATATGTTTGAATTGGTTTTAGGAAATGATCAAAGTAAAAAAAGTTTGTTTTTTAAAATATTTGAAACAGATATAGCACAACTATGGGCAAATGAAATAAAAAAAGAATATTTGTTATACGAAAATGATCGCTTTACACAATGGCCTGGATCTAACAAAGACGAAAACTACTATCAATCTAGTTTAAAACATCACATAGATATAATCAACAGTTATGATAAAATTATCGATCTAGAAAAATATAATCAACAAACGTTTTTAAATATTTTACACAAACATTTTGAAGATCTTAGAGGTCATGTTGTTTACGGTACTGATTGGTATGCAACTGCTCCGGTTAATGTACAACAGAGTGTTGATAAATTAAATGTATTAATTCACGAATACGAAAATTATTTAAATGAAAAAGACAGCACACATCTAAATCCTACTATTGTATGTACGTTCAAAGATAGACCCACGTATAATTTAAAAAACGAACATTATAAGTACTTTACTCATAAATGGGAATTTGGAACTGTTTATATAAACTATTGCGAAGTAGGAAAACCGTTGTTAGATGTTTTTAAAGACAACGACGAAAATGTTGGCAAAGATGCTATAAGACCACAGAGTACATATAGTGCTGATTTTATGGTAAAGTTTGGAATTGATGTACCCGATCAGTTTGTTATAGATAAAGAGAACAAATTTTGGATTTGGGCTAACTCTAAAAATATAAATGTTGATCCATCTAAAGCAGCACTTGGAATGATTCCAGTTGCTAAGATTGTAGAAAAAATAGACATTAACAAATTAAAAGATTTTAATAAGGTAATAAAATGCACAGTGTAGAAAATCTATACCCACATTATAAAGATAGCATTAAAATAGAATGGAACCTAGGCAAACGTTGCAACTACGATTGTAGTTATTGTCCCAGCGAAATACATGACAACAGTTCAACACACACAGACTTGCGTGTATTAGAACGTGCAATTGACGAAATTGCAAAACTGAAAAATCCACGTATTAGTTTTACAGGCGGTGAACCTACTGTGCATCCACAATTTAAAAAAATTCTTTCTTATGCACAAAGACGTGTAAAATGGATTAGTGTTACAACAAATGGAACACGAACTGTAGATTTTTATAGAGATATATGTAGTGAATACATTGACTATCTTGTGTTTAGTTTACACTTTGAATACAACTGGGAGAGAGTACTAGGAACAATACTAAGCACTGCTGTTCCGTTTTATAAAAACAAAGTTCTTGTGCATATTATGATGCTTCCGGGAAAACTCAACGAAGCAAAACATGCAATCGAATATCTATCAAAGCACGAAATAAAATTTGCACTGCGTCCTATACGTTGGACAGAAACCCACGATGTGTTTGACGACACCGGTCGTTATAGTTTAGATGAACGTGAATTTTTAAAAACAGTAAATCACAATCCGCCTGCAAACACATTAATAGACAAAACAATTGAGTGCAATGTTAACGATCTGTTAGTAAACAAAAACAATCAGTTTAAAGATTGGATTTGTCGTGCAGGTTTAGAAAGTTTAATGATTAACTGGGACGGCGAAATACATCGTGCAACTTGTAGAGTAGGTGGAAGTTTAGGTAACATTTATAAACAAGAGTTTGCTGTTCCAACAGAAGAAATAACGTGTACTAGAGAATGGTGTACTTGCGCCGCAGATATAAACATTACAAAATGGAAAAAGTAAACGCTATAAATTTAACAAAGCCCGAACCGTTTTTAGTCACATGGGATATCGGAAGACGTTGCAATTTTGATTGTAGTTATTGCGAAAGCACTAGACACAATACGTATAGCCCGCCTACAGACTATAATCAACTTATAAAGACATTTGAATTTATAAAAGAATATGTCTCGGTTTACGACTTTAAAGAAGTTAATATAAATTTTACTGGAGGAGAACCTACAGTAAATCCACGTTTCTGGGACTTGATTTCTTACATTAAAACAAACAGTAACTTCGGTGTAGGCATTACTACAAACGGAACATGGCATCCAAAGCATACAGATTTTATATTAAAAAATTGCAACGGAGTAACTGTAAGTTGGCACACCGAAGCAGATGAAAAATTACGTGAACGTGCAATACAAAATGCCATTGCATTACACAATGCAGGGTTATGGGTGTCTGTCAATGTAATGCTGCACACAGACTACTGGGATATTGCTGTAGATGCATACAATCGTTTAAAAAGTGCAGGAGTAAATGCTGTACCAACTCCACTCGGTGACGGTGTTAAAGAACGTACCGATTGGTTTGAAGATAGCGAAGGTGTATTACGCAGAACTGGGCACCAATATACACCGGAACAATATGCATGGTATTGGAATACTCAAGGAATTGCCAAAGAAACCAGCGATGCTGTTTTAGCAGGATCTAGTTTAGGAAGAGGTTGCTGTGGAGGCAGATGTCTAGTAGGTAAAACAGATACATGGAAATCAGTTTCGATAGTAGATAATCATTTTAAAGATTGGTTTTGTAAAGTAAACTATTACTTCCTTCATATCGAAGAACATACTGGTAATGTGTATCATCATCAGACCTGTCAAGCAAAATTTACAGGAAGAGGACCTATCGGTACTTTAGATAATACTGATGCTATATTATCAATGGTTAAAAATTATTTAAAAAATCCTCAACCAATTGTTTGCCCAAACGAGCGTTGTGGCTGTGGTGTTTGTGTTCCTAAAGCAAAAGAATATTCGGACTATTTGTTGTTAACTTGATCCACAGGTTTACTAAATGTGTTGCCACATGCTCTAGCACAGGTCCATAATTTTTTAATGTTCCAATATTTTTGCCATACAGTTTGAAACGAGTTTGATTCAATTACTTTTTGAATGCCTTGTTTAGCGTCGGTATTACCTAAGTCATAAATCAAATCACTGTATTGTTTTTTTATGTGTTGTTTTGCTGCAAATAAATTATCAGTAGTTCTCTCATAATCATATGGTATGGCTGCTAAAAAACAACAAGGCATAATACGCTTGTGAGCATCAATATAAATTTCTTTTTTATGTTTAGCATAACAAACGATTTCAGTGTTTTGAATTGTTTCGCTAACTGCTACAATATCCGTTGGATCAAAATAATTAACTTTTGTTATTGCTGGCGGATATAATCGATCAATTGTTTTTTCATTTTTATCTAACACAATGTATTCTTTTTCAAAGGCAAATCTACTGCTGTCTTTTGTATAAAATTTTTCAAAACCAATTTTTTCTGCAAGGTCTCGTGCTTGATCTACTTGATGTTCATTATGCTTAAATCTAATAAAACTCCATTCTGCTATACCGCCAGCATCGATAAAAGCAGTTGCATTATCAAGAATTTTTCTAAAATCTGTTCCTCTACGATAAACAGAATGTGTGTCTTCTAAGCCGTCAATTCCAAATACTACTCTATGATCAGGCAAATGCTGCGGTAAGATTTTCCAAAAATCTTGACTGCGTAAACTTCCGTTTGTATGTATGTCAGCAAATACGTTAAAGTTTTTTAAATAATCTGTCATTAAATGAAAATCTTGATTAATTAATGGATCGCCAAAGTTACCACAAAATTCAATCTTTTTAATTATGTTTAGTGTATTGCTATCTAATATTTCTTTAAAGTCGTCAATGGTCCAATCTGAGATTTGTAATAAAGGATTATCTATGCTTCCTCTATAATTTCGACTGCACATTGGACAACTGGCCTGGCATCTATTTGTAATTTCTAAATGAATACTTTGTAGTTCATCATATCTAAACATAGTGATATTTATTGTACAGTAAATATAGTATGAACGAAGCAGAATTATTTTTTGAAAAAAATAGAATTTATAATTGTAAACTTAATTCGTTACCCAACGACAATATGAATGACGAAGACATTGCATTATGGGTGTTGCAAGGTAGTCACGGAGACTGGTTACAACTAGATCTTGATATTGATACGCTAGACTTTATGTTTGACGAAAGATATGCTGCAACAAGTTACGTGTCACACCGAGACGAAAAGACCGGCGAAGGCACACATCAAGGATGGTCAAGTTGCACACTTCACGGCATTGATGTTGAAAAAACCAATCACTGGACCACATACGGATATAAGTCTGAACCCGAATATCAATGGACCTACTTAGGTAAAAAAACTACAAAAATAAAAAAGTTTTGTGAATCGTTGCCTTTTGAAAATTTGTCAAGAGTAAGATTTATGAAACTAGGTCCCAAAGGATACATTTCTCCACACAACGATCAAGGGTCCGGAATAGACTGGGGACAAATTTGGAATCACCCACTGCCGATTAATATTGCTATAGATCACCCACCAAACTGTTTTATGACTATTGAGGATTCTGGTGTGGTACCATTTAACAACGGCAGAGCATTTTTAGTTAATATCTTGAAAAATCATTCTGTTATAAACTTTAGTTCAGACGAACGTAAACATCTTATTGTTCACGGCATTGTGGGCGATCGCAAAGAGGATTATTGCAAACTATTAGCAGACAGTTATAGGAAAGCATATGCTTTACAAAGGGAAAAACTCAAAATCTAATATTTGTATTTGTATTATAGATGATACTGATGAATACAAACCTTGGATGCGAGAACTAGTTAAAAACACTGCTGACTATACAATTACAAATTGTACAGGATTTGGCTATGATGTTTATGTTGACGTCAACGAAGACCGTATGCTTCAACAGGTTGCTGACAACTATAAAGTTGCTGTAGTAATAAGTGCCGGAACAGAATTTATAAACGGTAGTGATTTTTTTGATAATTTACCCAGTGACTTTTTCTTGTTAGCGCATATCATAGACATGGGCGACAGTTATTACGGACTACACTATCAATGTTATGTTTTAAATTTAAAAAAATACAGAGAACTGGGTAAACCCGGTGTAGGTAAAACTGAATTACTGGATTCTCATACGCAGGAAGTACCATACAGATCTGCTGAAAACGTACACGACGACTATTTACCCATAGTATTGCGTAAACACATACTTAATAAAACACAGGTATACAAAAGTAAGTACCGCGGATGGAATTTGATCGCTGCTGGTTTACAGGCCGGACATGAAATATGTGCGTTTGATGAAAAATTAAGAAGCAGTAAACATTATCTATATCGAGACGTTGATACCAGTTCGTGGATTTATCATAGATATAACTATTGTTTAACACATCACACATTTAAGGAAAATACAGGTAATTTAAATTTTCCAAGACCTTATAAAAAACCTATCACACAGTTTGTACATCCTGCGGCTGGAATAGACTGGTTTCACAAATTAATGCTGCACGGTTACAAAGACGAAACTGTGATTAAGTTTTATGATTACAATTTACGTGCGTTAGATGAAATGCGTGAACGTGTAAAAGACATGCCCTATCATCATTTTGAATTTCATCACATTGACGCAATTAACGATGTTGAGCAGTTTGTAAAAATTATAGACACTGCCGATCCAGAAGGAACAGTTGTTCATATGAGTAATATTTTTGCATATGAAGGTACTGCGTCTTTGTTACCATTAAAATATCGTATAGAAAAAGAAAATTATCTAATATCTTGGATGCAAAAAAATATGCCTGATGCTGTACTAGATTTTGATCAACGGGCTGCCGAAGGTATTGTTCCGTGGCGTTTGGAATCTGGAATGGCTAAAGATTTAGTATTAACTGATTGGAATGCTATCAGTTTACCGTCTTGGCATACTTACGATTAATTTCATCAAACAGTTCTTTTGTTGCTGCTTTAGGAGCACAAAGTCCACACCAACATTTAGATTTTTTGCAAACTATTGTATCTGTGCCTTTTTTTATTTTTTCCAAGATTGCTTGTGTATTTTTTAAGTTTCCAATAGGGCCAACTTGCCCGTCAAAATTCATTCTACAATCTTTATTTGTAAAAACTTCACCGGTTGTTTGTCTGATATATAAAAAGAATCGGTCAACTGAACAATGCCATCCTTTAAAGTTGTTGCCTTTAACATAAGTTGTGGTATCGCAACTATTAGAGCACAAAGTTTTACCGCCGCAACAAGCACGACCTGTGGCATCTAAATTAAATCCACCAGTAAAAACTGCTTTAATTTTTTCTGTTGTTGTAGAAGGCTTTTTACCTGTAATATATTCTGCTTGTTGGTCAGTGTAGTTAAAACGTGTATCAAACCAATGATGGTCGATTTGTCTTTTATGCACTGTAAATGTTCTTTGATTTGCCCAATCAACTAGTCTTACACATCTATCCCAATAGTTAGGATCCATCATAACATTGATTTGAAAATTTTTGCCGACTGATTTTAAATAAAGACAATTATACTTAAACATCAAATGAAATTTTGTGTGTGAAGAAGCATGAAAACTCATTGTAGCATAATCAATGTATTGTACAATTTTTATCCACTTTGCAGTTGAACAAGAACCGTTTGTTATTAGTGCAACACGCATTGTCCAACTGTATTGACTTTTTTTGCTGTTTATGTATTCTAATATTTCAACAATGTTTGGATGAAAAATACTTTCGCCGCCTTGAATGTTTAAATTTGCTTCTCGATATTGATCTGTTTTAGTAGACATTATAGTATCTACATAATCGAATATAAAATCTACAGTTTTTAAACTGTCTTTAAGGCTAGGATGCGACTGACTGTTGTCGTGGCCGTCGCCGCAGTATGCACAATCAAAGTTGCATTTTAAAGTGGATTCCCAAGCAATTTGAAATATTCCGTCAGTAACAGGCTCTAATGTTTCAAAGGTTATCATTGCTTATCCACTTTTTTAAAATTATTTCACCGTTGCAACCGCAAATAGACTTTGTGCATACAACAGGTAAAATGTCAGGGAAAAATGTTTTGTCAAAATTTGGCTCGTACAAGTTGTGATAAGTATCCGAGCCAAACAATTTTTGTTGACAGTTTCCTGTTATTCTGCCATCATAAAAGATTTTTAACAAATCAACACCTAGATTACAATTCCAATCTTTGAAATAATTTAGTTTGTTTAAGGTTAGATAACTGTCAGACGTTGTAGTAACAACTGTATTGCTGTTGTTTGTAATATAAACTTCTGTCCTGGGTTTTTTAACTGTTGCAGCAAACCATTCTTTGCTAGGATATCTTTTTATAGGTTCAATAAAGTATTTTTGTTGTTCTGATGTATATCGACTTTCGCCGTTGTAATGTACAACTTTAGCAAGAACAGGCCATGCACATTTACTATCAGATAAGTCTTCAACTAGTTTAACACATTTTTCAAACGCGGCAGGATCCATCAATACATCAACATTAACAAAAACTCCTAGTTCATATAAAAAATCTGCTAGGGTTTTTATCTTTTGTATTCTTGCATATTCATGATGCACACTAATATTAACATGGTCTAAAACTCTGCCTGCCTTGGTCCACCATATTACACCGCGAGTTCCGTTGGTGCTAATTTCAAGTATACACTTATATTTTGATTTTAGATATTCGCAAAGTGGCAAAAAACCGTCCCAGAGTGTTGGTTCGCCGCCTACAAAAAATATATTAAAAACTTCTTTGCCATTTTTTTTGTAATAATCTAATAGATGAGATAGATTTTTCTTAACAGTTTCAAAGTCGGGCCACGGATGATCGCCTTCGTTACTGCCTGGAAAGCAATAATTACATTTTTGATTACAAGTGTTTCCTAACATATACTCTATTCGTAATACGTTGGGCTGCTGGTTGTTTTCTATTTTTACAATCATAGTAAATGTGCTAATTCAGGAAACACTTCACGAGCGTTTATTTTTCTTATTGAATCTAGTTTATTTACGTATTCCTTAAATGACGGAAGTAAATGTGATTGATCTTCAGCATACATATGATTTAACATACCTTCCCAACGACGCCATCCGTACGGATTACCCTGCCAAAAATCACTGCTATTATGATTAACTTCAAGCCAACCTTTAAACCGCATAAAACTGTCTTTTATCTCATCTTTGTCCGCTTTGGGTAACATTTGTATACTTAAAAAAGTAGGAATGTATAATAGATGCATATTAACAAGGCCGCCGCCTACTTCAATGTCGTTGTTGACTTGTTTATTAACTTTTCTAAAATTGCTAGATAGTTTCCAATAGATAAAATCTGGAAGATGTTTAATATTAAAAATTTGTACGGCTGTTGCAATCGATGGCTGAATATTATCCGGAGTATTATCTAACATATGCAGATTTTTTTCAACCTTACTCCAGTCAGTAGGAAATCTAATATAGTTATTACGTTTACCTACTGCATCAATGCTAACACCAACTTTTACAAGTTTAAAGTGTTTCCACAGTTCAATTAATTCTTCGTCGACTAATATTCCGTTTGTGTTATAACGCAAGATGATATCATAGTTATAGCCTTGACGTATTATTTCTTCTATAAACTTTTTATGTTCGCGAATCATAAGTGGTTCGCCACCAGCAAAATAAACTTCTTTTAAATTAGGAATTTGCTTGTAAAGTTGTTTCCAAAACTCCGGATTTTCGTGCCATCGGTTATCAAAACTTTCTTTATCCCATTGTAGTTGATTTTTTACTACGTCGTGAGTTATTTGCGGAAATAATTGTTTCCAATCTTTGACCCATTGACTACTGTCGTGCGGACTGCACATCACGCATTTGATGTTGCAAGTATGACCTAAACGCAAATCAAGATATGCTAGTTTGTTAGGAACACGACCATCTGATTTGGTTTCGTTTAAAAGATTTACCGGATCAATACCACGTTCTAACCACGTAGCAGTTTCCCATATTCTTTTACTAGCAACTCCCTTTGATTCTTCTGAAAAACATTTAGAGCAACTAACTGGTATTTTTTCATCCATCATGGTTTTTCTAACACCGCGCATGTATTCACTGTTCCATGCCTCCGTTGGAGTAGTGTTAGAAAAATTCAAATGTTCGCCTGTAGCAGTCTTTACAATTCCAAGAGTATGGTCTACACCTGCACCACTTGCATTTGCACTACAACACAATCTCATATCGCCATTTGGTCTTGTGGCAAGATGTATCCAAGGCAACACACAAAAAGTTTTAGTAGCACGATCTTCGATAAAATCTTGCCATTTTTTTACTTCAGGATTTGTTGATTCATACCACGTCATTTGTAGCCAATAATTAAAAATCTGTTGTAAAGAGGCAATTCTAATACATCTTTACAAAGTATGTTGTTTAACTGTGATGAATCAGCAAAGTCATCAACAGTATCAAAAGTTCTTATATGTTCGGGTAAACTATGATAGTTGTTGTTTTGTATTACAACTAATGTGTCTTTGGGAACATTGCTTAACCAAGTATTATATTGTTCTTGAGTAATATGTTCTGTACTAGTGTTAATTACAATAGACGGAATTTCTTGATACTGATAAACAGACATATCTGCTGTTACTGCACAAAATCGATTTTCTATTTCGTATCGTTTATTAATCATTGCAGCAACTTCTTCGCAGGAAACATCTATATCTAAACTTGTAATGTGTTTTATATCGATTGTTGAATTAAAGAGCAGTGCAGATAAGACACCATTCCACCCACCGTGGATTACAACACGATTGTTTTGAGTTTGAACTAATTTAGACAGATTTTCAATTAACCACACCTTACTTTTTAGTTGTCCTTTCCAAAAACTTTCAAGAACACTGTATTGATTTTCTGCATTTCTAATAGCATCCATCCAAAACGCCACATCATCTAAATCAACTTTCATCTAAAACTTTCCATATAGGGAGATCAAGTGGCAAACCTTTCATTATAATTTTATAATTTTTAAGTCTTCTTCTTTTTGTTATTTCAGAAAATTCATCAATTGTGTATTTGCTTATAATTTTATTCATAGAATTTATTGCCGAAAATAATCTTGTTGAATCTGATTCGTTATCGTACGAATTATCGATCAAGTCGTCAAACACATCAAACCCGTATTTTCTAAGTCTTTCAAGGATACCTCTTGGTCCTATTATAACAGGTATTTGTTTTGCTGTAAAGACTTTCCAGGTTTTTTCTGTTATAAACATTTCAGACTTTATATTGTAACTAGTAAAATAAAATGTTTCAGTAACAAGATTTATCAATGCATTATTATAAATTTTAGGAGATAGATCATGAAAAAGACATTTGTTTGCCAAATCAGTAGCGTCAACAATTAACGGAAGTTTTGGTCGAACTTTATCAGCATGATTAATTAAAATTTCAGCATATTCTTTTTTATATTTGCTAATTGGAGTAAAAAGTATATCTTTAAATTCAAAGTTATCCAACACTTCGTAAGATCTATCGTTAGCCGATACATATCCATTGTCTAATAAATTTAGATAATCTAAGTATGTTACTGTTGCTAGTCTATGTTCTCTAGGACGATTGTTTAGACAATTATACCATTGTATTTTATCAATATCTATTTTGATCTTAGAATCTATAGTCCAACTACGTGTGCTCCAAAACCAGTTGTTATTTGAACAAACATAGAAAACAGAATTTTTGTTTTTATTTTTTAACCACGCTTTATATTCGTTTTCTGATTCCAAATGGCCGCTAACGTAGATAACTTTTTTTTCTAACTTATTAGAAAAAACAAATTCATATACTTTATTAAAATTTAAATATGCATATCCTTCTAACGTGTCGTCTAAGAATATATAAAAATTTTTATTTTTTTTTGCTAAATTGATTATTTTTTCAGGAATATAATCAATTGATTTTAAATTTTTATATTTAACTCTATAAAAATATTTTCCAATATTTTGATTTTTCCAAATATTCAAGTTATTATGAGTTAGTCCAAAAATTTCTGGATTTTCATAAAGTGGAATATTTGTAAAATACATTATTTTAAAATATTTTTCCAATGATGTATTGTTCTATCAATACCTTCTTCATAGGAAACTTTTGGTACCCAACTGGTAAGTTGAGTTAACTTGTTATGATTACTGTTGAGCCACCAAATTTCTCCATGTCTAGGATCTTTGGTATTCCAATTAATTTGTCCCGACCATTTTAGTTTTTCAGCAATATAATTGGCACAATCTTTAATCTTGCGTGGTTCGTCTGGGCCAATTGTAAACAAATGTCCTGAGCAATATTCCGGACTTTCAATTAGAGTCATCCAAGCATTTAACAAGTCGTCAATGTAAATAAAGTTTCTATAAGGCTCTGCATAACCTAAATTACAAACGTCACCTTTGATCATTTGACTGATAATTTGCTCAGTGACAAAGAAGTCGTTGTCTTTTCTGCCATAGCAGTTAGTTTGACGCATAGCAGTCCAACGTAACCCATAGGCACGTTCTGCGTATTCTAAATACTTTTCACATCCAAGTTTTGCAACTGCATAAGGAGCGTTTGGATGCGGAATTGTATTTTCGTCAAATGCTACACTTTTAACATATGTTCCTGTGCGTTCTACTTCATCTGATATAGGTTGCCATCCATATACTTCCATTGTACTAGCAAATACAAAATAGGGCATCGGATCTAGTTGTCTGCAAGATTCAATTAAGTTTACAGTTCCTACGTAGTTTACTTCGCTAAAACTGACTTGCTCATAAAAACTTTTTTGTACTTCAGTTCTTGCTGCAAGGTGAACAACAATGTCCGGTGCTACAGATTTTATTTCTTCTTTTACTGAGTTGTGATCCGTTAAATCACTTGTTAAAGCATGAACTACGCCTAATTTTTCTAAACGTGGTAAAAGATGCTGACCAATAAATCCGCTTGCACCTGTAAGTAATATTTTCATCTATTTTTCCTATATTAAGTGTTATTATTGATATTTAGTGAATTATTATACATTTGAATTCAATTTTATCTCTTTGAAAATTCTTTAAATTTATCATTGTCTTTTAAATTAAACGTTGTAAAATAATTAAAATCCTTTTTCACTAGATTAGCATTTTCAATTAGTAATTTTACTGAGTCGCTAACTGATTGGCGTTTAACTAATTTGTATAATGCTTTGTAGTTGTGATCAATCTTTGGTTTTAGTATTTTATATAAATCGTTAGGATCATAATTTAATATTTTTTTAGTTTCATACATCATTGCTTCGCATCGTTCTTTCCCGTCATTATACTCATCATTTGGAATATTATCAAAAGAATAATCAAATATTTCATCAAACAGTACAAATCCCTGTGTTTGTAAAAATTTATAAAAATATTGAGCAGCATAAACTATAAATGGTCTTTTGTGATAAATTGGAATATAAATCTTTTCTGTTGTTTTTAGAATTTGATCGCTTGATTCAGAAATAACACTAAACAAACTTGATTTAAATTGTTTCTCCGGAGGTAGCATTATATCCAGAATTCCGTCTGTACTATTAATCCAATTTTCATCAAAATTGATAATCTTAGGTTTCCAGTATTTGAACTTATACGAGTAGTCCCAATTGTCAGCGTTGTGCCAACTTACATAACCGTGATTAAATAGTCCTTCCTTGTACATAGTATCAACAAACATACATCTCCAATTGTGTGCTCTAGCGTTCAATGAAATAAAATGTTTATCGATTTTTTCGTTGTGTTCAAAAGGTTTTATGTTTCTTTCCATGTAGTACTGTAGCACTTGATACGCAAAATAAGAATCCCAAAAAACAAAATTTTTTTGATTTTTGTATGGCCATAATGAATTTAATCTAGAATCTTCTACAGCTGATGTTAGAATAATATGTTCTTTGTTTAATCTTTTTAATTCTGTTGCAAGGTCTTTGTATTGACCTAGATTAGTAAAAAAATTAGCAAATTCATGTTCTTCAGGACCAAAAAAAACAATTCTCTTTATTTCTGGTATCGAATTAACCGCACACATCAAATCTTCTTTTTCTTCGGGTCCCCAAGCAAAATAATAATAGTCAGATCCTACTAGATATTTTTTTGTCATTATTATTGACCAATAAATCCGCTTGCACCTGTTAAAAATATTTTCATATTGTTATGTGTCCTTATTGATTAAATTTAAAAAATCTTTTGTATTACTGATATTTAACACATTTCTATAAAGATCAAATCTTTCGTGAGTGCCATTTTCAATTGTACGTCTTACTTCCTTTGGTATTAACTTTTTATTTTCTACAATTTTTAGTAAATTATTAAAGTTATGTTCAACCTTTGTAATTGATTTTTTTCTAAGTTTTTCTATATTAGTATTACAAAGTTTTGCAACTTCTTTCATAAGCATATCACATCTTTTTTCGTCGTCGTCTACTGAGTCAAAGGAATAGTCTATAATTTCATCGAACAACATAAATCCTAAAGATTTTAAATATTGATGTATATAAGGAGCGCCAAATATAATAAACGGCCGTTTATGATATATTGGTAGATAAGTTTTTTCTGTTACAAAAATAGTTTGTAAGTTTGATTCTGAGATAATACTAAACAGACTATCTTTAAATTCAATCGGTACTGTATACATGTCATAAAAACCATTAGATGGGTTGACCCAGTTTTTATCAAAATTTAATTTTTTAGGTGCCCACCATTTAAAATCGTATGGGTATTGCCAATTCTCAGAATTATGCCAACTTATATAACCTTTATCAAACAAATTGTACTTGTACATATAATCAATAAACATGCATCTCCACGGATGAGCTCTTCCATTCATTGAAGTAAAATGTTTATTAATTACATTATTATGTCCATAAGGGGATGCTTTAAGATATAAAATATGTTGAATTACAAAATTTGCAAAAAACGTATGCCATGGATTTAAATTTTTAAAATCTTTAAATTGGTATCTGTAATTTAAAATACTGTTAGTCGGTGCACCTAAAATCATTTTTAAGTTAACATTATGATAATCTAGAAATCTTTTAAACATTACAAATTCTGTGTCGTGAAATGCAAATCCTATTTCGTGTTCTTCAGGACCAAAAATTACAATGTCTGTATATGAGTTATCTTTTTCAAGTTCATTTACTATGTTTTCTAATCCAAACTCGCCCCAGACAAAATGATAAAATGTTTTAGACATATAAACCTTTCTATAAATATATTATGTTCGATATAATTAATAAATTTGAAAATAAAATTGCAAAATTCTTTGGTTCAAAATTTGCTGTTTCAACAGATTGCTGTACTCACGCAATTGAGATGTGTTTAATTTATAACAAAATTCAAAATATATCAATTCCAAATCGTACTTATTTATCAGTGCCCATGACTGCAAAAAAATTAAACATTAGGTGGCAATGGCAAGACAATCCTTGGGAACATTATTATAAACTATCAGACAATATTTATGATGCTGCTGTATTATGGAAACAAAATAGTTATATACCTAATACGTTTATGTGTTTGAGTTTTCAGTTTAAAAAACATTTAAGTCTTGGGAGAGGTGGAATGATTTTAACTGACAACGAATCTGCATATCATGATTTAATAAAACTAAGTTATGATGGTAGATCTCGTGATCTACCTTGGGCGGAACAAGACATCGACAGTTTTGGGTATCATTATTATATGACTCCAGAAACTGCTCAATTAGGCTTAGATAAATTAGATACAGCAATAAACACAATTCCAAAAACATGGAGTTGGCAAGATTATCCTGATTTAAGAAATATGTCAATCTTCGTTCAATGAAGGATAATTTCTTATAGAAAAAAGTTTTTTGTAATTTAATTTCATTAAGACAGTAATTTTGTCAAGTACTTGTTGAAAATTATCAGTTTCTTTTATTGAATTTTCTATGTCGTGCTGTAGACGTATAAATGTATTTTTTGTTTTATCTTTAATTGTTAAATCTAAGTCTTTGTATATTCGAGTTGCTAAATTTAGATGTCCTAAAACATCAGGATGCGAATCTCGTACTATTTTAAACGAATTTTTTTTAGTTTCACAAGGAATAACTGTTAAGTTGGGTAATTCGTTTTTATAAAGATTAATAATATTGCCATTCCTGTGTTTAGTTAAATTGAGTCCTTCGGTAGTAAAAAATTCAAATGCACTTGCTTGCCATGTGATAAAATTTTTAAATAAACGATTTGTTGTTATTATAGCAGTAGAGTTTTTAACAACATCGTTATCAAAATCCCAATATTTTTTAAGAAACGATTTATCATAATGATGACTGTTATAAGTTAATACCGATCCACGGCCAATCCATGCCGCATCTTTAACTCTATCTTCTCTACTCCAACTTGACCATAAAATAAAAATTTCGTCACCGTCTTGAAATTTGTGTTTTAGATCTGCCTCTAAAATTCTGTGAGCAATACCAACATTTCCTAACCCTGCAATCGCATAATTGTAGTATTCTACATCTTTGTCGTATGCAATTATATCTGCCCATGTTGGCCAACCATATTGTGTGAAACTACAACCAAATGTGAAAAGACGAGACATAAAAACTCCTTAAATATTGTATGAGTATTTATAGCACCAACGAGTGGGATCCACTCAAAAAAGTAATTGTCGGAGTTCCCGAATATGCACAAATTCCTACAATGGATAAAAGCTTACGGGTAGTAAATTATGCAGATAAAAAATCTGTTGATACTGTAAAATCCAGGCCTTATCCAAAACAAGTTGTAGAAGAAAGCAACGAAGATTTAGACACGTTTGTCAATTTTTTAAAAGGCGAAGGGGTAGAAGTTAAACGCCCAAACAGAGTTCCAACAGGATACTACAATTATTGTCCTAGAGACAGTGTGTTTGTTTATAAAAACACTGCACTAGCAACTCCAATGAGTTTACGTGCTAGAGAACAAGAATTTTTACATATTGTTGAACATCTTGGTAACAATTTTACAATAGCAGAAAATTATCAAAAAGACGACATGTATAACGAAGATTGCATCGGCGATCCTGATCAACTTGCATTAACTGAAATTGCTCCTAAGTTTGATGCTGCAAATGTCATACGTGCAAACGACCAGTTGCTTTACTTAGTAAGTAATAGTGGAAATAAAGCAGGTGCAAAATACTTACAAGAATTTGTAGGAAACGATGTTAAAGTTCATACATTAGAAAAAGTTTATTCTTATATGCATATTGATAGCACTGTTGCATTTTTAAGAGAAGGACTTTTACTTGCAAATCCCAGTAGAATTAAAAATCGTGATATGTTACCTGCGCCGTTTAATAAATGGGACATCGTATGGGCACCAGAACCTGTTGATGTAGGTCATTATCCAGGATTGTGCAATAGCAGTATTTGGACTTGGAATGTTAATCTGTTTAGTGTAAATCCCAATCTAGTAGTATTAGAAAAACATCAAGAACCCACACGCAAAGCATTAGAAGCACACGGTATAGAATGTGCTATGCTACCGTTACGTCATGCTAGAACGCTCGGAGGTTGTTTCCATTGTTGCACGTTAGATCTTGTACGTGAAGTTGGGTAATTTCATTATTTCTAATAACTGTTCTGCTGTACCTCTATGAAATTCCGGACCGTCGTGTCCGTTGTCTCTGGCCTTGTCAAGCGTATCTGGTACGATAGCCCATATTTTATATTTACTTCTCTTTAATATAACTTCTAAATCATCGTCGTCCCAGGTAAAGTTTAGTACTGGAACGTTCATGGATTGCCATATATTATTAAAATTTTCAAACCACATAAAGTTGTTTAAGTACATTTCACCTACATCAAGCAGATATCTACGCCCCCACCATACTCCATCTTTGGTCGATGGCGACGTCATGTCTCGCAATTCAATATGGTCATGTCTGTGAAGGCCAAATTGTTTTCTAGCTTTTTGAGGCCATTGTACAATAACCAATTTTGGAATAGGAAGTTTACTGTTTTTCCATAATGTTGCATTATAATATTGCACATCCATACCGCTTGCTTCTAAAGCACAATTGTATAAATCTAATTTGAGATCTTTAGAAACTCGATCATTCCAGATTTTATCAGTGTTTAGTCCGACACCTTCGGTATAACTACACCCAAATGTTAATAAAAAGTCTCGATTTAGGTCGCTGATTTCTTTTGTTCTATGCCCCAGACTGTTAAATTTATAAACAATTTCGTGTTCATGATTTTTTTTAAAATCTTTAGATTGTTGTTTAAACAGGTCTTTTGAATCTGTAGAATACCAATTTAGTGTTTTATTAACTAATTCACTTCGAAATAAAAGAGGTTTGTCATTATAAAATTCTATCATATTATACCTACATAAATAATTTAAATTATTTAATGTAAGGAGTTTAATTTTGTTAACAAATTGGTTTTCATCTTTGGTTTTTTCTGCACGAGGAAAGATATTACCAATTGTTATAGATTCTAATGGCACAAAACACAATTTTTTAGAAATTAAAAATTGTGAAGGATTAAGACATTTACTTAATGAATCTTTTTTAAAAACTGAAAAAAATCCATTTATAATATACAACGGTACACACTATATAACGCAGTTAGAAAAATTACTAGAAAAAGACCATTTTAGAAAAATTATCAGCAACGAAGAAGTTAGTTTTTATTTCTTTGAACCGCTGACTCATTACATATATAATCCCAAACGTAATCCACTATACGAACCTCATATTTTAAAAATTGACAACGAAGATCACGAAATAGAAAAAATTCGTTGCTTAGAATTAGATAGTATAGAACATTGGGCAAGAAAAAATAATATTAAAAATTTAAAAGTATATTGCACAGATTATAAATGCTGGGAATATTATCAAAAAATATATCCTTCGCTAACATTACTTTCAATGGACTTGTTTGTTGTATGGTATTCTCAACGTCTAGGTTTAATAGAAAACAGAACTAGAATGTTCTGTTTATATAAACATGTAAACATTAAACCAAATTTAATAACTAAAAAGTTTTGGAGCGGTGCTTGGAGGTATGATCCAAGCAGACATTTTATAACTGCATTTTTAGCAGGAAAAAATTTAATAAACAACAACAATGTTAGTTTTTATTTTAAATTAAGCAACGAGGACATGATTTCACGTTTTTGGTTTAGTTGGAAAGAATTTTCTTTAAAATATCCTACACTATCAAAAACATTGTTAAACGGGAATACACTGTTGCAAGAGATAGTTCCATTATCTATAGAGATTGCAAATCCAAAAACAATAGGCGAAAACGGAACCGATCCTGAATATGATGCTCCAGGATTTAACATTAGAAAAAGTCAAGACCCTGTGGACTCGTATTATGAAAGTTTTTGTGCTATTGTACAGGAATCTCGAGTTACACAACCGTGGCCAAATATTAGTGAAAAAACTCTCAATGCAATTAAAAATTATAGACCATTTTTAATGTGTGCTGCACCAGGAACATTACAAATGTTAAAAGATATGGGTTTTAAAACCTTTGATGCATACTGGCCAGAAGACTACGATAATATTAAATCAAACAAAGATAGGCTAGCAAGAATATGCGAAATTATTGAATATATCGATACATTTACTATAGAAGAATTACAAAAAATGTATACCGATATGATTCCTATACTAAAACATAATAACGAAAATCTATACAATTTAAACAAATTTTACAATGAATTAAATTCACAACTTATAGAAAATTCTGATCGTACAAACGGCTAGCCCAATAAGTATGAGCATCTTTTCTGTGGTGCCAATACCGTTGTCCTTCAACACTAAAACCTGCTGCGATGCAATGTTCGAAAAATGATTCTGAAACGTCGTCAAATTTATAAAAGTTATTTGCATTAACTTTTGTTTGATAATAAGCGTATCTATTACCAACAGCACAACTTTGAAATCCATTTCTAAAAATGTAAGGTATTTGATGTGCTTCCAAAATTGTTTGCAAGTTAATTATGTTTAGGTATCTGTTTATTTCCCAGTGTTCTTCGTTGACAAACATATAACGAGAGAGTGCATCAAGTACGTGCTTTTGTTCTTGCGGGAATGTCGGAGCATAATGATCTGCATGAACATGTCCTACATTTCGATCAGGTACATAAGGAACAAAATGCCAATAGTGTTCAGTGTTTGCACTATTAAAAAAGATTTCAGATCTCGAACTACCAGTCCAGTGTATTAAAAATAGTGACTGCTTTGCCAACTCTAAATTATCTAAAATCCAATGAGTCGAAGATCTATTAATGTAATCATTACTGCCGCCGGGTAAAGCAATATTAGTATAATCAACACCAAGTTTATAAGCCAACTGAGCACCAAAACAGTTTTCTCTGTTATAGTTGCCTTCACCTATACCGCTACCCTCGATTTCGCTGCCAGCACTATGACTGCAACCGTTAACAAAAAGATGAGAAAAATTATATTTTTTCTTTAGGAATGATGATATCGGTACCACAGTGACAGTGTTCCTTGCTACAAATTACAGGGTTTAGATTAAACTTTAAATTTTCATTTAAGATATTTCCGTGGTTGTTTCCAACTCCACAACTAGCACTGCTAATTTGTCCAATTGGATTGATAAACAGTGCATCATCAACCGAACAGCGCCAGCCTGCAAAAAAGTTTTGTCTTGCTGAAATAATCTTATTACTATTTACTGGCTCTACAGAATCTGTATAATGTGCTAAACTAATTGCTCGATTTGTTCTGTAAGGTTTGGTTTTACGCATTACAGTTTCAAACTGTGCTTCTCTTAAAAACTTTTCTTTAGCAGGATCAGAGTATTTCCACGGTCCTGCATTAACACTCATTTCGTCAAATAAAGGTGTCCACTCTAAATTATAGTTCAGCACTTCATTTCTTACACGATTACCAAATTCAACAACTTCCCAAAAGCGTTCTTCATGCATTAGCATTTTTGTGCAAAGATAATCTACTTTGTCACACAAAAATGCTGCGTTTTCAATGTACCTATCAGGTTTAACATATTCAATATGAAAACTTGCAACTATGTCATCAAATAGATGATAGTGTTGTTCCCAATATCTCAAAGGACGACTTAGATTTGTATTAACTGCAACAGTTAAATTATCACCTAATTCCGCTTTTAAGTATTCTGTTAGAGGAATAAAGTTTTCCCAATGTGTGGGCTCGCCGCCGCTGTAAAATATTTTAAAATATCTGTAACCTCTGTCTTGATATTGTTGAAAGATATTTCTTACATTACGCTTATAAGAATCTAGATTACCATTGTTACGTGATGTACCACTCCAATTACCTGGGTTACAATAACTACACTGATAGTTACAAAAATTGTTTACTTGCCAAGTAAGACTCATATACTTGTCTTCGATCGGTGTTATTTTAAATAGTTCACTCATATTGTTTTAACCATGACATTTCAGGAAATACTGCCCAAAAGTTTTCTTTTCTATATCGATCAAGATTATTATTGTTTTCAATAAACTGCTTTAACTTTTCTTTATTCTCTGTTCCAGTATTCATAAACTGAACTACACTATCAATCTTTCCAATTACATCTTTAATTATTTCTGGCTTGTTCTTTGCTCGATCTTTTATTTTTTCAAATGCCCAAGATTTATAATCAAGATATTTTGCTCTTAATTCGATTTTAACACTTTCCGGAACGTTGTCAATTCTCATAAAGTCTGGTCCAGTAAGCATATTAAGTCTGCAATTTTCAATATCAACTAATCCACGCTCAACCCAATCCATGTGAAAGTCCGGCCAGTTCCAGGCATTATAAAGACTGACTGTGGGTGTTAGTTCGAAATGTACGTGAGGTACACGTTCTAACATTTCTTGTCTGTTACGTTCAATTGTATTCCATACTGTTCCGTGTCTAGAATATTCTGCTCTATAACCATTACAGTCAAGGCTTGCGCTGACTTGAATGTCTGAAAATTCTTGCCAATAGTCTATAATAGACTTTTGCTTGTATCTAAAATTACTAAAGTTAGTTGTATATCTTAGACGAACATCACGCTTGTTATTTTCTAGCCAATAGTCAAGAATTTGATAATGTTCGTCTGTGATAAGTGCTTCTCCGCCTGCAAAATATACTTCTTCAATGTCAGGCAAATACTTTGTTAAGTCATTCCAAAAGTTATTTTCTTTAGCAATATTAACTACAATCTTGCCATCGTTTTTTAGCATACGAGCAAGTTCGTGTTCTCCATACAAATCTTTAAATTCTTTGGCATGTTGACTGCTTAGTTCAGGTCCACAACTGCGACACTTCATATTACAGATATTTGAAAAACGTATGTCTAAGTATGCCATGCGAAATTCATCAATACTGCCGTCGTCTTTTGTTTTTTCTACCAAGTCAAAGTGTTTTTCACCAAACCAATGGTTGTGATTTTTTCTTAGCGTCCAAATATAAGTACTATCTTCGAGTTCATAACAACGGCTACATACATCAAGTTTTTTGCCTTCCAGCATCGCCAAACGCAATTCTTTGTATTTTTCGCTGTTCCAAACTTCTTCAATACTGTTGTCTTTTAAGTTTCCAAACGGTTGTGTACTATCGGAAATACAGCAAGGCATTGCGTTGCCATTTGGCCATACGTGCATGTGAATCCAAGGTAAAATACAAAATGCCCGATTCTTCTTTAATAATTCTTCTTTATCCATTTAACATTTCACTCAATTCTGGAAACACACTTGTAAAACTTTCTCCACGAATTTTATCACGTCTTTGTGTATGATGTGTAAACTGTTCGCGTTCTTTATCCCATTCGTCTGTTTGATTTGTAAATCTAATAGCATCTTGAATATGCATTGCTTGATACCAATCTCCAGCAATCATAAAATCATGCAAATCATTTAATTTGTCTGTTCCAAATTGCTTGATAGATTTTGGTAAAATTGTTGCAGCATAATAAGAAGGAGTTAACGCTCTATAGATGCTAATCATGTCTTTTTTACGCAACAGATCTTTTTCAATAAGATAGTTATAAAATTGATCGAGTGTTGCATAATTAAAAACACTTAGTACTGTGTTGTACTGATAGTCAATGTAATCTAAGTCTCTAATAGACTTTAAATTAGATTCTACAACAGCCCAGTCTGTTCCGTGACGTATATATTCAGCACGTTCTCCGTAGTGATCAATACTTGCTGAGATTTCTACACGCTTAAATCTACTCCAAAGATCAAGTACGTTGTATTTTTTATATTTAAAATTACTCATATTAGTATTGTAACGAAGTGTAATATTTTTGTTTACACCTTTGCGAATCATTTCTTCAAGAATTATATAATGTTCTTCTGTAATTAGTGGCTCGCCGCCAGCAAAGTATGCTAGATCAATATTTTCAACTTGATTTTTAATTTCTTCTAAAAGTTGACCTGTACTATCGGCGTGATTTATAATTCTATAATCTTTGCTAACTGCTTCGTGTTGCTTCATTTCTTGAGCCCATTGGCTGGAAAATTCTGCACCACAAGTACGACACTTCATGTTACAGATGTTAGAAAATCTTACATCAAAGTATTTCATAGAAAATTGTGGCATACTTCCGTCACTGTTTGTTAAAGTAACTAACTCATCAAAGTCTTTGCCAAAGTGTTCTATACTATATTTCCTAAAACTAAACGGCGAACTTTCTTCGTGTTTGTAGCAGTATGTACAAATTTTATTATTTTTGTCAGACAACATATCTAAACGCAATTGCTTCATTCGGTCATTATTAAAAATTTCAGCAAGTGAAGCATCTTTAACGTTAGCAAAAGGATCTGTATAATCAGAACTACAGCAAGGATAAACATTACCTAGCGGAGTAACATTGAGATGTATCCACGGAAACATGCAAAACGTTTTGCTCTTGTTTAATAAGTAATCTTTATCCATTTGCTGCTTGCTTACACAGTTGGAAAAAATCGTTCATTTCAGGAAAAGTAGATTCAAAATCTATGTTACGTCTACGATCTTGTTCTTTAAAGAAATTCCAAAAGTCTTTTCTACCTTCGTGTATTTTTTCAGGAGCATATTCTGTGCTACGCATGTAATCAACTACACGTCTAAACTTTTCATATTCAAGTTCACTAAAATGAACTTTGCTACCTTCTTGAACGTTGTCTTTGATAAACTGTAGATGCTGTTCCATATACTGCATATATCGTTCTTTAGGAAGAATATTGATGTCGTATTGTAGAGGTTCTTTTAAATAAGGTGTATCAAAATGAATACGCTGCCAACGACTGCTTTCAACATCGTTGTATTTACGACGCCATTCGAGAATTTTTTCAAGCAGAGTTTGAAACGTAGTTACACTAAAAATATTAAACGTAATCATAAATGTAACTGGAGCAGTTGTATTACGCAAAAAATAATCTAAGTTTCTTTCAAATACTTCTATGTCAAGGCCATCACGAATGTATTCAGCACGTTCATTCCAAGTGTCAACACTTGTAAATAACTTAAATTGTTTAATCTTATTTTGAGATAGCAAACTGTTTACAGCATCAGTAAACTTTTCAAGTTGACGTTCTTTGCCGCCAAGGTTGCTGTTGACGTTTAGTTCGAGATTGGGCTTAGGATCTTGCTCTAGTAAATCAAATAGTTTGTATGTACTTTTTTGAATTGTTGGTTCGCCGCCAGTAACACGTAAAATGTTCAGAGTTTTACTAACCTCCGGCCACCATTTCCACCAAGCATGAAGATAAGGATTGTTATCTTCATCATAGACTTTAAACCAGTCAATGTCACAGCGATGATTGTTTACCATATCATACGGACCGTGCTGTCGTATTTCATTGTGAAAGCGGCTACTGGCCTTAGGATGGCAATATCCACAACGGAAGTTACATTCGTTACCAAATGAAATTTCAATATACTCAGGATTTACGTTAAAGTCCCAAGGATTAAATTTAATTTCTTGTAGACGTTGTTCGTTATAGATACTAGCACTGCGTATGTGTCTATCACTTACGTAGTCTTTGCCCATATTTTCAATGTTCCAGCAATATTGACAACCTTTTGGTTGTTTGCCCTCGAGCATTTCTCTACGCTCTTGCTTTTTTTGCTGTGTATTGTGTAATGCACTAGGATTGGTTAACAATTCATCTACTGAAATTTTGTGAGGGGCAGGATGATAACAACTGTGTGTTTCTCCAGTTTGCAAATAAATTGTTGTATGATGCCATTTAGCAAAACAAAATGTTGGGCTAAAATGTCGTGTAGTAACGTCGTTTACATTTTTAATGTAATCCTGTGTTTTTGACATTAATCTTCTCTATCTATGAACTGCTGATTAGTAGTTCTTGCTGGGTTTTGATAAACGGTTTTAAAGAATTTACTTTGATCTGCTTCTAGTGGATATGCTGCAATCGGCAAATCTAGAACTGGAATAAGTACGTCTGCTAAGTCTTCACACTTACGAACAAGATTTTCTTCGTCTACTTTTTTAGTAACAGTGTTTTCCCAATACTCATTTAGCCAATCAAAGTCACGAACATTTACATAATCCCAGTCAGTAAGCATGGTTTTATAAAGGCCTTCTCTAGCACCGTATATGCCCCACATACCGTTCTCAACATCTGCGCCAACCATGAGCCAAATATAAAGTCTGTGTAGATTTTTCCAATGATTCTTTTTAAATGCTTCTACAGTCGGCTTGACACCACGGTCCAGTGCCATTTTAACACCTTCTCTAAATCCTGCACGCCATGCTTGTTGCGGTGTAGCGTTGTTGTAGATTTCACTATAACAACTGTTCATTTGGATATATTCAAGATCCCAGCAAAAATCTACCTGTGCATGTGGATTGTTAGGATCTGCGTTTTCGTGTGTACGCATGTTCAAAACATATTCTTTTGGCCAACATTTTAGGCCGCCATTGCCATACATTAATCCATTAATTGTATTACGGGCAGTCCAACTAATAACACACTTTTCTAGATCTCTGTTTTCGTCAAAATCAAATTCTTTTGTAAGAAATTCTTGGCTGATAACATTATCGCCGTCGACTGTGATGAATCTGTCAGTTTCGCTTAGTCTAGCACAGGCTTTGTGTGCAGCATCACTGCCTTTGACACCATGTACACGTTTTGCCCATGGAATTTTTTTACACAAGTCTGCATAATTTTTTTCAGCGTTTGGCTCGTCATATGACAAATAAATTATATCATAGTCAAGCACTCTAAATTTACCCATTTAATACCTCATGCGAATATGTTTCTAGACGTTTTATAGTATATACACTTAATGCGTTTGGGTCAAGTTCTATTTGGTTTTCAAAGTCAATATGTAAATCTTGTTCAATTAGTGAATTCAATTCTATAGTTAAAAACTTTTCCAGTTGATGTGGGTCGTTGTATCGTGTAAAACTAAAGTTAAGAGATTTTGTAAAAATCATCTTTTTAGATTTAAAATTATCTCTAATGATTTCATCTAACACAATTGTCCATTTTTTATTAGGGATGTCTTGTATGATTTTGATATCAGTTCTTGCACTACTATTAGGAATTTTATATATTTGATTGTTTACATCAAACGTAAAATCTTCTTCGTTAAGTTTATGTTTTAATACATAACTTTTAGAAACAGTATCAAACGCTACATAATAATGAAAAAAGTGTTCTTTACCAGTAATTAAATTTGCAATGTCTGCAAATTCAACTTCGACATAGTTACCTGGCTCAGTATTAACATTTGATACCGCAGTTAAATTACCATCTTCGTCGAAGTAGACATATCGTTTAGTTGAAACATAAAGAATACTTTCAAACATTTAAATATCTTTCATAAATTTTTATAACATCATCTGTAACAAAATCTTTTTCTGTATAATGAAATATTCCGTTTTGCTTGTAATTTCCAATTTTTAGATCAAGATCATTATCTAAGTATACACCTACTTTGTCTTGCCACCGTTCACTGGTTAAGATTTTCCAATCTTGTGTATGGATCTTCATATGAGTAAAATGCGGATATGTTGCTTTGCTTGTAACACGCTCCTCACAGTCTAGTATCTTAGTTACAATTGCAGCACTAATATCTACACTGGCAAATTTTTGAAAATACTTTCCACCTGCATATTGTCCATAAAACAGTTCCCAGTTGTTCATCACTAACTCAAGCCATTTATAAAAGTTGTGTGCTTCGTCGCTTTTTTCAAAGTAATGAAATCCACTGTATAGATTGGGCAGTTGATGATTTCTAAATGCTTTACGATAATAGATGCTAGTTAAAGGAGTTCCTCTATAGGTTTTTACGTTAGTAGTAAAAAATATCTTATAGTTTTTTAGAAAATTCCACCAATGCTCGACATTTTCAAGTACTAACATATCAGTATCTATCACAATTGTACGGTCATACGGTGTAGCATGATAAATTTTCCACCGATTTTCTACTTTCCATTCTGATGACTGTGCAGAATCTTCCCAAGGAATACTAACAATATCATCGAACACTGCTGAATGTTTTTTGTCAAGTGTGTCGTTGGTAATAAGACAAATTTTACTGTCAGGATTGGTAGCACGAATACTTAATGCACACAAGTATGCTTGTTTTACATAGTTGTGTGTGCTGTTCTGTGCAAGCATTGTAAAATTAACTGTCATTGTCTATTACTCTACCAAGACTAAACTTATTCATAACATGAACGTTGCTGTTTTTTATTTTTGTAGGAAAGTATTTTCCTGCTTCGTTTTCTTTTTCTAATAAAATTAAAAAATTTTCATTGTTGATTTCAACTAACAAGTCTCTGTCAATTGAATAATACATTGTACCCGGCATTGGTTTAGCAAAGTCACCTGCTTGAAATCCGTTCATCATATGAATTGCTATACTAAAAGCATGATCATTTCTAAAAACACTTGTGCGTATTTGATAAAGATTTCGATAATGTAACCAATTTTCTTGTATGTGTTTTATTAAGTTAAAAAAAACTTTATTAGTTTCTGTTTTTCTAAAAAAAACTGCTGTTGCCCAGTAAAAATTTGGACCAACTTCGCTGATAGAGTTAAATTCTGATACATCTCTCCATCCGGCTAAATCAAACGCATCTTGATAAATTAAAAAGTCATGTGCTTGTGTAAAACAATTAGACAATAAATTATTTGCAATTATAAAATCTGTATCAAGTAGGAGTGTTTCGTTGTAAGGAGTTAAATCAAATACACTGCTTCTACTTGTATTTTTAAATTCAAGATTTTTTCTAGTCCAAGATCCGTCGTAGTATTTTTTATATGTATATGAAGATTCTTTTTCTAGTTCAATAACTTTATCAAACACAGACATTGAATCTGTGTATCTTTCATTAAGATATTGTACATTGTCTGTTATAATACTAACCGGTAAGTTTAAGTAATTTTTAATACGCTTTGCCGAAAATACTGCTTGTTTTACATAATCAACTTCGCTGTTATTTCTTGCGATAAGCAAAACACCTTTGCTCATAAATCGATTATACCTTCAACTGTTCTGTTGCTTTTTAATTTGTTGTATTCAATTAAATATTTGTTGGTTGCTGCAAAGTAAACACCAACGATACTTTTGGTAAATTCAAACAACTCTTCAATTTCTACTGGTATTCCGTTATCATCAACTAGGATTGTTTCAGTTTGCTTTAAAGCAATAAGTGCTTGACAGAAACTAACTAACTCTTGTTTTACTGTAAACTGGCCACCGTTGAAATAATATACAATATCATTTTGATATTGTTCTTTTAAAACACGTTTTTGATTGTTTAGTGTGATCATATAATTACTAAAATCAAGTGCTTGTTTTAGTTTTTCGTCCATAGATTACTCCTATCGTATTGATATAATACGACATTTTTTAATATTTGTCAAATAATTTTAAGCAGGAGGAGTTAAATTGTCACTGGTAAGTGCAATTGCTGTTGCTAGTGTCGGGGCTGCCAAACTAACTGCGGTATACGATGCTGAGTTATATATAAACGAACTGTTTGGTCTACCAGTGTTAACTGTGCTAGTTGTTGTACCAGTTACTGGTTCGTCAATTGGAGTTCCACCAACTGGACTTCCTGCATTAGTACCAGTATCACCGTCATTGAATTCAATTCTAAATCTCAATGTTGATCCAGAAAGTAACCCAGATATAGTATAATCGTTGTCTGCATATACTCCAGATCCTGCTTTAATAAACAACTGTCTGTAACTAGATGTTAAACTGCTAAAACCGCTGCCTCCAGAACCAGCCGGAGTTGGGGTACCAGATGATGCTGTTATTCTAAATTTATTAAATGTAATAGTACCCATTGCACTTAGCAAACCTTGCCAGTCTGTGTCTTTTGATCCACTGCCGCCAGTTAGACTAGCAGTAAAACGTATTTCACCACCTGCATTAAAATAAAAATTCATTGCGTTAACAGTAGGAAATGTTACAGTTACTACATGATAAATGCTTTCAACCTGGCCTGTGCCGCCCCACTGAGTACTTCGTGAACTGTTAAGCGGTGTTCCTGGGCTAAAACTAGTTATTGAAAACCCAGTTACACTAGGATCAAAGTTACTCACAGTGTTTATTAACGACTCGTAATCATTAATACCTTGTATTGTACCGTCAGCCGGTGTTGCTTTTGCACCTGTAGTTTGGTTAAAAGTTTGAGACTGATTTGCACCAACAGTTTGTCCTGTTGGCGGTACTGCAACAGTGGTGCTTACACTACCAACTTGATGCACATACGTTCCTTGTGCATCGAGAAATAGATCTAGCATCTGTTCAGAGGTAACCGAGTCAACTGTGGCTGCAACTGTTGTAGACCTCATGGTCTGTCCATATTGTGTTGCATAGATACTGGACAAAGTACTTCTGATTGAATTATAAGAACTAGCTGTTAAAGAGGATCCGGTTGATACAGGCATTAGTTTTTCTCCTAGTACTTATATATAGTTTCTGTCATTACAAACTTTGTATAGTTTGATATGCAGGAGAAGGCACTGACACATAAGAACCAGTTGCTCTGTATTGAGATATCGAACTTAACAACGTACCTTCGACTGGCTCGTCAACGTTGTTACTTAGATCATCGGTGAATTCAACTAAGAATGTAACAACTCCTGATGTTTGATCGCCCTTGGCTTTAACTACAAATGTGTTACCTGTATAAACACTTGTACCAGATTTTGTATAAAGTGTTTGATACGTACTTGTTAAGTCAAAGTTACCTAAACTAGACGATATACCAGAACTTGCAGTAACAGTTGTATAGTTAAATCTCAAAGTTCCAATTGACTGTAATAGATTTTGCCAATCAATAAATTTTGAAGTAGACGAAGGAGGGCTGGAAATTGATGGTACAATTCTTATTTCGCCGCCGCTGTTAAAGAAATGTCTTCTGTGATCTGCGGCAGTGGCTGTACCCGATGTTCCATCCGAATTTATAACAGTATAACCACCAGTAAATGTTACAGTAAATTCATGACGCACTGTTTGAGGTTGCGATGCGCCACCCCACGCTGATGTACGCTGACTACTTAACTTATTTTCTACTGTTGCTTGTGACGAGTCTAATGCAAATCTATTAATTTCTGCATAAACAAACGTTGAAATATTTTCGTATTGAGCATAAACTGTATCTGTTATTTCGTCTGCGGAAGCAACAATACTCGTTAGGGTAGGAAGACTTCCTGTTTGGTGTACATATGCTTTTTCTAAATCAGATTTTAAATTTTGCATGTGTAGAGCATTAACAGTATTTGTTGTTGCTACTGTTGTGCTAACTGGTCTTTGTCCATATCCTAAATTTCCGCTGCCGTTGCCTAAAACAGCAATTGCCTTTGCTTGCATACTATTGTATCGCGCTGCGGTAATTATCTCTCCAACTGCCATTACTTATTCCTATAAACTGCTAGTTTTATTTATACTTTAAGAACACACTCGACTAACTTTTCGTCAGTTGAATCGTTGGTCTCTAATGCTACTCCAATTAATGCAGTTGTTGCCATTGTAGTGCAAACGCCTGCATCCCAAGCATAAACTGCTTGACCTTTTTTAACTGGGCCTACTATTCTTACCGGTACACGACCTTTAAGTGCAATTGCTTGGCCGTTCTCAAGTTCGCTATTCATCAAGTATGCAGGCTTTTCGGAAATTACACCGATTGCTAAATCACTTGCTGTAGCCGGACAAGTTTCGTGTTCACTGTGTTTGCAAACTGCCATTGCTGTTCCAACTGGCCATTCTTGTTCTGTTGTATACTTTTCTGCAAGGTCAGCGTATCTGGCTTTAGTTGCAGTACCATTAAACACAACTGCTGTCAAGTTACCGCTGCTGTCTCTTGCTGCAACGGTGTTTGCAGTTGCAGAGGTTGATGCAGATCTTCCTGTGCCACCCACTGTTAACAATCCTGCTTCAGTTGCAGTACCTACAAGGTTAGTAGCATATACATTTGCCCATGCATTACCCGAAGCACCTAAATTAAATGTATTATTTGCGCCCGGTGCTATTCCAGTGTTGGTAATTGTAGATACTAGCACATCAGTGCTAGATCTAAAACGTAATGCATTTCTAACTAATTTTATTTGCGGAGTTGAAGTATCCGAGTCGATGTTAACAATTAAATCATCGTCGTTGCCTAATGTATATCCTACGTCGCCAAACTTAACAATCCCAGTAAATATAACATTGTCGGTTGTTAAATAATCCGACGCAGGACGTCCTGCTAATCTCAACGCATTTGAAGCAGTGCCCCAATATCTATGATCAGATGTTGTTACACCATTGGTTGATGCTTTTGTATTAATTAAGGTAAGACCTTTTTTAACCGAGTCAAATCCTTCGATTGTATCTGCTAGTGATATAGTAAATTCGTCTTTGCTGATAATGTAAACAACCTCATCATCGACTGTTGCTAGGATAATTGCATGTTGCACCCCGAGTGTATCTGTAACTGTTAAACTTCTCATTTGAGTTACACCGGTACCTGCACTTTGCGGTCCTACTAACACCCACTCGTTTGATGAATTTCTAGCATAAAGTTGATTTGTAGAACTGTTCCACCAAAGGTCGCCTTCGACTAATCCAGTTGGTGCAGTACTACTAACTTCTGAGCCGCCTGTGGTTTTCCACTTTGATCCGTCATATACTTTTATTTTACTTGTTGCACTATCATACCATAGCATACCGCTGATTGGCTTTGTTGGTGCTACAGAGTTAGCAAAGTTTTCTAATAAGAATAAAAAGTTTTCATTTTGTGATTCGCCATATCCGGCAAAATTCTTACCGACAAATTTCACTTCAGTAGTTTGATTAATTGTACCGTCTTCTACTGTAGTTAAAACTGTACCGTTGTATCTGTTAATAATATATGCCATTTATGGAACAACCCCTTTGCAACACTAATATTTACCTATTAAACACTCGAAACAAGATCTGTGTCGTAGGCCCAGTTACCTGAACCATTAACAACAAAACGCTTTAAACTTCTTGACACAGATAGTGATACTGTTTCCGTTACATTAGAAAAACTTACGTCAGCAAGTACTGACTGATTTTCTGTACCATTTTTGTCTACTGCTATAAAAGACTTTGAAATTGCATCGCTTGCATTATATTCTATAGATCCGCTGTATTGAACACAATGTACATAAGCATACACACCAATGTTTTTTGTAAGCGACGGTGCCAAATCATTTATAACCGATGCAATTTGACTGTTGCTTAAACCTGTAATGTCCAACGAAAGATAAACAGGTGCTTCTAAGGTTTTATCGTCAACATAGCCTTTTGTAGCAACATAATCAGGCGAATCAGAAATATCAGGAGAACCTACTCCGTATATTTTTCTGCTGCTAGTAATGCTTATATCGCCAGCACTTGCAATTACCAACGGATTTGTAGTAGTTGTAATAGTTGCGTTGTTTAAATTGATGTTGTCTACATTTAAACTGGTTAGTGTTCCTACACTTGTTAAACTACTGTTAACAACAGATGACCCTAATCCTGTTTCTGTTAAAACAGTATTATAGCCAACTTTGTATGCATATCCGGTTGGTACGTTCCAATGTGTAGAACTATCCCAAGTATCATAGGTTAAGTTCCAAGTTATAGACTTGTCATTTCCTGTTGCTTTTACAATTACACCTGCACCATCGAGTGAACTTTCTGGTAACAATGTACTATCTGATGTAATTGCAAGTTCGATTGTTTTATCTTCTACTCGTAAATTTGTAACATCAAAATACGATGTTGTACCGTCAACTTGTAGGTTTCCTGTAATTCTAACATTAGTATTGACATCAAATCCAAATTGAGGGTTAGATTGCCATACACCAATTCGAGAAGTACTGTTGTCAATTGTAAAATAATCAACAATTGTCGAAGATTGATTTATTTGAAACTTAACATCAGAGCCGTTTAGTTGTGCTCTGTTAACTGTGCTTATACCCTCAACTTTGATAACATAGTCACTGTCGTCACCTATTATTATTCCATTATCATTTTTTACATGCAATGATCCTGTTGCAGTATTATTTGCAGCAATCTTTAAAAAATCGTCAGGTGTAAATTCATCGCCTAAACTATCAACCAGTGATGTTGCAAACTCTGCTGTTCCTATAAATCTAAAATCAGGATACACAGAACTTATGTTAACGCCGGCTTGTATATTTGTTCCAAAGTTTGCTATACTTTGTGCAGCAATAAAATCTATACTGCTGATTAGTGCAACCGGTGCACCGCCTATCATTAATCTTGCAACTGTTCTTGGATTTCCAAATCTATCTACAACTGTCTGAACGTCAAATCCAGTAACGCCTTGAGCAAATGTATAGATAGGTCCTGCTAAGATAACGTTATTGCCATCACTAAACTTGATTTGTTGAGTTGCAGAATCAATCCAGATGTCGCCTGCTAACAACTCAGGCTCGGTTGCAGAAACTACTGTAGTATCTGTTGATCTAAAAATAGTACCGTTGAATATTTTTAGTCTACCTTCGGATGTGTCGTACCAAAGTTGACCTTCTAGTGGATTTGCTGGTGCGGCAGTATTTGCAAAGTTTTCAAGTAGTTTTATAAAATTTTCATTAAATCTTTCACCATACCCTGTATAGTTACGTCCTACAAGAGTTAAGTCAGTTGTGTCAATGTCTATTCTTCCATCAACCAGATCAACTAATAATGCGCCATCGGTTTTATTAATTTTATAACTCATTAAAAGACTCCATGATAGATGATAAAGTTGACAGTTACATAAGGCGACACTGTTGAAAACTCATCTTGTGTTGTATAATCACTAATGCCAGCAGTTCTAGTAAATCCTGTACCAGCGTTGCCACCTACTATTGAAATCGATGCAGTATTTGGTTCAGACACCGATGAATTAGTTGTTGCATAGAATTGTGTACCTGCGTCACTTTGTAAACTATGACTGTGGTTAGGCAGTTGTGAGTCTGTAATCAGTGCTGACTCAGATCCGCCTACTAAACCTACAGTATTTTCAGTTACATCAACAAATGCACCGGTTGGGTTAGGCAAAGTATTACCAGCATCATACAACCAACCAAGCAATGTTCTTCCTCTAAAATCTGGCAATTTAAAAGTAATTGACGTACCTACTCCAAAGTTTGTACCAATTATTGCATGTAATGCCGAATAGGTTGATATCGGTCTTTCTGTACCATCACATATAAAGAACCCTGGAGGTGCTACTGTTCCACCGTATGGTAAAATTGTACCAATTGGCATTATCGGACCTTGAGCAGTATTAGGAATTTTACTAACTAAATCTTCTTGTTCTATTTTTCGCAGACCTGTTCCTGGTCTGTTAATTAAAATTTCGTCAGTTGTTTCAACTGTAGTAACTTGAGTTTTATCTGTTAAAAATGTTGAGTTCAGTGTTGTTGTGAATGTTTTTGTACTTCCGCCAACTTGCCCGTCAAAAGTAAACGATGATGCAATTACGTCCCCAGACATTTGAAATGTAGTTGGGCTACTTAATTTGCCCGCAGTTGTAGCAGTTCCAGTTAGATTACCAGTAACGTTTCCTACAAACGAACCGTAAACGCTGTTAGCATAGATGTTGTTGTATTTTAATGCATTGGTACCTATGTTTTTTATTCCAGTTACCGAAGGCAAAATGTCATCTGTTGTTAAGTCGCCGCCTACAGTAATTGTTCCAGTAACAGACAAGTTTTCGCTTACTGTTGCACTGCCTGATACGGATAAGGCTGTTGCAATTGCATCTGAATTTAATATTGTTACTGTTCCACTGGTTTTAATATTTCCAACTACATCTAATGCCTCAGTAGGTATTTTATTACTACCAATGGTAATTTTTGTATTGTTAAAAATTCTCATAGCAGTTAGAGATGTTCCGCTGCTGTTGACTTTAAAATCAATACTGCCGTCGTTTGCAATATTTCTAATTTCTGCTACACTTCCGGCAATTGATAATGCAAGTGTTTGGTTTTCGCCAATTATTAGTCCGCCATTGTTGTTGATACGTATAGATCTGTCAAACACGTTACTGGCATTTAATCTTGCAAACAGCGCACCTTCAGTTGGTGTTCCACTTACTAAAAGTGTTTCGGCTTTTTCGGCTGTACCATAATACTTTGCATTTGATCTTAAATTAACACCAATTCTTATTATGCCAAATCCGCTTATAGTTAATTTAGGTGTAAACTCAGTATTGCTAATAATAGAAACTGGAATATTGTTTACATAGTTAATAATCACTGGATTTTCAACATTAGTAGTTGAAACTACATTGACAAATTTTGCACCGGTTGATGCGCCTTCTGAATAATCCGGTCCAACTAATATCCACCCAGAGCCCGAGTAAATGTAAAGTTGTTTGTTAGCAGTATCAACCCAAAGATCGCCTAGAATACTACTAGATGCTTCGGGTTCGGAGTTTGCTTTTTTAAGGCCGCCGGCACTAACCCATTGAGTGCCATCGTAAATTTTTAACTGATCAATTCCATCGGTATTGTCGTACCAAAGTTGTCCTTCGATAGGATTTACAGGAGCAGTATTGTTAGCAAAATTTTCTAACAAATGTAAAAAGTTTTCGTTAACTATTTTGCCATAGTTAGCAAAGTTTCTTCCAGGAAATACTAAACTAGTATCGGTTGAATTAGTAGTTCCGTCGTCTACTATTATACTACCCTTGTTTACACTGTCAGTAAAATCTACTTGATATTCGGCCATTATTATACCTCGTTAAATCCGCTAAGGCTTTGTACTCTTACAGTGTAGTCAATCTGTATAAGTCTATTCAAACTTTTTTGTACAGGGTGGAAAATAACATGAGTTAGTAATCTTCCTGATCCCGAACTACTATAACTACGTAAACCTAATTCGTCAAAAACATATAAACCATTGGTATCTGCCGCAGTATCAAACGCATCTTGGCCATCTGGTTCGCCATAATCTAGCAAACAACTAACAAGAATATCAGTATAGTTTGTACCAGATACGTGACGTATTTCTGTTTTGTTTCTAGACGGATCAATGTTGTTAACACTTCTATCATCAACTACTTTGTTATATGTTTGATTATACAGACTTGCATTTGTGCCAGTTGTGTTAGGAGTTAGGTATGTAATAATACCAGTTGGATCGACGTTTGTTCCACCGTTTCCAAAACTCATTTCATATATAAATCCTTGCCCTGCATTTGATAAACTCTCTGCTAGAGCAATACTCATATTTTCGTAATGTATTGCATTTCTCTTATTAATGAAAGTTTCACCAGATATTGGATCAAAAATCTTAATATGACCTTCAACATGTATTCCATTAAAATCTTTTAAATTTGTCATTCTTACCACCTATACTGTATTTATTTAGGTAACTGTATTGTTGCTTCACGCAAGAATCTTGCGATGCTGTTCTCAGACGTTGTCAAAGACTCCCCAGAATCAACCCAAGTTCTTCCTAGTTTTCTAACTATTCTAATATCAACATCATTAGGAGGAGCAATTGCAAGTATAAGATTACCGTTGTTAACAGTGTATTCTGCCGGCAATACTACATCTGCTTCGTTACTGTCTAAGTTTAATGCTGCATTATACACAGACAACGTTGTTTTTCTTAGTCTTCTACCAGCAACAAACACCTCAATTTCATTTACACTTTGTGGAACAAAGTTTAGAGAATATTCAGTTGTTGTTGTGCTGTCGTTGGTTCTGATAGTTTGAATCAAGAAGTTGTCATTATAGTTAACTGTCTCGTTGGGTCCTTGACCTTGTGCTATTGTCCCTGTTGCATAAATGTCTTTTACACCAGTTCCTAGTGTACCTCTACGTAACTGTAGAAGAGCATTTCCGTTGATTTCAAAGTATTCAATTCTTTCGCCTTCAACAAAGACAACACCTGGAATATTTTGTGCTCTGTTTGGAACAAACATTCCTGTAACGTCATCTAGTAATATTCTAACATCATACCAATTTAACGGCGATGCAAGAACATAACTGTTTTTTTGATTAAGTCTCTTGTAGTGTGTTCTGTTTAGCATATCTTTGAAAATTCTATAACCAAATCTTTGTGTAATTGGTGTGTTACCAAATTGTATTACATCAACTACATCGTTTGCTGAAAGGCTATTAACCAGTTGTATTGCATTTTTAGATTCTACTAGAGCATAATCAACGTTAGGAGTTAACAATACTTCGTTTACTGCTACCCAAGCATAATTTGCACTAGAAATATTTCCTCTTAAAGGTATATAACCACTGCTTATCAAATTACGCTTTATATAGTCAGGAGAGTCAATTGGTATAACTGCATCTGGCACAACGGTATATGTAATTCTTTCAAAATTGTTTATATCGTGATTGCTGAATTGATATATTTCAACTGTTTCTCCAGAACTAGGCGGAATTACAAATGTTAGATTTTTACTTAGTACATATTCAACTGTTTCAATTTGTGTTGTAATACTACTGCTTCCTACTGAAACTACAAACTCGTTATCTACTATATAAGCATCTTTGATTTCCGGCTGCTTTGATGCAAATGTAACTTCAGTTGCTTGAACAGCAATTGCTACTGCTGTATACGTATCTCCAGTAAACACCGATGTCAATTCAACTGTATCACCCACACTAATCAGCGTCGAAACGTTGCTTGAGAATACAATATTTGTATCCAAGAAATAATAAGCAGCATTTTTAACAATGTAGATATCAAGTCTACTTCCTGCTGTTGCAATATCATTTCTTAGAAGGACAATTCTTCCGTTTACTGGATCGTATGTGAATTGTTCTTCTGTTAGTTGAACACGATCCGCAAAGACCAATACATCTGCACTATCAATTGCAGTTGTGTCATCAAATTGCCATGCTTCTATATCATATACTCTATTGCTTGTAGTAGTATAGGAGATACTGTATCCGGGCTGTAAAATTCTATTGTTGATTTTTACAACAATATTATGAGATATCGGATCATAGTTAAATGGCTCAGATTCTAATACGTGATAATTTTCAACTCCGTCCGAAGCAAATGTTTTGTCTATAGAAACTTGACTGTAGGACTTTACTGTGCTATTATATAAACTGTATTGTACAAATGCACCTTCGGTTAAAACTGATGAATCAAATACAATCTTTATTCTATTTGCAGCGCCATCAGCAGTGGTTGATTTTACTAAACTATAATCAGAACCTAAAATCATGACTTTGCCATTAATGGTTACAAAGGACGATAGTTCATCAGTCCAAGTAATGCCGGTAAGCAACTGTGTGGTTGATCCATCAGATACAAAATAATCAGTATCTAATAAGTTAGCACCATTTGTGCCGATGGTCATAATCGACAGTGCTGACCCTACTAACTGAGTACTGTCTTCAAAAGTTAAAGTATGATTTGCATAATCTATAACATACTGTGTTGGCATTAAGAATTGATTGTCTATCTTAACAATAACAGCATCCTCGGACTGCGGTATCGACGGCAAGTCAAATGTATATGTTGATCCATCAATATTATAACTTGCCACACCTATAATTCCAGTACCGTCAGAAGTTCTATGATAAACACGAATGTCTAGTGTGTCATACATTTGTCCAGGTACTAATTCTTCAGGACCTTTACTGGTTGTAGCAGTAACAAAGCCGTCACCGTCGATTACAATATCTTCTGCTGCAATACCAGTTGCTGTTGTTCCAGCAAAGTTACCGCCGATCAACGATGTGTCAAAACTATTGTCAGATGGTTGATAACTACCATCGCTGGTAACTTTTCTAATAATAATCACATCATTGGCTATTGTAGTAATCGCTTCTTCGTTTATTATTACTGTGGTTGTAATACCATCGCCTACAATAGTTTGCATTACTGCATTGGGATTTGTAACAACACCGCTTGTTTCAAAGTTTGGATCGTCAAGTCTTACACCGTTTAGATATAGATTATACTCAACATCATTCTCAAGTGGTTGAGAAAGTTCAAACGTATTTGTGCTTCCGTCTAATACAAAAATCTCGTCTTCGTATTGATTGTCAAATGTATCCCATGGCAAAGAAGCAAATCCTGCAGAATCAAAGCCCTGTTCAGTACCAAATCCGTAGGTGTCAATTTTAACACCACTGTATTCAATACCGTCCATCAACTGTGCTAGATCTTTACCTGCCATACCGGTTGTTGGGTTATAAAAGAAATTGATTCTGTCTGCGGCAGTTAACATTGCTACAGACTTTTCGTATCTAATTTCAACAGTTGCACCTATTGCAGGAGCATCAACAAATTCTACATAACCTATTAATCTATTATAGGTCTTTGTAGTGTCTTTGTCATTGCCAACAGTATACTTACTGCTTAGTTGTAATATTCCGTTTACGTAAACTGAATACTTGTTGGTTCTTAGGTCCATCGGCCATTTTAGCACAAACTTTTCTTTTGCACCTGTTCCAGTAAATGTTTCAATTTCTGATAAATCGGTGTACAGATACGAGCCAGTAACTCTGTCAAACTTAATTACCATATGTGTAGAACGAACTTTGCTATTTCCTAAAATAGCAACTGCTTTAGCAGGTGTACCGTTTTCCTCAAGCGATCCATTGATTACAATTTCTGGAGATACGTAATACTTGTCTCCAGTATTTGTAATTTCAATTGTTGACACTGACCCTTTGCTTAGGTATGCTTTGGCTGTTGTACCGTTGCTGTTTATAATTTCAACCACAGGTGTTTCTTTGTAGCCACTGCCAGGTTCAGTTACTTCAATTCTTACAATATCGTAGCCATTGTTGTCTAACCAACTCTTAAATGGATAGTCGACATACTTTGGAAGTAAATCTACAACTTCGCCGTTGCGTAACTTAGCATAACTTGTTTCGATCTCTTTTGTTACATCGTTATAACTAGGAGGCAAATCAAAGTCAGTGGTCAATGAACGTGTAGGTTCCATACGATCGTAAGAACTAATATACTCTCTTACTTTAGTATGATATGGTTTAACTTCGTTGACGTAATCTTCATAGTTTTCAAGATTGTCATTTTGGAATGTAACTTTTTGTGCTAGACTGCCGAGGTTATGCTTTGCTCTTACAAAACTAGTTTTAAATGCCCAATCAATGTTTGGTTGTTCTGCAAATGCATAACGTAGTCCTGCAAAGAATAATCTATTGTATTCTGTTTCAAGTTCGCCTATAAAGATGTCATCACGTAGTGCTGTTAATATATTTCTTAACTCAAATACAGGTTCTCTGTCATAGAACGTAATGTCAAATACGTTAGCATCGTATCCACTTGTCTTTGTAGCATAATCATACAATCTTGTACTTAATTGTATTGTTCCGTTTTGTCTACCAATGGTTTTATAGTTAACAGTGTAGTCTTCAGTCGGAATATTATCTATTTTTTCAAGTAGTAGCCAGCCGCCTGTTCCGATAGTGTTAATTTTTACAATTTCACCAATGTCTGCTTCTGTTCCAAACAGTTCATAACTTTGATCAACAACGTGGTCAACTGCTGTTAAAGAATTATATCCATCTGCATACCAGTCAACATAATCCCAATATCTTGTGGTGTCAAATGCTTGGTTGTCAGATCTGCTCCAAGTCTTGGTTAACTTATCCCAAACATAAATTGCCCAACGTCCGCCAATTTCACTGTCTACGTTTACTAAAGCACTGAATTTACGAACTGTAAGTCTAGTACTACCGGTGTAGTTATTGCCACTTGATCTTACAAATACACTGGTAATTTGACCTAGATTGTTGATTGTTGCTTTGAGAATTGCTCCTGTACCGCTGTTATCATCAATCTCAATGTTAGGTGCTACACGATAGCCTCGGCCTGGATCAACGATAGTAGCGCCTGTGATTTTTCCATTTACTATAATCGGTGTTAAAACTGCTTGTTGAACTTTGGCCACGCCAACAGAATCAAGTTCCAATACTGTGTCTACAACAATGTCGTACTTTCCAGTATTGATACTTGGCTTTTCGTCAACTGCTAACAAGTTTGATATATCAAAGTTATCAACAATTTGATACTGAATTAATACACTGTTGACTCTTTCAACAAACTGCTTGACTGCTTCAAGTCTGTTTATAAACATGCTCTGTCTTGGTCTATTAAAAATGCCATACTTTTGTTTTGCTGAAAGCAATGGATCCGGTACTGTTTTATTGTTTATATCGTAACCAATTAAACTGTCGAACCACTTTTGTTCAATTTCTGAATTAATCTTACTTGTACCAAGACCTTCGGTGAGAAGTTGGTATTCGCTGTGAATGTTGGTTTGTAATTCTGCATCTTTTAAGAATGTAAAGTGAAGTACAGTATTTGTACCTTCAACAAAGTTCTTTAGATTATAAAGTGCAAAACTGTCCTCGCCGATGATTGCGGCAAATCTATAACCCTGCCCTGCTGGGTCTGCAATCAACTGTTCAACATCAAATGCAGAAATGCTTCTTAGGATATTTGTCGGAACAATACGCTTGCTCTTAACCCAATAGTAATACTTTGTTCTAAAACTGCCAGCAACTGGATCGTATATTTTTTTAGTACTATAAACTGTGTTGTCGTACTTGGTGGTTCCACTGATGCCTTCGGCAAATCCTCGATTGGAATCTGCTCTGCTGTTCCATTCGCTAGGTGTATATTTTGTACCTACCCATTCGTAAACATCGATACTTGCACCAGGAATTAATTTGTTCCAAGTGCTAATTCTATATTGACTATCACCTTGATAAGAATTGTACCAACTTGCGGTACTTAGATCCCACCATAATTTTCCTACATTTTCTTCAGCCCAGTTACTCGAACTGTCAACTACAACCGACGGATTGTTTTCTTCGTTGTTCGAATAGATTGCTGGATCGTAAAATGTTTTCCATGTAATTTCTTGTTCTGCTGGGCCAGCAATTTTACCCTGACGTGGATCAATTAGATCAACGCTGGTTAGTATATCATTTAAGTCTGCTGAGTACAAGAATACACGTTGTATTTTTGATAGATCAGTTTTTTCAGACTGTGCTGTTAGTAGTTCCCAACTGTTTGTATTTTTAGGCGCTCTTAGATCTGCAAATACACCCAATGACGAATCTTCTGTTAGATTATAATTTCCTACCAAGTCATTGTCAAGTGTAGTAGACGGATTTAATTTTGGTAAACCAATATAAATGTGATTGTCATTTAACTTAAAGTTACTGATGTTATTATATTTTGTATTTCTGTTATACTGTAGATCTTCGCCGTAGATATAGTAGTCGCCAATTTCTTGGAATACGCCTATTCTTCCTACGTCTTTTTCCAGTGTCATAAAAGTAGTTGTTCCAGAATCAAATGTAGTTTTGTTTGTCAACTCTGTTGAATTAGAATCTAATACATATCTTGAAACAATGTTGTTTCCAAGTTCATCGACCCCAACAACTGTAGGAGGTAAAATTTCAGAATAAGTGTCAAAAGTAGTTATAATTCTTCTATCACTATTCTTGCTAGAGATTGCTAACTTGTTTGAATTAAAGTCAACACCATTTCCAAATGCTTCATTCTTTTCATCAAACGGACTAGACAGTGTTTGTTGAATTTGGAATGTTGAAATATTATTAACTGTTGATTGTGCATAGACATAAACGCAACCTTTGTCAATGCCGTTGACATCGTTTGTTGGTGCACCTATAGCAATTTTTGTACCAGCGTCGTTGATTGAAATTACATGAGCAAAATCTTCTTTGCTATCTTCTGTATCAATGGATTGGGCAAATTGCCATCTATCAAGTGGCTTTCTGTATATCGAAACACGCTCTGTTATCGCAGTTAAGTCTTCGGCAATTACACCATACTGTCCTTTTGCTGCTAATACCAAAACATCACCGTGAGCGTTAACATCAAACTTTTCACCAATGTTTTTTATGCCAAGACCAGCATCATTAAAGTCACTGTCTTGATCCCCATCGATGATGTCTGAGCGTGGAATAAATCCTGTATATTCTACATTGTTGTCGCTTACAGTCACAGATCTTTCTAATAAATCAACTTCAGTAGTCGGTGCTATAAGATCAGAAATTATTGTTCTTAATGTTCCGTTATAGAATACAATGTTATTTCTATAATAATTTACTGTAGTTTCATACAATCCTTTGTAGTTTCTATCAACTGTGTATGTCCATTCTCCGGATAAATTATCAATAAAATAAATTCTTCCTTTGCTTACATTTTCTTCACCAGGAGCACCTACAAACAATTTGGCATTGCCATCAAGTGTATTCTTTAGAATAACTCGGTAGCCAAATCTTTCGTTTGTAGAAGGGTTAGGACTACAAATTGTGTGAGACAAGTTGTATGTACCAGAAGTATCTCTTTCGTACAAGTACACTACACCCTGTGAAGTATAAGTCGACGCAGTAGCAAGTACGCTAGTTGTTGCTTCAATAAAATATGCAGATTCCCAATCTTGATTGTCATCGGTAATTGTGCTGTCTGCATTCCAGTCCAACACGTCAACTTTTGCTTTCCAAAGAGTTCCTCTATTTCTTACAATGTCACCCTGATCATAGTTCTCGCCAACAGTAATGTCTCCTCTAAATCTAGTTTGAACATTACTTGCATAAGGTGCACCAACTGCAATATATTTTCCATCGGGGCTTACACTAACACTGAATCCGTATCCACCAACGCCAGTATAAACGTCAGTTGGTTCTACTGCTTGATAAAAACTTGTAGTAAAGGATTCAATGTTTCTAGTATAGATTCTTAAAATGCCATCTCTGTCTAGTCTAGGAGATGAACTTGATATTGCAATTACAGTATTTGATGCGTTTGCATCAAAACTATGAGAGAACCCGTCGCCTTCTTCGGTTGGGTTTAGTATCTCATCTTGTACTGCAAATATGTTTTTATTTGTATATACACCCCAGTTACCGTCACCTTTGTTGTCAATCCAGATTTTGTCACTGATGTCATTTCTTAACTGTTCAATACTTTGATTAACTGAGTTTGCATCTGCAAATCTTCTTTCAACAAATCTTGCAATTGCAACTTCTGTACTGTCTGGAGATTCGTAATCTGATGCAAAAGTTTTATCAGTTAACAAGTAAATCTTATCGGCTACTCGTTTGTGTAGTTTATAAAAACCTTTTAGATCAGTATCTGCTGTACTGATGCCAATGATTTCACCTTCGATAAAGTCTGGTGTTGGATCGATGGTTAAAGTTATGCCTTCAACAACAACTCCGTTGTCGTCACGATTAAAACCAAAAGGAATCTCGTTTTGGAAACCAACAATGTTGTATGGTGTTCTTGCCATACGTAATACTGTCCAATCTTGATCGTAATTTGTAATCCAGAAGAAATCACCTGCTTGATACTGTTCAATATCTAGTTGAAGAATGCCGTCATAGTCGTTGACAATCTCCGAGATTTCTTGGTCTCTAACATAGCCGTTGTCGGTTGTATATGTTTTGATATCATTTAAAATAGTAAAGGGTTTATGAGTATAATCTTCAGGCTTCTGATATGCCTGGAATGGAGCAATTTCGTAAACCAAGTCTGTTCTAGTTGGAGAAATATTATTAACCAACTCAATAATCTGTGGCTCAAGTCTATACTTGCTTTCGTCTAATAGATATTCAACTTCCACAAGGTTATCAATTGCACCGTACTGTCCTAGACGAATTGCCCACTCTTCGTAGAATTCAAGACTATCGGTGTTTGCACTGCTCAATGCATCGAACAGTTTTGTTAATGAATTTTTAGTACCCTTGTCTTGAATAAATCCTTGATAAAACTTGTACTGGCTTACACTATCTGTGATAATGTTTGCAAGATATTCTCTCTTCTGGTAACCAATTAAGTGTTGTGCAAGTCGTTCCTGTTCAGTATCAAAGTTGTCTGTTTCAAGATCGTAGAAATCAGAAATCTGTGCTGCTTTGTAATCCCAGTTTGGAAGCATACGAGGTTCAGGACGTTCATCTAGTCTGTTCCAACGATTGGCATTGAAAAATTCGTCGCTAGTGTGTTTGATGTTTGAACTGTAGAAGAATTCTTTGTACTTAACTACATCGCCGATTGCATAGTCAGTGTAAGTTGACCAATTTTTTACTTTGGCGTTGTCGTAGATAAATCCAGGAATGTTTAATCCGCCGTTCCAGTTATCGGTTCTGTAACCAACAACCTTGATACGCTCTTGTCTATAACCAGGAATCTTATCGTAGATAACGTCATTAAACACAGTTTCATTGTCAATTAAAATAACATGTTCTTTTTGAACAAGTGGTAACTTAACTAGATAAATTCCGTCGTCAATGTTAATAGGCTTAACACCAAAGGTATTTGAGTTGTCTCTAAAAATGTTTGAGAAATCTTTACTTATTTTAGATCCGTCGCCTGCTAAGATACTATATTCGTAGAATGAATCATATATATCATCTACTACAAAATACTGCTTTTCAAATACTACTTTGTTAGCAACAGGACTTACTACAAGCACTGTACTATTGTCCCAATTTTGTGTTACCCAGAACATAAATTCTTTAACACAAAGTTTCATATCTTCTACTGCTTCAGTTTCAGTATTATAAAATTCAAATTTAAAACCACTGTCGGTTAGATACTTTTCGTATCCAAGCATAAAGTCAACTACATCTTGCACAGATTCCAACAACGAACCGTATACAAGTTGCGATACTTCTGTTTCAAAGTCTCGTCTTAGTATAGCAGTTAATCCGCCAACAATTGGCAACTCGGCAAGTTTAACAAACTTTGTTGAATCAAACTCATCAGTGCTGGTGTGTGTAATTTTAGTTCTGTAATAAAAAGCGTTGTAAAGAACTACTAATCCAGAAACATAATCTTTTCCAGAATCCCATTCAACAAACTTTTCACTAATTCCACCAACTGTTATAGACGGATCTACAGTTCTGTCTTTTGGAGTATAATAATTAAAGACCGGATCTTCTTTGTCGTATCCAGAAATTACATATCCTGATTCAGTTTTTTCAATAATAATACCACTTAGTACCGCAGTTTCTAAAGGACTGCTGGTATTAAGTATAACCTGATAGTTTTCGTCCGGCACAAATACGCTGCTTTTGTTAAGCGGACTTCTACTGTCTAGAACTAGTTTTAGTTTTGACTTGTCTGTGAATCCGCCTAGTTTAATTGCCAGTTGATTTGTTAGATTGGTTAATTGTTCTTTATAGTCTGTGTATCTAATAGCAACTCTACTTGCCATATAGTTACTAACATAATTAACTAGTCCAGATGTTAGATTTAACGTGTCGTTTAACGATATAGCAGGAAATACTAAATCAGAAAGTGCAATTCTCTTTTGTGTATCTTTGTAGATAATGTTACCTGCAAGGTCACGTTCTGTTCTGCTATAATCGTAACCAAGTCCAATTATCTTTGATGGTTGTAGCAGTATCCATGCAGTTAATAAACTAAACGGATATTCGCTGCTACGTCTCCATGCTGTTTCAACTGGTGCTTGATCTCCAAATGTAAAGACGTTCTTTGATTCTGTTAGAATAAAGTTCTTTGCAATGTTGCTTTCTAATGGGCTTAGTAAACGACCGTACTCGTCTACTGGAATATAAGTTAATAGATCCAGTCTTTGGTATTTTTTATTTCTAATAACTGCTTTACCGGGCTCTCTAACAATACCCTGTGACAGGTCTCTCCAGAGAACAAGATTGTCCTTGGTGTACGGTGCAGCGCCGTACACTGATTCCCACCAAGTTGGTTTAATTGTAAAACCAATCATTTCCCACGGATTGGTGTGCGGTCTATCTGTGTCATAATAGAACTTGTAGATACTTCTCCAGTAACCAGTTAACGGGTTGCTGTCTTTGTCTGTGGTTCTAGAATAGTTAAAAGTAAACGAATTCTCGTTGTTCCAAAAGTTGTGTTCTGCAAAGTTTGGATTTCCAGCGATGTCAAGCCATTGAGAAAAATCTGCTGTCATTGCACGATTTATATCTGTGATAGAAAATCCTGTTGATCTACTAATACTAGGAACAAAGTCGTTGATATCTACTAAATCAGTATTGTACTGTGTTTTAATATTATTAAAGATTCTATATTCAAGTTCAAGAATAAGTTCGTCTCTATAATCATCAAATGCTAGAGTAAGACTGCCATCGTGACCCTGTATCATTCGTCTTGGAGTTGCATAAGTATTATCTTCAATGATAACAGGATGATACTTAGGATACAATCCTATTTTTGTTGGCGTAGGAGGAATATGCAACCCGTTGGTTGATTCGTATTCATAAACTTCGATTAAGTCACCGTCTTGTAAATCAAGTGTTACATAAACAAAACTATCAGTGAATGTGTAATCTCTTTCATGCAACAACTGTTCACTGTTCAAGTAAACATTTACTGCTTTTGTTGAAAGAGAAGTTAGATTGAAATTTTGTGATAGTGCAAAATATGCAGGACCGTTGTATTCGATAGTATGAATTGTTTTTCTTGCTGCACCAAATCCAATCATGTCTCCAAAATAAAATGGTCTAGAAGATATAAAATCTTTTTTGATAGTGCTTAAAATTAAGTCAACATGATCTTTTACAGGTCCATGAAATCCTGTCTTTTCTGCTTCGTATAAAAACTTTCTTTTAAATTTTGCATACTCTTTACGAGCATATCTAATACTTTTTATAATATTAGAATTTTTATCAGTCATGTGGTACAACGAGAGATTAACAGGACCACTGTGTTGTACAAACTTTTGTCCGTATGCTGTTACGTTTCCTAAGTCTCTTAGATTGGAGATTCCAGGAAACGATCCAGTGTATTCCGCAACTTCTTCAATAATACTTTCAACGTGATCGTTTACTTCACCTAAAGTAAATGTTGTTATATTTTCATTCAATGGATTCTTTTCAAAGTTTATAGGAACTTCGTAAAATCCTTTTGAATTTTTAGGAGCCGCACTATAACACTTTAATAAAACAATATCATCTACTGTTGCGTTTACAGTTAAAACAACTGTTGCAAATCCATTGATGTTTTGTATTGTAAAATCTTTGTTTAGTTCTTTTCTTGTTCCGTTGATAAAGACTTTTACAAACAAGTCAGTCAAACTTCCGCTGTTATTATAAACGTCAACTCGGAAATTATTAACTTGACTCGAAACGTTGTACTGTCTAACCACAGCCTGTTTGCTGTTTGCAATTGCCTTTTTCCAACCGTTTACATATACAAAGTCTGTGCCTGCTGAATTATACTTTTTTAAATATCCTACGTCTGTAAAGATATTTGCTGCGCCCGAAGGTTCAATCTGATATTCTACTGATTCACTTAAAAGATTAAATTCAAAAACAATGTCGCCTACATTGGTAATATTTCTATAGGTTAGAGAAAACCCTAATTCAGAATCTGCTGTACCTGTGCCAACTTTATAAGAAAATACTTTATTTCCTCTAAAGTTATTAGCAGGATAAACCAAGTTATCATTAAAACTATTTTCGTCTTTGTCAAATAAATCAAACGTTGGTGCTTGGTTTACACTGGTTTTTTCTTGTGACTGTTTCCACTGTGTTCCGTTGTACCAGAACATTTTTCCTTTATAGTCAATACCATCAAGAATTAAAACTGCATCATCTGTTGCTGGTGCAGAATCTTCAGTTTCTACTAGCGAAATTTGTCTACGACCGTTGTGTGTAATAAATCGTACTTCGTAAATTTTTCCATTAACCAAGATGTCGGTATCAGCAGCAAAAATAACACGCATGCCGTCAACTAAATCAACTTGATCAACGTTATACCCAAGCGATCCTTCAACTGTGGAAAATACATCTGTTGTATAAGTGTCAATTAGATTTACATTTTTCTTTGCTTTTGTGCCGTGATTGAAAAGTTTCAATCCTGCTTCAAATTCTATAATAGGACGTTTTGCTCTAGCATCTTCGTCAATTACAACCGGAAGATTATTTGCAGCAAATGATGCTTCAATTAAAGATCTATGGAACCAACGATTGTAACGAGCCCATGGATTTCGATCGGCACTGACTCTGTTAATTACAATATAGTCCTTGGTGCCAGGAAACGATGTTGCATCTTCGTAAGGATATTGGTCAAATCCAAAGTTTTCACCGTCAAATGGAATTTCAAACAGTGTAGTAAAAATTGCAGGTACTTCGAGATCTTGTTCTGCAACAAGTTGAATAGAATTACCCACACCTTCGACATAGAAATAACCTTCAGAATAAGTTGCCGGAGTAACCAATCCTTTGAAAGATAATTTCATACCGTTGCTTAGTTCAACGCCACTACTTGTTTTGTAAGTTTTTTTACCAACAATTTCTTTTTCAACGTCAATGAATGAATTTTCAACAATGTTGTTTACTGAAAAAATACCGCTAACGTTGACATCGTTTTTGCTTATGTAATACAATGCTTCTGGTGCATCATCAGGTACAGTAAATTCTATTACACCAGTTTCGATATACTCGTCTGTGGTTTCTATAAGATTACCAAATACATCTCTAGTGTAAACAACTACACCTTTTTTATAAAGTGTACTTTGATTTACAAAGTCAGTTCCAACTGTAGGATCATTATCCAGGAAAGTTCTTAGTATTGCAATAGAGAACGGATGACCTAGTGTGTTAATTTCAAATCTATAAGTTTGTCCTTTGTAAAGTTTAACTGTGGGATTTCTTAGCACTGGAGCACTTGGAAATTCATCTGTGGAAAATACATATGCAAAATTGTCTGCATCTTCAATTAACGAAACAGAATATGTGCTTACAACTTCTCTGGTTTGTCCTACAACATCCACAGGTACTGGACCTATAGGTAGCCAATAGTATTCTCTAAAATTAGTAAACTTGTCCCAGTCTATGTGTGGATCCCAAGAATAGAATTCTTGACTGTTTAAAATACTGTGATTGCTCGCTGAACCTTTAAAGTTTTTAATTTGTCCAATATAATCATTGTAATCTTTATAAAACTCAACATTGCCTAGTTCGTCTTTGTATAAAGAAACCGGTTCAAACTGATAATTTTCTCTATCTACTGTAAAGTCAGGAAGATAACTGTCATTTGTAGTTGCTGCAACTGAGTAACGTCTACCAACAAACGAGTTGATTTTTTCTACCACACCCGGTTGGATCATTTGATCAACAGTGCTACCTAAGAACTTTCTATTTGTATCAGTTCTAAAGTACTTCGGCAAAAATGTTGCCGAAGTTATAGAATTGTTATTTCCTGCTGGTAAGGGAAAATCTTCTTGTTCTTTATCGTATGCCATTAGTAAATGAAGCCTCCAGTAGTAGATGTGGTATCTGTACCACTTTGTATTCCAGTATTAGTTACGTTAGACGATGTTACAATTGCACCAGAGGATCTAATTCTGTCTGCTGTAATAGCAGATATAACTTCAACGTCGTCAACTGTTGCACTGCTTATAAAAATTTCATCTGCTTCGGATTTAACTTCATAAAGACTTCCAAATGCACTGGTTGATGCTCGAGGAACAATAATTATTGAACTTAGATCAGGTGATAACTCTTTCATAATATAAGCAGACATTTCGCTCCAATAAAATGTTTCGCCGAACTCCCAATTGTCTAAGTTAAAGAATTGATTAATTGCTGTAATAACTCTGGACTTTAGGTCATTGTCGTTTACAACTCTTTCTGTATTTTTTACAATTTTAAAAACTGCTTGCAATGATGTCTCACTTTTGCTACCAAAAAGAATTTTATATTTTACTGGGTGATAGATAATTTCATCACTGATAGATTTGATAGCATTTATCTTTTCGCCATAACTTCTAAATAGTTGATCGCTGCTCAACGGCAACGGAACTGAGGTTACAGTTCCGTCAAGGTATTGTCTAAAACTAATATCATACTGTTTTGTTAAAATATAAGAATCAATGATGTTTGTACTACTTGGATCTATTCTATTATTTTCGTCGCTGGCATGAATATATTGAAATTTAATTACGTCGCGACCTGTATATGCTCTGTAATCATAAAGAGTAGTCAACGATCTTGAAGCACTGTTTAGTTGCTCAAATGTGTCTGTGGAAATTATATAAAAAATAGGATTGTTTTCTGCTGTGGTATTAATTTCTGCTCTACTGTTAACGGTAATTATGTTTTCAGTTTCTGCGTTAACATAAACTAAAAATTCGCTATTATTGATTACCACTTTCTTATTAAAGATGTATGTTGTTGTATTAACAATTTCATCAAATATTTGCGGATCGTCAATAACGCCGTCGTCGTCACTGTCAAAGAAGGCAACTTCAACTTTTTTACTGTCAACGTATCCGTCAGTGTCTCTATACTCTTTGGTAACTTCCCAGTCAAAATCTCTAGTTAACGGACTTGTACCTGTACCAGAATTTACATTATTATTAATGTTTAAAACTGTAATCTTGTCTTTGATAATTGTGCCGGTTTTGCTATCATATATTTTTTTTGAACTATCAAAATAGAAACGTATTTCAGCATCACTTTCAAATACATATCTAAGTGTTCTATAAGTTACAGTATATGTAGATCCGTCAGTTTCAAATAAAACAATCCAACTGCTGTCCTGCTGTTGTCCTGTTGTATCTCCTGCAAGTCCTAAACTAAAGTCTCCAACAATATTCAAGTTTTCTTGAGTAATCACTGCCCACTGACGATTTTCTCTATCGTATCTTAAACCAAATGTTCTATAAGCAAAAATCTGATCAATCATATCTACAATAACATCGTCGACAATATCTCTTACAAATTTTGGTTTTATCTGCACTAGTTTAGAATTGTTAGGAATTATGTCATTGAAAATAATAGGACCTAATCCTGATGTTGTTACTGTTGTTCCATTTTCAAATACACTTACAACTTTAACCCATTTATAACTAGACGAGTTTTTAGCGTTTGGATTTGTAGTTGTAGTACCATCCGGTAAGAAATACTTGCCAGTTTCAGGAATAAACTTTACCATAGCACCTGGTTCTAAGAAACGAAGAGGTCCTTCTGTAAAACTACCTACAGAATAAACAATATCCGAAGAATCCTTGATATATCCTGTTGATCTGTTTGTGTCGGAAGTTGTTAAATTCCATTTTAAATTAAGTTCAGCATATTCTTGATTTGGAAATTCTGCAAGATAAAAATTTCTAACATTTTTATCACCAAGAATGTCGGTGATTTGATTTTCAATTACACTTTCAATATCTGTTCTTGTTAAAAATTTAAATGTTGATTTTTCGTCAAGGTATTCTCTATAAAGAACACCGTCGGTGCCAAACATATTGGTTTTGCTGTATTTTCCAGTAGCATCCAATATATCATAATATCTACTGATTCCACTAGCAGTTCTGTTTACGGATTTTACTTTAACAATATCTTGACTTACACCAAGTGGACCAATATTATAATCTTCGCCGGTTATAAGTCTGTTTTGTGTGTAGTATGTTGCAGGAGCATTATTTTTAATATTCTCTGACGATTCAGAACTTGCACCGTTATCAACTGCAACTTTTAGTTCACAAATAATTGTTAATGTTTCTGTTCTTCCAATTCTACTAATATAAGGAATTCTTAGTGTAACATTAGTAATACTTGCAGGAAGAATTGTAAAGTCTCTGTTTATACTTGTTCTATAATAAGAACGGAATGTTCCTTTTGGCAAGTTACCAAAAATACCATCAGAAAACACTAAACTAACTCTGTCATCAACTCTAGTTAAAACACTAAAAATATTTTTAATGTTTTTAGCAAGACTGTTGTAAACAATGTTGTTGCCTTCAACTGCTTCAACTTTTGTCCACAACTCGGATTCGTTTCCGTTTGCATCTAACTTATAAAGCCAAACGTCTGAATCGTTGATATTAGAAATGTCAACATCAATTTTTTGATTCGGAACTGGAAAATCTATTGTAAATTCTCCACGCTGCAACGAACCTTGTCTAAAATGTAAAAAGAATCCAGTTGAATTACTGCCTGCACCTTGTCCATTATCTCTATATAAAAATGCCAATTGGTTTTCCGGCAACGGCGGCTCTTCAACAATAGAACCATTTTCAACTCCAGCACTTACTACTTCAAATTCCATCGAAGTGTTGTTAATGGATTTTGTAAATGCATACACAGGCACTGTTGTACCTGTTCCAGCAAATCTATATTGTTCTGTTGGAATACCTGCTACACTGTCTAATTTAATCGGACGTCCAAAAGTATTTTGTAAAGGCATTGCTGCATTTAGTATTTTAATAAACTGTTCAAACCAATCTGGATTAATGCTGTCATTCCAAACAATGCTTCTGCCACTGATGTTAACATTATTACTATCAATTATGTTTTCTGTAGTGCTTACAGAAACTATTTTTAACAGTCCGTTAGCAGGTTGATTTCTTCTTGGGTTGTATGAAAGCAAACGTGCTAATCTTAGTACACTTTCTCTACGTTCTGCTAATTCTAAAAAGTTTTCTCTCGAATTCAAATCCACACGGAAAGCAATGTTTTGACCAAGGAAAGCAATCATATCGATCAGCGCAAGATATTCGCTTGACTCAATATAGTCATTAAAATCCTCAGGATAATTAGTACGAAGATAATCAACCATTGTTCGACGTAGATTGTCAAAGTCATATGATTTAAAATCTGCATTTTTAAAAGATTGATAAACTTTTTTCCAATCTTCGGCTAGCAATAATCTATTTTGTCTATCTGTAGAAGACATTAGCACTTTCCTTACTTTATACTATATTTATGAGATTTATAAAGTGCGTAGATTAAAGTATGTTGTTTTGTCTATCAAACCTAAACTGTAAAAATTCGCTTATGCTGTAATCAAGATAGGTTAATTCGCACTGTATTTGAATACCGGATTCATAGGTATCTACACTTATTTTATCAACTGTAACACGTGGATCATAACGAACAATGTCTGTAACATTTTTAACAATTGCTTGTTTTAATGAATCTGTTAATGGTTCATAAAGAACGTCCCAGATAATAGTACCAAAATCAGGACGTTCTAGTTTTTCACCTATTCTTATATGAAAATGGTTAATTATATCTTGTTTGATTAATCCTAGATCATAACTTTTAAAATCTTTTGTGTCAGGATTTACAGTTGAAATACCACGATAGGCTCTACTAGCAATAGGTTTATTAACAACCTGTTGAGATTGTATTTTAAGATTTTTATAAAGATTCTTTTCTAGCGAACTCATAGTAATATTTATCGTGTGTTGCCATCTTTTGCTGTTGTGATTTCTCCAGTAACTGGTTTGTCAAAATCAGGAGGAATATCCCAGTTTCTTCTAACTTCTCTAACAAAAAGGTTTGATCCAACTTCGTTATAGTTTGTGACATTAAAGTTATCGTCTTGATTTCCTCCAGCAATTTTCCAAATTTTTGTATTTGGATCAACACTTGCTAAAAATCCAACATGCCCTTTGCTAGGATCTGCTTTTTGTGTAAAAACAACAATATCATTTTTTCTTAGCGTACTGTAACCTCTCCAATTTACTGCTTTTCCAAACGAAGCATACTGTTGCGAGGATGCAGTTTTCAAAAATTCAGTACCTGCTTTACTCAAAATGTAAGTTACAAAACACGCACACCACGGATATGAACGTCCGTCATTTGGTATTTCTTGATTTGCTGCTATGCGCCACGAATTGGCAATGTTTGGATTTGGCGGAGTGCCATTTTCGCCCCAACCGAGTTTTGCTGCTTCGCTTAATGCATATTCTATTGAACCAAAAATTGTATCTTTAGGTGGGGGATTTGTTGGCGATTCATATGCAACAAATCCCCCACTGTTTCCCAAGCCTCCGTATGCATTAGAATGCCCATAAGGTATATCAGTAGGACTTGCACTGCTGTTTATAGCACCTGCTGTGGTTCTAGAATTATATCTCGATAATTCTGCTGGATCAGATACCCATCTTCTCGGCGATAATACTCTAGTTTGTGGTATAACTACTTGACACATTAAATAGGACCTCCTCCGGTATTATTAGATGTAGTACTTGTTGACGAAACGTTTTGCAATGCAGCTCTTCCTAATGCATAATACTCGTCACCTGTTGTTCCGTATGCATCAGCACCACCTTCGCCATTACGCCACTTTTTCATGCCTCCTGCTCCTAGTAGGTGAGAGCCAGCAAGCATACCTGAAATAGTAAGTTTGTCATCACCTTCTCTAACACCGCCAACTCTTTTTAAAGTTTTTAAATTTCTGTTAGTATAGTCAAGCATTGCTTTTTCTTGAACTGTTGTATTAGCAAGCCATGCATCTCTAGAGGTTATACCATCTTTGCCTGTCCAATTTTCTGAAATTAACAATGCATTTTTTACACTATATTTTGCAGTAGTGCCTGGCTTTAGGTATCCTAAGTCTTCTAACGCTCCATCCCCAAATTGATACTTTCCAGAGAACCCAATCGAGTTAACTGCATCATAAGCATTGTTACTTTCTCGTTTACCAATTGCTCCAAGAAACGCTGCTGTTTCTGCCTTTGTAAATCCGTCGATAACACCAACAAGCTGACTTTCTGGCAACGGTTCTCCAGGTGTACCTCTATAAGCGTTGACATTCGGACTTCCGTCAAATGATTGGAAGCCACCTTCTGTGGTAGTGCCGTCGTATTGTGGGAAGTAAGTCGAGTTAACTGTTCCTGATGGTTGTTGTCTTGTTGGTGGTAAGAAAGTATCACTAGTCGGGATATTAAAGGAATTAACTGCCTGTGATCCTGCTCTAGTTCTTTCAGGAGTATATGCTAGAGGGTTTAAATTCTCGTGCTGATACCAAGGTTCGTGATTTGGTTGTCTTGATGTTTGTAAGGCACGTTTAGGATCTAATGTATTTACTGGATCCGGAGCAGGCGGTAAAGTAGCAGGTAACGGCGACGGCGGTGTTGGTCCATTTAATTGAATGTCTGTGTTTGCTTTTAAAATAATATTTCCACCCGCATCAACACCTACTACACTTCCTGTTTTAATTAGAAAACGTTGACCTGTATCAAAGTTAATATCGCCTACAGTAGAATTATAAATTGATCCTAATGCTTTGTTATGAATATCACCGTCTGTTGATATCTTTACTGCACTACAACCTTCAATGCCAATTATTCCCGTTGATCCAATTGATACTCCTGCACCAAGTGCTGTAAAATCAGTGTTGGCTACAAGCGTTACACTAGAACCAGCATATCCTGCAATAAATTCTCCTGCTGTTTGAGATATACTATCTGCTGCATTAAGAGAATAAAAATTACCAGTTGTCATACTAATACTATCACCAGTATCTATTCTAAGTTCTTTACCAACAACAAAATTCATATTTTCGTATGCAGTGAAATTGATGTCTCTATCAGCTGTAAAATTTAAATCATTGTTTGTGTGTACACTAACACTATCAAACGCATAGATGTCAATTTTACCGTTGGATGTTAATTCAATCCAAGCAGTACCTCTAGCATTTGATATATAAATCAAGTCTTCAGTATTATGCATTAATATTTGATGACCGGTTCTAGTACGAAGTCTAAATAGTTCATTTGCAGGTAATGTCGGATCTCCGTCTGTTTGATTTACTTTTAAGTTTGCGTATTCCTGTGGAGTATCTTTAGCGTGACCTTTGCGAAGAATTTTTTCATCTCCGTCATCCATAACAATACTATGCCCGCCAAGTCTGCTTGAAAAAAACAATTTTTCAGAATCTACGGTGCCTCGTGGAACTTTAGGTGCATTGGATCTTTTATCTAAAGGTCCTGGTGTGCTCATACCATAAACATTGCTAGGAACTTCGCGTCTTGCACTGCTTGATGTAAGTCCTCTGACATCGTCTTCAACAAGACCTTGTTCTTCCATACGCTTTAAATAATCGTCGTTTACAGGTCTAGGATAATATGTCGGCTGTGCTTGTCCTTGTGGATCAATTAGATGTTTGTTGTATTCGCCAACTGGAAGTTTTTTACCTTTGTAATATTCAGGAACACTTCCTGTAGTGTTCGAAGTTGCTGCTCTGCCGTCAGGAATCATAAAATTCATAAAGTCGTCCTGCACACATGCAAACCAAAATCCAAAGTCTCGGCGACCTTCTACAAAAGTTACTAAAACTTTAGATCCTACATCAGGTGGAACAGCCCAAAAACCGTAACTTTTTTGAGTGTTAGAATAGTTGTCAGCGCCGCCTGCACCATATATCGGTGTTGCTCCCGAAAAAGGCGAAGCATATTGCACTGTAACAATTTCACCATCTTGAGAATCGTTATCTGCTGACGATGTTGTTCTTAAAAGTTGAACTTTTAAGCCTCCCATAAATGTTTGATCAAGATGACCAATAACTTTTGCCAAGAACGGACCAGCAGTACCTGTGTTTACCAATTCTTGTGTTGTTCTACTTGTCTTTGTTCTTATTTGACGTGGAGATATCATTTATTTGCCTCTTTATTGTATTCCAAATTTAGTTGGATCACCTGGTGTAAATTTTGATGGTTGAATATTTTTTGGTGGCGCAATAGAACCGTTTTTATTAATTTGACTAGCGGCTGTTTCTGGATTGTTAACAAAACTTTCAAAACTACCAAATGTACCTTGTAATGCAGTAACTGGATTTTTTAACTGTTGTCCGATATTTTGCGAAAGTTCGGTTAAAGAGCCTTGTGGATTTTGTAATACCGACAATGCTTGTTTAATATTAGATTGTATTTTTTGCCCTGTTTCAATTAAGTCTTGTGCTTGTCCAAATAGTTGAAAAACTTGTGTTCCTAACAATTTTTCAATGCCTGCAAGATTCAATTGTCCAATTCTTGTAAATTTTAAAAATTCTTCTGGCTTACCTTTAATAAGTGAATTAAATGCAGATTGTACGTCCTCAGATAAAACATCAATTGCGTCAGTAATAGCAGATGTATCTAAATTACTCGAAAATGCCTGTACTAGCGAATTAGAAACTTCAACAGTTTCAGTTTGTTGATTTGGTCTACGAAGTAATGTTAGTTCTTGTGTAAACTGACCTTTACTAAACGTCGACACTAAATTAATTACTCGATATAAACCGTTGAATGCAACTACAGGGTCAATTGGCATTAGATTATTTTTTGCATAATCAATACCACTGTTAAAACTTAATAGCACATCGATTTCAGAACGTTGATAGTCAATTGTTTTATCAGAGTTAATATATTGACCTGCTGGACCAGCACGATAATTTCCAGCATCGCTGTCTGCTAGATAATACGGATCACCCCAGATTCGTAGTTTTAATTCAACGTTATCAACATCACTGTTTAAAACAAGCAAGTTAAACAGATTTGCAGTACGCATTTCATTTGTGTCGATTCCAGCGCCTGCGGTTCTTGTAGTTTCTTGTGTTATAGGAGCAATTTTTTGTTGCGGTCCACTTCTTCCCTTTGATTCAAATCCTGGACCGGAACTTACATCATAGTCCTGTCTATCTCTGTTAGGAGCAACAACATATGCTGTATTAGAATCAATTCCAGATTGTAGATTTACAAAAGGCTTAAAAAATGCACTATTAACAAAAAATTCAAAGTCAATAATGTCTGTGTTTTTTCCAGTATACGAATAGTAATATGCTTTAACACAATCATTGATATTAGGAACGTAGTTATATGGAGTTGAGGGTTCTTGAAACTTACTACTGTGTATTTTCCAAGGAATAACATCGTAGATATATCTAAATGCTGGTTTGCCACTGTTTTGCATTTCTTCTGTGCTGATTATTTCTAACTTGGCATCTATTCTAAACCAGTCAACCATACCTTTGGCATCTGGCTGTCTTTCTAATAGACCTTGTCCCCAAGTACTTGTTAAAATAACATCGTTAATGATTTGTTCAATTTTAGAACCTTCATTAAAGTAAAAAACTCTTGAACTTTTATCAACAGCAAAATTTTCAAACTGAACTGTCTGATCATCCATAGACACTGCTTCTAAGCCAAAAAGATTTTTACCTAATTCACTAAAATCTTTGATAATTGTACTGCTTCCGATATAGTTTGTTCCCCCGGAAACTGCACTTGTAACAGCACCCATTGATATAAAAGAAGAAACTATATCGTTTGATTTTCCGTACCCAGATGTAGTACCTTCATTTGGATCAGGAAAACGTATTACATATTCGTCCTCAACCTTTTTTTGATTTAGTACAACTTTTTCAAGTTCTTGTCTATTCAGTGTTTCGCACAAATTATTCAGTTTAGAAGCAACTGTAAGTCCATACATTTCAACATTTGTTCTTATGTTTTGCACTTCATCAGTAAAAGCAATGTGATTATAAGGAATTGCAGATATATTATAAACTGTACCGCCGGAATCAACTTTAAATTTACAATCAATTAATTTTATAACCAAAGTTCTTTTTTCGACTATTACAGGAGTATCAGAATCTGGTGTCCATCCAACAAAATCGCAGGTCAAAAAGAAAGGTGCTTCAAGGTATGAATTCTTTGTATATCCTCCCATCTCTGCGCCAACTACCAATGACTGAAAAAATAGACCAATACTGTAGGGTTCTGTTACTGTAAAGTCAATGCTAATTGCACTAGAAACACCTGTGGTAGGGTTAGGCGAAATCAACGATTCTATGTTAATGTCATCAATAAAAAATTCTAAATTTATTCCTAATTTATTTTCAATGTCAGTTTTAACAGGTTTGTTAGGAAGACCACCAGATTGAATTATTACTAAATTGCCGCCTGTATCTTTATAGGTACTAGGATTTTGTAATTCACCAGCGGCTATTACCCCAAACGACCAACGATAGTTGTATGATTTGTATTGATGTAGAGGATTTTTTAATAATGCCATTTTAAATTCCTATAATACTGCTCAACAACGAACCTTTTGGCAAATATATTTTGTTTCCAGGTACAAAGTCAAAGACAGGATCCTTAAGAACATCCATGTTTCTAACTGCAAAGACCCACCATAGTTTAGCACTTCCATAAAGGTCAAATGCCAGTAGGTCAGGTCTGTAAGTGTACTGAGGTTGTATTTCGTACAAGATATCGTCGTCTCTTGCTGGAATATTTCTCTTGGTATAAATTCCCAAGTAGTTGTTTTGAACTATTTCTGTTTTGAACCACGGGCTGGTATTTGAATATTCAACCATTAGATAAATCCTCTGTCACTGCCAATGTATCCACCTTTGGCAAATTCATCAAGATTAAATTTGCTTACTTCGTCTCTGCTGTATGTTGGCGATACTGTAACGTTTAATCTGCTTAGTGTAGGAACATAGGTATATGAACTTGTTGTATTATCTGTTGATGCTCCTTCAACCACCGGAACTTTAATATAATCAACCGAATCAGGGAGGTCCATGGAAAATAATTTTACAACCACTGGCACTCTATTAAAAATAAAGTCTCCATAGCCACTCAAATAAACCAACGGAGGTGGCGAACCTCTGTTTGGCGATTCACCATAGAACATTTTAGTAACACTTCTTAAGAAATGTACCGATGCCATCCAGTATCTACCGTCGGCTTCGTTTTCAACTGGCCATTCAGCAGTAATAGTAATGTCTTCAACTGCACTATTTTGGTATGTAGGAAATGGATAATTAGTATGTACAGGAGCAAGTGTATTGTAGTTTGCAGTATGGCTAACTAAAATCTGTGGAGTAGTAGGAAATACCATACTTTTGTTTGATGTTACTAGAGGAGCTAAAATTGATGACGACGAAAATGAATCAATTTCCGGTAAATGAATTCTAACTCGCCAATCTTCGCTAGCAGTTTGTGATGCAGCACTGTAAGAACTGTACGATCTTATAGTATCATTGAATTCTGCTCCTACTGGAAGATTACCCAGTCGATTTTGTGAAATAAACTTTGTAGGATTTGTAAAATCTTGAATTGTTCGTTTAATATTGCTTTCAAAATTATTAACAAAGTTTATTGCACTACCAATTTTATTAGCAGTGGAACTGACTTTGTTAACTAATTTGCTTAAACCTGATAATGACATTTTCGAATACTCCACATATATTTAGTTGACAAAATTAACTACGTAGTTTAAAATAAATTATACTTCTAGGAGAAAAAATGAAGAAAGTAAACTATCTTAATAACAAGGATATGCTTTTAGAAATACATAAATCAAAAAATACTTTTTCGAGTTTTGTAGAATCTGAATATGCGGATTATGATATTATACTACCCAGTATAGATAAAATAAACATACGAACCATTGCTGAAGCAAAGAAAAATAGAGCAAAAAAACTATCGTCGGAAGCATACGAAAAAGAAAAGACTGCTGGAAACAAAGTTAAACTAGCAGATGTCGAAATAGATTACAAAAAAATAGAAAAAAAAGATTTAATTTTTCGTATTACAACATATGACCATATTCCTGACGAAGCAGGTCGTAAGAAAAATCCAAAAACCATAGCCGATGGAAAAACAAAGTTAAACTTCCCTCCATTTCAACATTGGAAATTCAACGACAACGACGAATTAATCTGTGTAGGCAAAAGTCACTGGTCTGGCGGTATGGAAAACGGACATTTTAGTAAAGATCACGGCCGTGCAACCAATAAACTTGCTCTTATGTGGATGAAACTCTGTGATAGATACGCTACACGCGGTAACGTTCGTGGTTATACCTACAACGATGAGATGAAAGGGCAAGCAATCCTGCAACTTTCACAGATTGGCCTTCAATTTGACGAATCTAAATCGCAAAATCCGTTTGCTTACTACACTGCTGCCGTCACAAACAGTTTTGTTCGTGTTATTAACATCGAAAAGCGTAATCAGAACATAAGAGACGACATTTTAGAAATGAATAACTTGAATCCTAGTTTTACTAGACAAAGTGCAGGCGAATTTGAAGCAGGACTCAAACGTTTTAACGACAGTCATGAATAAAAACGTGTTGACAATCAACGAGTTAGACTTTATACTAAAAAACAATACGGAGTAATAAATTTTGTTTAAGAAAGCCGCTGTATTCACCGACATCCACTATGGTATGAAGGGCAATTCGCGTGTTCATAATCAAGATTGCGAGGATTTTGTTGATTGGTTCATTAAAACTGCTAAAGAAAACGGTTGTGAAACCGGAATCTTTTGTGGTGATTGGAATCACAACAGAAACAGTCTCAATCTAACTACTATGGACAGTGGTTTACGTTCATTGGAAAAACTTGGTCAAGCATTTGATCAATTTTTTATGTTTGCAGGCAACCATGATCTCTACTACAAAGATAAAAGAGATGTAAAGTCAACCGAATTTGCAAAACACATACCCGGAGTTACTGTGGTCAATGATGTTCTTGTAAAAGATGATGTTGCCCTAGTGCCTTGGCTAGTAGGCGAGGAATGGAAACGTATCAGCAAAATCAAAGCACGATACATGTTTGGACATTTTGAACTTCCTAGTTTTTACATGAACGCAATGGTTCAAATGCCCGATCACGGCGAACTTAAATCAGAACACTTTGTGAATCAAGACTATGTGTTCAGTGGACACTTCCATAAAAGACAGGTTCAAGGTAAAATTCATTACATCGGCAATGCGTTTCCGCACAACTATGCCGATTCGTGGGATGATGCACGTGGAATGATGATTCTAGATCGCGAAAACAATCAGGAACCTGAGTACATCAACTGGCCAGATGCTCCAAAGTACCGTACAATTGCACTTTCGCAGTTGATTGATCAGAAAGACACACTGCTAAAGAGCAAAATGTATCTTCGTGTTACTATCGATATTCCAATTTCGTTTGAAGAAGCAAATTTTATTAAAGAAACATTTATAAAAGAATACGATTGCAGAGAAATTACGCTTATTCCACAGAAACAACTCGACGAAATGACGTCAGACATTGATATTGCTAAGTTTGAAAGCGTAGATCAAATTGTTTCCAATGAAATTCTTGCAATTGACAGTGACAATTTCGATAAGTCACTGCTACTAAACATCTATAGTGAACTATGACCATAAAAATCAAAGACTTAACTGTTAAAAACTTTATGAGTGTGGGTAATGTTACCCAGGCTGTTGACTTTAACCGTGAACAGCTCACTCTAGTGCTTGGCGAAAACTTAGATCAAGGAGGTGACGATTCTGGTTCTCGTAACGGTACAGGTAAAACCACAATTATCAATGGTTTATCGTACGCCCTGTACGGCCAAGCACTAACTAATATCAAGAAAAATAACTTAATTAACAAAACCAACAACAAAGGTATGTTGATTACGTTAAATTTTGAGAAAAACGGTATAACTTACCGTATTGAACGCGGAAGATCACCTAATATTCTTAAATTCTATGTTAACGACATAGAACAGTTTGCCGAAACTGTGGATGAAAGCCAAGGCGATAGCAGAGAAACACAAAAGGCTATCAACGATCTGCTAGGTATGAGCCATAATATGTTTAAACACATTGTTGCACTGAATACCTATACAGAACCGTTCCTTAGTATGCGAACCAATGAACAAAGAGAAATAATCGAACAACTTTTAGGTATTACACTGCTTTCAGAGAAGGCAGAAACACTAAAAGAACAAATAAAAACAACCAAAGACCTAATCACTGAGGAAACTCTTAAGATCAATGCTATCAAGTCAAGCAATGAGAAGATAACTCAGAGTATTGAAACACTTAAGAGTCGTCAACGTGCATGGAATCTTAAGAAAAATCAAGATATCGAGAAACTAAAAGAGTCTATCAACGAACTTGAACAACTAAACATTGAAAAAGAACTCGATGCACATGACAAACTGGTAAACTGGACTGCTCTCAACGGCGAAATTGTATCGTTGAACAAACAAAAGAGTACACTAGACTCTGCTTTGCTTCGTGCAGACTCATCTATTGAAAAAATTGCAAAAGAAATTGACGATCTTGCTGACGCAATGTGTTTTACTTGTGGTCAAGCACTTCATGCAGACAAGAAGGCTGCTATTCTTTCAGAAAAAGAAAAAGAACTGCATGAGGCAGTGCAGTATCAAGACGAAATTAGTAAAAAACTCAAAGTTGTTGAAGATTCCTTGTTTAAAATTGGTGATATCAACGGAAAGCCCAGTACTTTCTACGAAACTGCAAAAGAAGCATACGATCATAGAAGCAATGTTGATAGTTTGAAGTCTGCACTGGGGTTGAAACACAACGAAGAAGATACTTACGCAGCACAAATCGACGATCTTGAGACCACAGCCATACAAACCATCACATGGGATGTGGTAAACGATCTTACTTTGCTCAAAGAACACCAAGAGTTCTTGCTTAAACTGCTTACAAACAAAGATTCGTTTATTAGAAAAAAGATTATTGAACAGAATCTGTCATATCTCAATCAAAGACTCACTTACTACTTAGATAAGATAGGATTGCCGCATCAAGTCAAGTTCTTAAACGATCTCAATGTTGAAATTACACAACTTGGACAAGATTTAGACTTCGACAACCTTTCAAGAGGTGAAAGAAACAGACTTATCCTTGGCTTGAGTTTTGCTTTCCGTGATGTTTGGGAAAGTTTGTATCAAGGTGTTAACTTATTGTTCATTGACGAGTTGATTGACTCAGGTATGGACACTGCTGGCGTTGAAAATTCTCTTGCAATTCTTAAAAAGATGGGTAGAGAACGCAACAAAAACATATTCCTTATCAGTCACAAAGATGAATTGATTGGTAGAGTAAACAATGTTCTTAAGGTTATTAAGGAAAACGGGTTTACTTCTTATGCAAACGATATTGATATAGTACAATGAGCGACGAAGACGATATACACGATAAACTAACCAAAGCATATTTAGAATATTTCAAGGCAAATGCTGCATTTGAACAGCGTCCAGGAGAGTTAAAGCGTCGTGAAGCACGACGCTGGCTTTCTGTTATCAGCAAACTTGCAAAGGAAAGACGTAATCAAATTATGGAAACACATTTGAAAAAGTTTGATGACGGTAGAGTAAACAATTGGAAGTACGCATTGAATGCTCGTCAAAAGAAGGCAGAGAAGAAGAAAGCCGGCGATACATAATGTATGCAATGGATATATCAAGGACAAATCATAGACACTCTTCCAGAAGATTGTATTGGGTTTGTCTATGAGATTACAAATCTACTCTCAGGACGCAAATATATAGGCAAGAAACTAGCAAAGTTCACAAAAACAAAGTACAAAGTAGTAAAACTCAAGAACGGCACCAAGAAAAAACAAAAAATTAAAGAAAAAATCGATTCAGATTGGCAAACTTACTACGGATCTAACGATAAACTCAATCAAGATGTACAAGAACTAGGCACAGAGAATTTTAAAAGAGAAATACTTTATTATTGCAAATCCAAGGCAGAGTGTAGTTACGTTGAAGCAAGAGAACAATTTGCTCGACAGGTTTTAGAATCAACAGATTACTACAACGGTCAGATCAGTGTTCGTGTTCACGGTTCGCACATTTTAAAATCATAATAGGCAAAGCATACAGCACACAAGGTCGGCGGGCCAGTTCGTAATACCGCTGTGGAAAAATCGGTTTGATACCCGAACACGTAACATATTGATTGTGGCGAACCCTAACAGTTGATATAGAATGCTTGCTGTCATTCAAAAACACCGCTGCTCCTAAAAACCGTAATCACTGGAACGAGGATACGGGTAGAAAAATAGTTTCTACACTATAAAACAAAATTATAGGTTATAAACTATATTTCGATGTCGACGCAGGTAGGGAAAAGGTCAGAGTCCCTGGAGTTGGTGTATAAACAAAAAACCTGCTTCCAATGTCTTGGCTGGTGATACTCACAGAAAGTTTTCAAGACGACGGGACCGTAACAGGTTCCGTCTGACCAGATTAATCTACAGAAAATTTATACACTTCGTGCTTATATAATTAAAAAAAAGATTATGTATTGAGCGTAAGCGAAGATACAGATGAACGCAGTTCATCTTGCTATGATAAATAAAATAAATCATTTAGGATCTAATAAAATGAAAATCAATCAAGTTATCTCTGAATCAGAATTAGATGAAGCAATTCCATTTACTAAACAATGGAAACAAGACAGAAAAGTAGGTAAAAATATCAAAGCCGATGCTGGACAAATAACTGCTGATCTCAAAACTTGGATGAAACATAGTAGATTACCAAACATTACTATTGATCAATTTAAAAATTTCTTAGATCAAAAAGGACTTGATCCAGCCACTGTTGATAGTATTGCTGGAGATCGTACAAGTGGCAACACAGGTACAGAACCCGATGCTCCTTTAACTTCTGCAGAAGTTAAACAATACGTTGACAAAGCTGTTAGAGCAGCGTTCCAATCTGCTGGTCCCGGATCGAGAAAAAGTAGATATGCTAGACCTTCTACTCCACCTGCTACAGGAGCAGGTAATCCGCCACCAGGTGGTAACCCACCACCGCCATCAGGTGGTAACCCACCACCGCCATCTGGCGGTGCTCCTGATATAACAGCCTTTGTTAATAGTTTAACACCTCAACAAAAAGCTGCACTAAAAGCAAGACTTTAATTAAAAGAACGGTTGTCCGGTTTTCTTAGAAGTTTCTAAATTGTCCTTGACAATGTTTGATAATATTTCTCTATCTTCGAATGACAGATCGAAGGCCTCTGTAACAGATAAGCCTCCTCTCATGTACCAACACAATTTGTACAAGTCGTGTTTTAGTTGTTTTGACTCTTGTTCGAGGATCTCAACTTGTTTTAGAATTTCTTCTAATGGTAAAGTTAAGATCCTTTGCCGAAAAAACTTGCTTGATCAAATGTGATTGGAATTTCTAAAAATTCTGGTGCACCGCGTTCAACATCTTCGGGAGGCAGTGTTGTTTTAAATGGTCTAATAGTAAACTTGTTTCTTTGATTTTCAATGTGCTTGACAATTGCATAATAGATTTTTTTGTCAGCATTGTCAATGAATTCACTTATATAATTTTTATTAACAACAGCATCGTCATTGTTATAACGAATTGAAACAATACTGTTTTTTACCAGTTCGATGTTGATGTTTGTGAGTTTTTCAAAACTTTCTCTAATTCTTGTTAACTTATCTTCTTCACTGATGTTGTTGTTTTTCAATAGAGAAAATATACGTTGTTCTTCGAACGTTTTGATTGAAATGTCGTTTGAAGATTTATAAGAAATCGGTTGTATTTCAATTTGAAACTCATCAACTACAACAATATTATCAAAGGAAGCAGTCATAAATTGATCCATTACTGTTCTTAGATCAATTTCGAATCCACGCTCTTCGTTTATACCTGGAACAGTGATGGTTAAGTCCATTTTTTCACCATAGGTTGCAATTCTAATTGCAATCAAGATAACATCCAAATCAATGTTTGGAACTTTCCATGCATCTTTGATATTTGGAATACAACTTTGAATTACATCAACAGTTGCTTGACCGTTGAGTAATGCATCTGGAGTTTTATATGACAGTTCGTCTTTTGCAGTCATAGAAAGCACAGGGTATTCACCCGATTCTGTTTTTTCCAGTGCATTGCCGTACCACAATCCTTCACTCGGTAGACGTATATAAATTTTAGGCTGTCTGAAATGCTTTGATAGAGGATTTGCGCTTTGGGGAACCATTATTATCTCCTGATAAATATAATGTATATATCTCTCAAATTATATGCGTAGTTTATGTTTTGGAATAATCAATGGCTGAAAGAGTTAGTATAAAAGGTGGTGATCTCGACGGTTCTCTGTTAGAGAACGCTGCTAGCGAAGCAACATTAGTCTTGCTTAAAGAAGCAATGGAAAAATTAGCAAAACAATCTGGTGCTAGCACTAGCAGTGCCAATAGAGGATTACGTGATTTAAGAGATGCTTCTGAAGATACTGCCGAAGAAGTTGATGACCTTGGTAGTAGTTTAAGTGTTTTAACAACAAGTGTTGCGGTTGTTGGCAAAGCATTTATGGGCGTATTTAAAATTATTGGCGGTCTTGGTACTGCTGTTGGTAGTGGCATAACTGCATTCAGTCAATTTACTGAAATGATGATTACTTCTCCGCCAACGATTACAGACTTTACTGGTGCTATTGAAGATAGCAGATTAAACATCTTAGGATTAGGTACTGCGGTCAACGTTCTTACTAAACTTGTTTATGGAAACTATACAACATTTCAAGATCTAAGCAAAAGCGGTATACAACTTGGTGGCATGGTTGGAAGTTTAACCGAGATGTATGCTGGTTCCGGACAGTCACTCGAAGGAATGGCTGCTAGTCTTGCTGCTAATTCTGAACAACTTGCAATGCTTGGTACAGCATCAAAAGGCGCTAGAACTGCGATGATTTTAAATCAACGAGCATTTAATAATAACAAAAATGTTCTTGCAGCCTGGGGAATGAGTTTTTCCGAACAAGGTGAAATATTCACAGAATTTCTTGCTCAAAATGCTATTGCACTAAGAAGAAGAACTATTACTGAATCTGATGTAACGAATATGAGTCAAGGTTATGCTATTAATTTAAGAAAACTTTCTGAGTTAACAGGTAAGCAAGTAGACGAAATTCAAGGTGAATTAGAAAAAGCTAATTTACACAAAGGGTTCGAAGCGTTTATTGCAGGCATAGACGATCCTGCTTTACAAGACAAGTATAAGAGACTAATTGAAGAATATGGTGCTACATTTGGAGACTCGGGTAGAGAACTTGCAATGGCAACTATTATGGGAGTTTCACCTTTAACTGAAGGCTCTCAAAAGATGGCGGCAGTTATGCCAGACATTCAATCTGCACTTGAAAGTCAAAAGCAATCTGCACAAACCTTTGCTGGATCAACAGACGAGTTTATGGGCACTGTTCGAGAACAAAATCATAATCTAGCAATAAGTTTACAAAGTTGGATAGATGAAAATGCACAACTTGCTGCTATTTTAAGTATGAAAGGTAGCCCAATTGGTGACGCATTTAATGCAATTATAAACGGTTTAAATATATATTCTGGAGATATTGATTCACTGGGTGGTAAATTAGATCCTGCTGCTGAAGCAATACTTACATTTGACACTGCAACACAAGGTGTTAGAGACTCACTATCAAAAATGGTAACTTCGTTCTTTGGAAACGAAGCAGTTATGAGCGGACTTGACAAATTTGGTCAATGGGTTGAATACTATACACCTATTATAACAACAGAACTTGAAAATTTTGCAACGTGGTTGCAAGGATTTGATCCAACACTTTATAATCCATTTGATGAACAAGGTAGACAAAACATCTATGATGCTTTTTGGGATGCTATGAAAACTGTTGGTGAAACTATTTCTGGTTGGTGGAACAGTGAAACCGGTTTAGCATTAAGAAATAACATTGCAGACTTCTTCGAAGGCTTAGTACGAACTATTGAAGATATGTTCGTTAATAGTACGACCTTGAACACTTTGTTAGGTATTGACAGAGAAGAAGTTGCAAACAGACAAGCAACTACAGGTGGTAACATTGATGTAGAAAATGCACTAACCGCAGCACTTGGTAAAGGATTTTGGAACGTATCAGAAGTTGCTGGTGTAGAATCTGTTGGTGGTAAAGAAACCTACGATAAGTTAATGCAACATCTAGGTGATAGTGCTGACGACTATTGGACAATGAATGGAAGAATAGAAGCAGCACTTGAATCTCTTGGCGCAAAATACGAAGCAGGAACAGCGACTGAAGAAGAAAGACAACTTTTTGCAAAAACTATTGCTAATTTAACTGATCCAAATAAAGCTCCTATAGCTTATCGACCCGGTAATCCAGCAGTGCCTGCACCTGATATTAATCGTCGACAGATTGGGACTTATAGGTCAACTGGATTACCAGCAGAGCCAAACAATGCAATAACACAGATTCATCAAGGCGAAAGAGTGTTGAATCCACAAGAAACTCAAGTTTATAATAATTTAAATAATATTCAATCGCAATTGGTTAAAAAAGTAGAAGAGTTAAATACAAGTATGCTAAAAGCAGTAGATTTATTACAAGATTCTGTCAATGTAGCAAGACAGACTACAAGATCAATTAAAAGTTTAGGAACAGATGCAATGAGAGGTGTTGGTAGATGAGTTGGAAAAAGTATTTTACCCCCGTTCCTACAAATATGAATGTAAGCGGAAGTTATTCGCCGTTTAGTTTTGCACGAGGTACCGGAGTAGGACCTGCTGCTACAAACTATAGCAGTCACCTGCCAGATGTTTATGTTGGATCACCTAATCGTATTGAACGCTACGGTCAATACAACACCATGGACAATGACAGTGAAGTTAATGCAGCATTGGATATTCTTGCTGAATTCTGTACTCAAGTGAACAAAGAAAACAATACACCTTTCCGTATTCAGTTTAACAGTCCTGCAACCAACACAGAAATTACAGTTCTAGCACAATACCTAAAGCAGTGGTGCAAGATCAACGAGTTTGAAACTCGTATGTTTAAAATTATTCGTAACGTTTTTAAATATGGCGATCAATTTTTTATTCGTGATCCAGAAAATAAAAAATGGTTTCACATTGATCCAGCCAACCTAACAAAGATTATTGTTAACGAAAGCGAAGGCAAAAGACCTGAGCAGTATATTGTACGTGATCTAAACATTGCATTTGAAGGATTAAGTGCAACAAAGATCAACACAACAAATGCTTACGGCCCAGGCGGAAACCAACCCGGCTATCAAACACTTGATCAGAAATACATGACAGGTAGAACACCTGATTCATCAACTAGTCGTTTTATGAATGAGTCAAACGAAACAGCAATTGATGCAGAACATGTTGTTCATCTAAGTCTAAGCGAAGGTCTAGACAACAATTTTCCTTTTGGCAACAGTTTACTTGAAACTATCTTTAAAGTTTATAAACAAAAAGAACTGCTGGAAGATGCTATTATTATCTATCGTGTACAACGTGCGCCAGAACGCAGAGTATTCTATGTTGACGTAGGTAACATGCCCAGTCACCTTGCAATGCAGTTTGTTGAAAGAGTTAAAACAGAAATTCACCAAAGAAGAATACCAAGTAAAACTGGCGGCGGCGCTAACATTATTGATAGCACATACAACCCACTGAGTATCAATGAAGATTACTTCTTCCCTCAAACTGCTGAAGGTAGAGGAAGTAAAGTTGAAACACTACCAGGCGGTACTAACCTAGGAGAGATTGATGATTTACGATACTTCACTAATAAGTTATTACGCGGACTACGTATCCCAAGTTCGTACCTTCCAACTGGCGCTGATGATGCAAACAGTCAATACAATGACGGCCGTGTTGGAACAGCATACATTCAAGAACTACGTTTCAACAATTACTGCGAACGTTTGCAAACCTTAGTATCAGAAATTTTCAACAGAGAGTTTAAACTTTATCTAACACAAAAAGGTGTAAACATTGACGTTGCGATGTTTGATCTAAAACTGCAACCTCCGCAAAACTTTGCAAGTTATCGTCAAGCAGAACTAGATACAAATCGTATCAACACATTCTCAACAATTCAGCAAATTCCATTTATTTCAAATCGTTTTGCATTGATGCGTTTCTTAGGACTATCAAAAGAAGAAGTTGCTGAAAACGAACGCATGTGGAGAGAAGAAAACGATGAGTCGTTTGCTGTTGGCGAACAAGATGCATCAGCACAAATGAGAGGCGCTGGTATTTCAGGTGCGGATATCAGCAACGATCTCGGATCTGCTGAAGGCGAGGAACCCGATCTAGGAGCAGAAGGCGAAACACCAGCAGCACCAGCAGGCGCCGCAGCACCTCCGGCAGGCAATGAACCATTTACGGCATAAATAATATTATGATACTACGTGAACTATTTTATTTTGATAAAAAGACAATGGAACCGATTGAAGATGATCGTTACGACGAATTCAGCGACGAATCTGTTGTGGATATTGATGATACACGCAAGACTAGACTTACACTAAAAGATATTAATCGAGCACGTAGAGCCGACGACCTTCACAGATCAGAAGCACAAAAAGATTTAGAATATATTAGATCCATGTACGGAATTGCTTCACAAGCACCTGCTGAAACTGTATAAGGAATAACTTTTGTCTAAAAAGTATTTCGAAGGTGAAACAAAAAGTCAGCGCCGTGCTAGAAAAGAAAGAGAAAAACTTTCAAAAAAAGCATCCTTAGTAAAAAGCCCCGTAATCAAAACTGTGTTGCCAACACCTGTTGTTGTAACAAACGTAGAAGTAAATTTAAAAAACTCTGCATTTGTTTTAGGAAATGGTACAAGCAGGGCTCCTATATCACCGGTAGATCTAAAGCCGTATGGAACAATCTACGGATGCAATGCACTGTATAGAGAATTTAGACCAGATCATTTGATTGCTGTTGACACAAAAATGATTAAAGAAATAACCAGTACAGGTTATCATTTAGAAAATCGTGTTTGGACAAACCCTAACAGATACTCTAGAGAAATACCAAAGATAAACTTGTTTAATCCTAATCTAGGGTGGAGCAGCGGACCAAGTGCTTTAAATCTTGCAAGTGAACACAATTACGAAATAATTTATATACTTGGATTTGATTACGAGGGCGTTGGAAAAAATCATGAATTAGTAAACAATGTTTACTCAGGAACAGTAAATTATAAAAATATAAATGACAGAGCAACATATTATGGTAACTGGACAAGACAAACATCAACTTGTATAAAAAAGTATCCAAGGATTAAATACATTAGAGTAATTAAAGATCAATCGAGTTTTGTTCCTGATGTTTTAATTGGATTACCTAATTTGACACATGTCACAGTTGAAAAATTTATGAAAAATTTCAATTTGTGATATATAAATATCAAATAGGCTTGTTTTGAGCCTATTTCTGCGTACTTTTTTTAATTATGTGTAAATATAATTGACAGCCTTGACATAGGAGATAACAATGACTGATCGCAACAAGTTTGAAGAAATGCTTGAGCGTCTAATTAACGAAGACCGCACAGGTGCAGAAGAATTATTCCACGAGATTGTAGTAGAAAAATCACGTGAGATTTATCAAGCCATCATCGAATCCGAAGAAGAAGAAGATGAAGCAATCGACGAAGCCGACGACGAAGAAGTTGACGAAGCTTCAGACGACGAAGAACTAGATGAAGCCGCTGACGAAGACGAAGAAGTCGACGAAGCCGCCGAAGATGATCTAGACGAAATGTTTGGACTTGATGAGTTTGAATTAGAAGCAGACCCAATGATGGGTGGCGACGCAACCGACGACATGATGAGCGACGCTGGTATGGGTGACGCTGGTATGGACGGCATGGATGACATGGGCGGTTCAGACGAGCCTCTAACAAGATCAGATCTTGATAGCGCACTTGAGCAACTAATGGCTGACTTCCAAGCAATGCTCGACGGCGAAGAAGGCGACGACGAAGAAGGCGACGACATGGACATGGACATGGACGACGAAGGTGAAGAAGACGAAGAAGGCGAAGAAGGCGACGAAGAAGAAGACGATGCAAAAGAAGCATTTGCTTTTGAAGCCAAGAAAGCCGACGACAAAAAGAAAGCCGACGTAAAAAAGACAGCCAGTGAGCAAATGCGTGAATACGTAGAAAAAGTTGCTCCTGCAAAAATGGGCGACAACGGCACTAATGCTAAGTCAATTGTAGCATCAAAGAACGATATGGGCGGTACTACTGCTAATATTGCTAAAAGTACTACAGAAGCGGGTGTAGAAGCAAACAAAGGTCACCTAAAGGGTTCTAGTGTTTTCAAAGGAACTCCAAAGGAAGATAACGCTGGTAACATAAATGTTCCTGGCGGTAAAGCTGGTAAAACTTCTTTCAAGAAGTCAGAGCCAGGTCACGGCGCCGAAAAAAAAGGTAAGCCAGAAACTGCCGACAAGGGCGCAGGAAGCACCATCAAAGGTGTAGTGCGTAACAAGTAAGGCAAAAAAGTAAGGACCTATGATGAACTACTTAAGAGAGAGTTTGAGTTTCGACCAAGCCAGGATGATCGTGGAGTCTGCTGAAGAAGGCAAAAATCTTTACATGAAAGGTATTTGCATTCAAGGTGGAGTAAGAAACGCAAATCAGCGTGTCTATCCCGTTAACGAAATCGGCAGGGCTGTCAACACTCTCAACGATCAGATTGCTGGTGGTTATTCAGTTCTTGGAGAAGTAGATCATCCGGAGGGACTTAACATCAACCTCGACCGTGTAAGCCATATGATTACAGAAATGTGGATGGATGGACCAAACGGTTATGGAAAGTTGAAAATACTACCAACTCCGATGGGACAACTAGTTAGAACAATGCTGGAAAGCGGCGTGAAACTAGGTGTCTCATCGCGAGGTAGCGGTAATGTTTCCGAAGATGAAAGCAATACTGTATCAGAATTTGAGATAATCACTGTTGACGTAGTAGCACAGCCTAGTGCGCCAGGCGCTTATCCAACACCAATTTACGAACACCTAATGAATACAAGAGGTGGATACAAGGCAATCCTTACTAGTAAGGAAGTTCAAGGCGACAAAAAGGCACAAAAATACATTGCAGAGAGCTTATTAAATATAATAAGCAGGCTCCAATAAAGGAGAATATTATGGATACATTAAGAGCCCTTTTAGAGAGTGATGCAATTACTGAGCAAATGAAAACAGAAATTCAAGAGGCTTGGGACACAAAGATTCGCGAAAATCGAATTGCTGTTACCGCAGAACTTCGTGAAGAATTTGCACAGAAATACGAGCACGACAAGAGTGTTATGGTTGAGGCTATTGACGCATTGATTGGAGAGAAGTTGTCTGAAGAGATGACAGAGTTCCACGAAGATCGCAAGCAACTAGCAGAAGCCAAAGCACGTTATGCTGTAGCAATGAGAGAAAATACAAAACTAGTAAAGAAGTTTGTAGCAGAATCTCTAGCTAAGGAAGTTTCTGAGTTACACGAAGATCAAAAAGAAATGGCAAAGAAATTTGCTGTACTCGAAGAATTTATTGTTGAACAACTTGCAAAAGAACTTGCAGAATTCCAAGAAGATAAAAAAGATTTAGCCGAAACAAAAGTACGTCTTGTACGTGAGGCTAAAGCACACTTCGCTAAAGTTAAACAAACCTTTATCGAAAGAACCACAAAACTAGTTGCTGAAACTGTTGAAAAAGGACTCAAGTCTGAAATTCATCAGTTGAAGGAAGATATTGAAGTAGCTCGTAAGAACGACTTTGGTCGTAAGGTTTTTGAAGCATTTAGTTCTGAATACTTGAATTCACACCTAAATGAAAAATCAGAATCTAAAAAGCTATTAAAAGTTCTCGAAGCAAAAGACAAGCAACTTGCTGAAGCAAAAAAACTTACTGCCAAGGCAGTACAAATTGCTGAATCAAAAGGTGCTGAAGTAAAGCGTCTTGCAGAGTCACGCGAAAGAGAAAAAGTAATGAACGAGTTAGTTGCTCCATTGAGCAAAGATCAACGTGCAATTATGACAGATTTACTGGAAAGTGTTCAAACAAGTAGACTACGTTCTGCGTTTGAAAAGTATATACCGGCAGTTATTGACGGTAAGTCTCCAGCAAAGCAGAAGGCAGTATTATCAGAAGGCAAAGAAATCACAGGCAATAGAGAAAATAGTTCGATTAAACAAGCTAGCGACAGTAATGTCTTCGACATTAAGCGTTTAGCAGGATTGAAATAAGGAGAAAATTATGTCAGAACTACTAGAAAGTCGCTGGCAGGAGACAAAAACAGCCCTTCTTGAAGGCCTACAAGGCAACAAAAAAGCAGTTATGGCTACTACTCTGGAGAATACTCGTAAGTATCTCTCAGAAAGTGCAACTGCTGGTGCTACTTCTGCTGGTAATATCGCAACACTAAACAGAGTCATTCTACCGGTTATCCGTCGTGTTATGCCAACTGTTATCGCTAACGAACTGGTCGGCGTTCAGCCAATGACTGGTCCAGTTGGTCAAATCCACACTCTAAGAGTACGTTACAGTGATTCGTTCACTGGTAGCGCAGGTGGTAACGTAACTGCTGGTGAAGAAGCACTAAGCCCATTCAAGATCGCAGAAGGTTACTCAGGTAACGTTTCCGGTGCTGATAGAGCTGCTAACACTGCTGTTCTTGAAGGTACTGCTGGAAACAGACTAAGTATCCAAATCTTGAAGCAAACTGTAGAAGCAAAGTCAAGAAAGCTAAGCGCTCGCTGGACATTTGAGGCTGCACAAGATGCACAAGCAATGCACGGCATCGACGTTGAAGCCGAAATCATGGCTGCTCTTGCTCAAGAAATTACTGCTGAAATCGACCAAGAAGTTATCCGTAGCTTGACTACCCTTGCAGGTAGTGCCGTTGAAACATACGACCAGGCTGCTGTTAGCGGTACTGCTACATTCGTTGGTGACGAACATGCTGCTCTAGCAGTTCAAATCAACCGTGTTTCAAACTTGATCGCTCAGCGTACACGTCGTGGTGCTGGTAACTGGGCAGTTGTTTCACCAACTGTTCTAACTCTTCTACAGAGTGCAACTACTAGTGCTTTCGCTCGTACTACCGAAGGTACTTTCGAAGCCCCAACTAACACTAAACTAGTTGGTACACTAAACAACGCAATGAAGGTTTATGTTAACACATATGCTTCAAGCGACAACGTTCTAATCGGTTACAAAGGTTCTTCAGAATCAGACGCAGCCGCTTTCTATTGCCCATACATTCCGTTGATGAGCAGTGGTGTTGTTCTTGATCCGTCAACATTCGAACCAGTAGTTAGCTTCATGACTCGTTACGGTTATGTAGAACTAACTAACGCAGCGTCATCTCTTGGTAACGCAGCGGACTACCTAGGTGTTGTTGGTGTAACAACTGCTAACCTATCATTCAGCTAATAGTTGAAGAAATAGAAAAAATAGGCCCTACGGGGCCTATTTTTTTGGATAAATATTCTAAAGGAGAAAAGTATGTTCACTGGTACAATTTATAAATTTTCTAAAACTCATGGGTATATTAAACCGGATCGATATGGAAGTTTTGCAGGCGACATACTTTTTGATAAACGAGAATACGATTTTCTTTTATCTGATCGTGTAACCTACGAACAGTATGAAAAAAATAATAGAAAATACGCATACAATATAGAAAAAATTTAAAAATTACTTGACAAAGACAAAAAAGAGTATTATAAACAGTATCTGCACCAAACAGTAGAGTGAGGGCTACCGTGGAACAAGATACGTTTTGGAATGATATCATTGATACTCTAAAACAATGGCGTCGTAAACATCGTAGTTACGCTCCGCAAATTTACAAAGTTCAAAAAACTTTTGAAACTATGCATATTCAGTATCAAAAGAATATGCAACAACATTTTCAAAAACGATCTGTTGGCAGTCTTGCACGAGCAGAACAAATAAAGCAAGAGGCCGAGCAGATGTTTAAAAAAATATCAAAATTAGAGTTTTTAGCAACACTATCAAAATAATCCGCCTGGTGCGGATTTTTTTATGGGTATATAACCCATTTCTTCTTATTTGATAAATACTATGTCAAGAGTGTGCCTTACAGCATACTTTATGCGGAAACCCGCCGCGTAGACCTAGAACGTCAATTAAGGAGAAAACAATGGGACGTCCACTACCAAGAAAATTATTCGGTCCTACAGATGCAACAACACCAGCATCGGGAGATACATGGTCAGCAGATGGTGCTGACCCACAGGGCCGTACACTAACATCACAAGCACAAAACTGGAACAAAGGTTATAACATTCCAGTTTACAAAGCACGTATTACTGGTCAACCTATGGACAGTATGGGAACAGGATCTGGTCCGTACATTCTATCACAAAAAGGTTCTAGAAAATTTAAAGTAAGAACTGACAACGGCGACGGCATTTGTAAATTAGTCAACGACGACGACAGTTCGGTATTAGCAGAAGGCGAAATGGTACTACAAGGCTTTATTACTGCCGACGGTTCACCAATTTATTTACAAAGAATTACTAAAAGAAGAGCATACGACTTTAGTGGAAATGCTTACTCATGGTATGTAGATAACGATTCAACTGCAAATATCATCATGTTGACTGCTATCTAATAGGAGTTTAAGATGGCCAAGTCTAAAGTTAATAACTACGGTGTAGATCTATTAAGAAATTCAATCAACAGCGGCGGCGTAATTGAGTTTGACGTCGGCAGCGGTACGGTATTAATTAATGGTAATCTAAATGTAAGCGGCGAAACTTCATCATTTGAAGTTCAAGATTTATTAATAACAGACAAAACCATCACTGTAAACAACGGCGAAACCGGAGGCGGCATAGGCGCCGCCTCTGTAACTCCGAGTGATAAAGAAGCCGGTATAATTTTTGATAGAGGAACTTTACCCAATGGAGAATTCTTCTTTCAGGAAACCAAAGGATTTTTAGATTCTCAAACCGGTACACATACCGACGGTGCATTTGTTTTACAAAAAGATACAAATGCACTAGTTGGGTTGTACACAAACTATGTCGGTACAACTGGTAACAATGATCTTATATTATTAGGATATGGTCCAACTGTTGGCGGAACAAATAATGCCGTTGTTACTGTAACTGGAACCAATGAATACGAAAAGAACATTTATGCTTATACAGGAAGCAACATTACATTTAATGGATCGAATCCTGATAAGTTAGCAACACCCTCTGATGATGATGCACTTCCTAACGTAAAACTTTTAGTTGACTATGTAAGAACTTATCATCTTTATAACTTTCAACAAAAAATATCCGAAGGTGATACAGAAGTTGAAGTGTTTGATACCAGTGCCGGCGATCCAGTTAGCAAGACTGCTATTAAGATTAACAATATCACAGTTGTTGAAGTTTTTGAAGATCAAACAAACATCGAAGATGTTGTAGTTTCTGACAACACAATTTCGGTACTATCAACAAACGAAGATCTAGTATTGTCTGGTAATGGAACAGGATCAGTGCAAATTCCTGAGACATTGCTTTTTACAAAAAGTTCCGATCCAATTGCTCCTGCAGACGGTGTTAAACTTTATTCTAAAGTTGAAGCAGATGGCGGAACAGGCTTATATTTTGTAAATGAAAATTCTACTAGAGATGAAATCATAAGCAGAAACAAAGCATTATTGTATAGTATTATATTTTAAGGAAATAACAAGATGGCAATTACAAGTGCATTAATTCAAGAAACAGATACAATAATACTAACTGTACCAGCAGGCGAAAAATATGCTATAACTACTTTGTTAGTATGCAACTACTCAACCAGTACAAACTCTATCTACGATAGTTCGTTTGACATGCATGTTATACTTGGCAGCGGCACTAAAAGCAATGCTAATAAAATTCTTAACAATGTATCAATGCCTGCACAGGAAACATTTACATTTAGTGTTGAAAGACTAATTCTAGAAGGCGGAGACAGAGTTCTCTTAATCAGCCCTGACTCAGACAAATTAAGTGCAACAATTAGCTACCTGGAAGTATAATGAAATATATTAAAGAACAAAACTTACACGAAAGAAAAGTCAAAGATCGTTCGCTGATTATCAAAGGCGACGGCTCTATTGAAATTACTCCAACAAACGGAACTGTTTTAATTAACGGTGACCTGCGTGTAACAGGAAATGCAACTGGTCCTGCAAACAGTTTAACATATTATGTATCGCTAGAAGGCAATGATGCAAACGACGGACTTGGGTCAAGTTCTGATAGAGCAAAAAGAACTATTAAATCTGCTGTCGAAGCAGCACCGGTGGGTGCTACAATTCAACTAGCACCTGGCGATTACTATGAAAACAATCCTATAACATTAAAAGAGCGTCAAACTGTTAGAGGCGATAGTTTACGTAATACACAAATTTGGCCACTTAACAATCAAGATGACATCTTCTTTGTAGATAATGCTTGCTATATTTTTCAAGTTACATTCAGAGGATTGAGAGATCCGGGTTGGTGTGTAAGAATTAAGCCTGGAGCATTAGTTACTACTTCGCCATATGTGCAAAACTGTTCTAACCTTAACGGACCTTGGCTAAACGACGGTACTGAGTTTGTTCCTTTTGAAACTGTTCAGATCGAAGGCGTTACTCCGGGTGCAAGACCAATTATCAATAATCCGGATGTTCCGCTAGGAAAGCGTGTAAACGAAACCGGTGGCGGCAATGGTATGCTTGTTGACGGTAATGAATACGATCAACGATCACTGGTGTTCTCAATGGTATGTGATGCGTTTACACAAATTGCACAAGGCGGTATTGGTTTTCATATTACCAACTTTGGTTATACACAGATTGTTAGTTGCTTTACAGTTTTTTGTCGTACGGGGTTCTTAACCACCAACGGTGGCTATCTATCAATTTCAAACTCAGTTAGCGACTTTGGTACATTTGGACTTATTGCTGACGGATTATTTGAAGAAGTCTATACTACTGCTAGACCAGTACAAGATTATTTCTCAACAGTTGCTAGCGTTACAGTTACAAATCAAGGAGCATCATATGTAAATGCTCCAACAGTGATAATTGATCTTCCTGAAACACCAGGTGGTGTTCAAGCAACTGCTACAGCAAGTATTGATCTTGCAACCGGAAAAGTTACATCAGTTTCTGTACAAAATGCTGGTAGCGGATATACTAGTGTTCCAAACATTGCGTTTGTTGGCGGCGGCTTTACTGTTCTAGCAGAAGCAACTGTTAACTTATCTACAAATAGAAGTATAACAGTAAACAGTTTACGAGATGTTCCTCAGGTTGGTAGTGTTATACAATTCGAAGGTGATGATACAAAATATTATATTACCGAAACTATTACAAGTGTTCAACCGTTTATCTACGACGAATCTGTATGTCGCAGAGATGTAAGAAGAATAGTTGATGCAGTGGTTGGCGATATGGTAATGGGTACAAACTATCAAGCAATTGCTGCTGGTAGAAGTTATCTAAGATCAACATCGCAAAAAGTTTTACTAGAGCAACTAGAACCAACAATCTACGGTATTGAAGCCGCTAGAGATGCAATGCTTGAAAGAATTCCTGATAGCGATCCTTCAAACGAAACTGCTCGTTACGAAATTATCGAACGCTTTGCAATTATTACTAATATAATACAACAAGGTGATAGTACCAGCGCACCTGATATTGTGTACAATGATTTAGTAACTATTGATTCGGGTGTTATTGCAGCAAAAGATAATATTGTTGCAAACAGAGACTTTATTATTGAAGAATTAACAAAGTACATTGCAGAACAATTTACAGATCTGTCTTACAATCAAGATAAGTGTGAAAGAGATGTTAGACTAATCACTGCCGCAGTAACTTATGACGTTGCACTAGGAACAAACTTTAATGCTGTAACTGCTGGAAAAGCCTATCTACGTGCAAATGCTGCAAATGTTGAATTAAAACAAAAAACACAAACATTAGACAGTTTCACTTACTTAAAGAGTCAGATTGCAGGACTAAGTGCTGTCAATACTGTTGCTACTGCTCTTTCTCGAGCAAATGCTGCAATGGACGAAATACTTGAGATTATCGAACAGGGTGATAGTACTAGTGCAGACGATCTTGTGTTTGCTTCGCCTACCGGCGGATTAGTATCAAGAACAAATGCAAAAGATCAATTAAGAGCCAACAGAGCATTTATTATTGCAGAAATTATTGCATATATTGCTGAAGAATTTCCGACACTAGTATATGATATTGATCGTTGTGCAAGAGATGTTGGTTACATAGTAGACGCATTATCATATGACATATTGTACGGTGGTAACAGTGGAACAAGAACCAGCGCAGACGCATATTTTGTAGGAACAATTAATCAATTAGGCGCTGGCGAAACTACAGCAACAGTTTCTGCTTATCAACGTCTACAAAACGTAGTATTGAGTGTTGTGCAAGGTATTGCAGTAAGTGTTACAACAGGTAACACAGAATCACAGGACTTTTCCAGCGGCAATGGTACCAGTGTTGAAGGTGACACTGCAACAACATTAATTGGATATATTATCGAAGTATTAGAAGATGGGTCAACTGCAAATCTAGTTGAAATCGAATACCCCAGTTACGTATGGGCTGCTAGTACAATACAAAGTGCTGCTAATGCAATATTTGCACAAAGAAATACTTTTGCTACAAACGTCACTGCCTACATATTAACAAATTACCCATCCTTTACATACGATAGAGAAAAATGCAAACGTGACGTTGGATTAATTGTTGATGCAGTTGCAAGAGACATGCGTCTTGGAACGAATCACAACGGAATTGTTGCAGGTAATGCATATAGAAGAGCAACTGCTAGTGTAGTAGATGCAGAACAATTACCGGCAACAATACTAGCATTGAGATTCCTAAAATCAGAACTTGAAACTTTTGCAGCAACAAACACAACTGCACTAACAAGAGTTAGAGATAGCATGGATGCACTTCTTAACATTGTTGAATACGATGTATTACCTAGCGAAGGAATGACATTTCCTGCACCAGGAACAGCAAGTCAAGCAAGAATTGACGCTGCAAGACAACTACAAGACAACAGAACGTTCTTGGTTGAAGAAACAATAGCATTTACTAATGTAAATTATCCTTCGTTATCGTATGACGAAGATAAGTGCCGAAGAGATGCTGGTTATATAATTGACGGTGTAACACACGATTTATTATACGGTGGTAACAGAAGTACACTAATTTCTGCTAGAGCATATTTTGATGATGGTGCTTCTACTATTCTTGGACAAGAAACTGAAACTGTTGATGCACTCGAAAGATTAAGAGATGTAGCAACAGATGTTATAGAAGGTGCCGCAGTTATTAAAACTCCGGGCAACCCAGAAAGTCAGATTTTAACTCCAGGATTTGGTACATCAACTGAAAGTGCTGAATCAGCAGATCTATTTAATATTGTAATTAATGCTATCACCGGTGGACTTGTAACAACTCCACAAAACGATGATCCTGACTATAGTTGGATTACTTCTGCTATTACAATAATTGCATCGAACATGCTTACCGGCAGCGAAACCATACAACAGTCGGTAATTGATTATATTACAAATAACATTATTGGATTTTCGTATAACATCGAAAAGTGTGAAAGAGACACTGGTTATATTATTGATGCCGCAGTATACGACATGATGTATGGCGGAAATCTACAAACTAGACGTGCAATGGAAGCATATTATAGCAATGCTGTTATTGTAGGTCAAGAAGATATAACTGAGTTTTCATATAAACATCTAGCAAGTGTAATGAGCAATGTTTCTAGAAACATTGCAATTACACCTAGCGAAGGTGTTACACTTACACAAACACTTATTACTCCTGGCGGCAGCACAAATGCAGCCAACACATTGTCAATATTAATTAATAAAATTGCAGATGTTATAGGTGGTGCAGCATTACCAACTGAAATAGGTCATTCTTACGAAACATTAAATTCTGGAGATCTAAACAACAGACGAATAACGATACTTGCAGACTTAGACAACATCGAAGATGAAGCAATTTTTGATCTTAACTTAGAATACGGCGGCGTTTCTATTCTATCATTATTCCCGGGTGTAGTTTTTGTACTCGAAAATACTCTTGCTAGTTTGCAAAATGTAAGCACTATTTCGACAGCAGGACATGCGTTTGAATATGTAGGTGCGGGTATTACCTATAACGCTTTACCATTCTTTGGTGGCACACCAATACAAGCAAACCAAGTTGTTGAAACTAATACAGGTAAAGTTTTCTGGACAAGTTCTGACCAAATTGGTAACTTTGAAGTAGGTAATTACTTTAATGTTAACGCTCTTACTGGCGCTATTACACTAAATGCTAACCAACTTAACTTATCAGGTATTTCTAGTCTTGGACCATTCCAAAGAGACGGTATTCCGGTTGGAGTTACTCTAAATGAAGTTAGTGACAGTACTGATCTTATAGCCAGTACAGGTGTTGCAGCAAGTGATACTGTTCCAACACAAAATGCAGTTGTAAATTATGTTGAAAACAGATATCTTAATAAAATAACCGGCGGAACAGTTAACGGTAACGTAACAGTAGACGGATCGTTGATACTAACAAACATTAACCTAGAAGTTCAATACGGTGGCACTGGTGCAAGTACATTTACCATCAACGGTATCGTTTATGGCGACGGCACAGATCCGTTACAAGTAACTGACGCAGCAGGTACCAGTGATGCTACAACTTCTTATCAAATATTAACTGTAACCAGTGATGTAGATGCAACTCCAATTTGGACAGATACAATAGACGGTGGCAGTTTCTAAAACGCTGCCACCGTATTCTCTTTGATAAATAAATTTAACAATGATTACTATCATTTAACTCTGGGCGACCGTCGGTCCTGACCCGTACCTAAATAGGAGACAGCCGTAATGGCAACTAAAATCAAACATAAGCGTAGTTCTGTTCCTGGCAAAAAGCCAATTGTTTCTCAAATAGAGTCGGGTGAATTAGCACTTAACACAGCAGACGGCAAAGTGTTTTTGCTAAAAGATGACAACACAGTACAAGATCTTACACAAAAAATCTTTGAAAACAATACAAGAGTTGAAGTAAACGATCCTGGCGACAGTCAAGGTACAATTACTGCTAATGTTGATGGCTCCGACAAAATGATCATCACTGATTCTACTATCAACGTTTACGAAGACGTTGACATGGAGAATGCAACTGGTATTACATTTAGAGAACTAACTGCTTCAGGCGACGACGGTATTACACTTAAAGCACCAGACAACCTACCAAACAGTTATACATTAAAACTTCCATTTAACAACGGTACTGTTGGTCAGGTTATTAAAACCAACGGCTTAGGACAGTTAGAATTTTCCGATGCTGATACATTTGGCGGTAATACAATTTATGTTAGTTCTGAGCAGGGAGACGACGTAAACAATGGACAAAGTGCTCCTGTTAAAACAGTTAAGCGTGCCTGCCAACTTGCTTCTGCATTGGTTTACAATGTAGATGGTACACCAAACGGCACTAGAATTAACGTTAAAGTTGCAGTTGGCGACTATACCGAACAAAACCCTATTATCGTTCCTGATAACGTTGTTATCAAAGGTGACGGTTTAAGAGGATGTATTATTCGTCCTGCAAATGCTAACCAAGATATTCTACGTGTTCGTAACGCATGTTATTTTGGTGAATTTACTTTCCGCGACGGCGTTGATGTAAACTTTGTTCCTCTAATAACAGCCGACTATGCTGTAGCATTTGATGACCCAGATGATATCTTTACAAGTCGTGTAGGATATACTAATCTACCAACCACAAAGCCAACTATCACAACATCACCATACATTCAGAACTGCTCTATTATTTCGTTCTTGGGAATGAATGGCGCTAAAATTGATGGTACTAAAGTTAACTCACCAAACGTTCCGGTAATTTCAATCGAGGCAGAAAATCCTGTAATCGGTGCAACACCTGAACAAGGTAAATCAATGGTTGCCAACGCATATACTCACATTAGTTTTGGTGGTACTGGTTGGCGTTTAACAAATGATGCTTATGCTCAGTTGGTTAGTTGCTTCCAAATCTTCTTGCTTAACGGTGTTTATTGTCAGTCAGGGGGTTATTGCTCTATCACCAACAGTGCTACTAACTTTGGTCTTTATGCTCTACGTGCTTCTGGTTTCTCTCCAAAAGCGTTCTTGTTCGATCGTGCATTTGTAGTAGGTACTGGCGTTAGTGAAGGACAACAAACATTAACTATCGTAGGTATTAATAGAGAGTCCCCTGTTGAACAATATATTATTAAATTCCGTGATCCTGAATATAGATTAGCTCATGATAGACTAATCGAAAATAAAATAGCTATTGCTCAGGATACAGTTGACTGGATCAATGCTCAAATTGCAGGAGCAACACCTGGAAGTTTGTGGGATGGATTTACATATAATGAGTCAAAGTGCTATAGAGATACACTATTAATTGTTGAAGCAGTCGCTAAAGACACATGGGATACTGGTAACAGATATACAAGAAGTGTTGGTCTTGCATACTATAATAAAAATCTTCAAGACAGTTCGGCGATCCTAATCAGTGGCCAAGAAGATCAAACTATTGCAGCAATTGAACAGGCAAGTGTATATGCTGCTACATATATTTCAGATCTTGATAGTACTGTAAGATCGTTTGTCGACGAAAAGTTTGATATTGTAAAAGATATTATTGGCAATCCTGACAACGCTCCGAACCCAACCGAAGTAAGTTCCGAAGGCGACGTTACAAATAGTTTCAAACCTGCTCCTACTGCTACTGAATTTGATGCTGCGGCAGATGTTAATGCAACAACTAATATCTTTACAATACTTGGGCACGGTTTTAGTAATGCTCAAAAAGTCATCTATGATCCCAACGGTAATTCACCTATACGAGGACTAGATGCTGAACAAACTTATTATGTTAAGATTGTTAATAACGACGAATTTACTTTAGCCTTTGACGAAAGTCTCGACTTTAACGTAGATGTTATTGCTACTAGTACAGGCACTCATAAAATTCTAAGTAACGTACAAGAATTTTTTGTAAATGAAATTATAAGCAGTCACCAAACTTATCAAACACTGATACTTGAATCAGGTGCTGAAAGTTATGAGTTTGTTCCAGGACGTGCTATTGTTGGTACTACTGGTGCAAACAACAACAGTGCATTTGTTTATAGTTGGGAGCCAACTGAGAGAAGACTGGTTGTTTCTGTAGAACTAGTTGCAGTAGGATCATCTACACAAAGAGTACAGTTTAACAATACCAGTATAATCACAAGCGATCACGCAGATGTTCCAAATACTAGTATTACTGTTAACGAAGTTGCTGCGAGAACTGGGCTCGGTACTTCAACATTTTCAATAACAGGAACAGTTGACGGTGCTGCATTAACAAATCTAGTTAACCTACTTGAAAAGCAAGTTTGGTTCCACAGACCAAGTATTGTTAACAGTTCTGGACATACTTGGGAATACGCAGGTTCTGGTACAGACTATAACGCACTGCCGCAGAACGGTGGTAACACAAGAGTCGAATATGAACAGTTTTCGGAATTACCTGGAAGAGTTTACTCATCGGGTACTAACGAACTTGGTGACTTTAAAGTTGGTAATTTTATTACAGCCTTTAACAGAACTGGTAACATTACATTCCGCAACAAAGTTACAGTAGACGAACTCGATGTACTACGTCTTGCATTTTCTGATATTGTTATCGAAGAAATTTCTCAAAGTGTCAATCTAGGCGACGACGAAATCGGTGGCCCAACTAATAATAGATTAACAACACAACTTGCTATAAGAAGTTTCCTAAGCAACAGACTAGGCGGGTTTATTGACAAAACTGTTAGTACTGCGGCTGTACCAGGCGCAATTGTTCAACTTAACACAAACGGGCAGTTAAACGCTGAATTAATTCCTGCAACACGTCAGTTTACAAACACCACAACGGATGGTTATCTGTCAAGACTTGGACAAATTGACGAAATACCAGCAGTCGATTTAAAAGCAGGTGACATTGCTACTGAAGAATATGAACAGATTGAATTAACCTTTGCTTCAGGTGTTACTGCCGCCGACGGTGATTTAATCCAACAAGCAGTAACTGGTGCTAGAGGTTATGCAAAAGGTTCCTATAGTTTAAGTCTTAACGTACTAGTTGCAAGTGTTGATAGAGAATTTAAAGCAGGCGATGACTCAACTGGAACTGATTTTGACACAACAAATGTTATTAGTGTTAACGGAGTAAGCACAGGACAAGCGCCAACTGTGCTAGGATCAAGCAGTGCTATCACTGACAACTTCTTCTTAAAAAGTAGTAATACTAGTCAGTTCTTGATTCTTGATCCGGACGAAACTTATACATTCACAACCGCAAGTATTTCTACTGTTGCTAGAAGTACTAACGTTGCAACTATTGTTACAACAACTAATCATAACTTAAATGCCGGTAATACTGTTCAAATTCTTTGCAACGACGATACTACCTTTAACATAAACGGAATTGTAATTTCTGCTCCAACCGGAACTAGTTTTACAATTGCAAACACTGGTTCAACTGTAACTACAACTTCGGTAACTGGTACTGTAAGAACTATTGTAACAAGTGCAGATGGAAACGCACAAGGTGCTGTTACTGAAACACGTTATGGTGTTTTAACCAACGTAGACAATGCAAACATCACAGGAGGCAGCGGATATGTTCCTGCACTTGGAACACAGGTTTATGAATTTATACCACTGATTAGTTTAACTGGTACAGGATCGGGTGCCATTGCAGATGTTACTGTAACCGCTGGTGCAGTTACCGACGTTGACATACGCAGAGGCGGTATTGGTTACTCTGTTGGCGACATGTTAACTATCGACAGTACCGATCTTACTGATGGTACTAGCACTGGAAGTAGTTTTGTTATTGATGTAAGTGCAATAGAAAATAGAGCATATGTTAACATTCTTGGCGGCGAATTGTTTGTTGCATCTCCGTCATCAGTTGACTTTGTTGAAGACAATACTGCAATTACAAGTAAAATTACTGTAACATTAACCGATACAATTAGCAATAACTTCTTAGCAGGTGACATCGGTTCTGGGGGTAACGTTGACTATGCTACCAGCAGAATTACAATCACTGCACACGGACTTACTTCAGGCAATCCAGTAACATACGACACACTCAGCAACGTTGCAATCGGCGGCCTGCTAAACGGTAGTGTTTATTATGCTAAACGTATTAGCGATAACATCATTGAATTATACAATGACTATTCTTTACTAAGTAAGGTATCTTTCCTAAGTACACCAGCAAACAACAATCACAATCTTACAAGATTTCAAGTTAACATAACTGACAACAGTGTAATTGTGCCTGCACACGGTCTAGTCACTGGAGATGCTGTTAGAGTTGTAGGAAGCACACTCTTTGAAATCAACAGTGATGTAGTAACAAGTGGAAGTAGATTCTTTGTTGGATCTGTAACTACTAACTCGTTCACTCTGCACGACCTACGTTCGAATGCATTAAGCAGCATCAATGGTCTTGTTACTAGTGCAAGAAACATAACTGCTACAGGATCTGGTTCTGCAGATTTTATTGCAAACAATGTTCGAGTTAGCAGTGTAGTAAACACAAGCTCAAGCGAAAAAACAAACTGGAACAGTCTTGCAGTAACAAACATTGACGCAAGCAATATCATTTCTGGTACAGTTTCGCCAACAAGACTTGCGTCGAGCGGTACTGCAAACACCGACACATTCCTAAGAGGCGATAGCAGTTATCAAACTGTTGTTCAATCTATTAAAAAAGCAAATACCACAGACAATCCGATAACACTTACCGGTTCAAATGTTGCTGGAGAATTTTACGGAGATCCAGTAAACATTGGAATCTCCAATGTTAATTTAGATGTAGGACAAACTTATTCTACACTAGGTGTTGTAAGATTCTTACAAACACAATTTGATGTTGATAGCAGCGGCACAGGACAGGTGTTTATCAAAGACGGAGTTGTTGATGCAGGAACACTAGATGGTCTTGATAGTTCTTATTTCTTAAACCCAGCAAACTTAACTAGTGCTGTACCGGTTTCAAGAGGTGGTACAAACTTAACTACTTACGCAGTTGGCGATATGCTTTTTGCAACATCGTCTGGTACACTGAACACACTAAACATCGGTAGAAACAAAAATATTCTAAGGTCGAGCGGTACTGCACCGGAGTGGGTTAATGCTCTTGATATCTCTGAAGGACTTGATGTAGGCAGTGCAACACTAGCATCGCTGAGTACTGGCACAGGGCAAATTTATAATGCTAATGTTACCACACTAGAACTTGGCAGTGATGCCGAAAATGTAAAAATTGGTAAGAGTACAAGCACAAGAAGCATTACTTCTTTTGTTGCAAATTACAATGCAACAATCAGTCAAAACGTAGTAGTTAACCTAGAATCCTTTACTAAACTAACAAACAGCGGAGTACTAACTGGCGGCAAAGAAGTACCAATGGCCAACACCAGCGGCATAATTGCTGGTATGATTGTGACTGGAAGCGGCTCTATTCCTGTAAACACAACTGTTAGTGGCGTAACTGATGAATACATTTATTTTAGTAATGTTACAACCGGTACAATAACCAGCGGTACAACTCTAACATTTACTTATACACCTCTTGCATTGGGCATTCGTGCAGGCGACACTGTTAATATTGCTAGCAGTACTGTAACTAACCTAGATGGTAGTTGGCCAGTGATCGGTGCAACTGCGAATGCAACATCGTTTACAATTCAAACTGATGCCAACGTAACTGCTAACCCAGCAACTCCAAAGTCGGGTACTATTACCAAAGACAACACCATGGTTATTAGAAATCGTAGAGTGATCTTTGGTAGTGCCGAAGGCAGTGCAGCCCCAGTAGATGCAACTCTAAGAGGAGAAGATGGTATTGGAACAAACGTTGCAGGCGGCGACATTATTGTTCAGCCTGGACTAGGAACTGGTAATGCCGTCGGCGGCGACTTTGTTGTTAAGACTGGTACTAGCAGTACAAGCAGTGATTTTAAGCATACTTCTGCAACTAGACTAACAATTGACACCAGTGGTAAATCAACATTCACTGGCGAAGTGGGTGTTGCTGGCACACTAAGCACTAGCGCAACAACAGTAAACGTTGTTAACACTACTGCAACAACTGCAAACTTTGCAGGTGCAGCAACAGCACTTACAATCGGTGCAACCACTGGTACTGCAACTATTAGAAATGCCAGTGTTGTACTAAGTGGTGACCTTGAAGTACAAGGCGGCGACCTAACCACAAACCAAACAACATTTAACTTGTTAAATGCAACAGCCACAACTGTTAACACATTTGGTGCAGCAACAGCACTTACAATCGGTGCAACCACTGGTACTGCAACTATTAGAAATGCCAGTGTTGTACTAAGTGGTGACCTTGAAGTACAAGGTGGTGACCTAACCACAAACCAAACAACATTCAACTTGTTAAATGCAACAGCCACAACTGTTAACGCATTTGGTGCTGCAACAACACTCACAATTGGTCAAACAAGCGGTACCACAACTGTTAGAAATAACTTAACCACTACACTTGATTTAGCAGTTAACGGTGGTGATATAACCACAACTGCTACAACATTTAACTTAGTAAATGCTAACGCAACAACTGTTAACGCATTTGGTGCTGCAACAACACTCACAATTGGTCAAACAAGCGGTACCACAACTGTTAGAAATAACTTAACCACTACACTTGATTTAGCAGTTAACG